AACCCGTTCAACGCGGTCGCTACCTTCACGGCCTTCCGTGACGCTGCACCGCCCGAGCCGGTGATCCTGCACCGCGACCGGACTTCCATCTCCTACACCGCCATCGAGACGTTCTCTCACGAACAGTCCAACGATGACACTGGAGGCGGCTACTACCCGGGCAAGAAGCAGGTCATCAAGCCGACCACGGACCTGGTCAGCAACCTCCTTCTGGAGTGCTGCCCAGTGACGGAAGAAGACTTCCTTCACATGGCGGCCGGGAAGTTCGGGGTGTCACTACCGACTATTAAGCCGTACTTTTTCGACGCCATGAGCCGTGGTGACTTTGAACGGACGTCTGGAAAGCCGCCGATCATCAAGTTCAAGTACGAGCCTGAGCCTGAGCAGACGTGGGAGGCGGAGCACAACCTGCCTGAGCGTCGCCTGCCTGATGGTGCGACGGTGGATGATGTGGAGCTCTTCGAAGCTGCATCGGAACTCGTCTGATGTGTGACTGCAAGCGTCACTGGGACCTGAGCCAGCCTTGCACATGCCCGTGCTCGCACACCGACCATGGTGACGGGCGAACATGATCAGCGACGGCTACGGCGATGAGTCTGAGTTCGAGTCCTACGTACGGGACCGCGAACCTTTGCTGCGTATCCAGGCGTACGAGCGGATCCACCCTGACAACGTCCCCGATGCCGTCAACGAGGCCCGCTACACCATCTGGGAGGTACTCCAGAAGCGTCCTGACGCTCCACCGGAGTACGTGCGGGCGGCGGCGAAGACACGCATCACCGAGGTCTCCATGCGGGGCAACTGGCTGGGTCAACCCAGTCAACGGGGAAAGCCTTCAGTTGACCCGCTCCGGCGTGCTGACAGGGACTCGTTCGATGACCCTGACTTCCTAGTCGAGGCGTCTGCACCGGAGATTCTGGACACTCTGGAGTTGGCTTACCACGAGGGGCAGATACTGGAAGCGATCCGGACTCTTCCCAGGCGGCACCAGGAGTACGTAGTGTTGCGATTCTGGGGTGGTTGGACGCACGCAGAGCTAGCTCCGTTGATGGGTGTGAAGACCAACAACATGGCCCGGATGTGGACTGAGACGATCAAGCCGCTGCTGGCGGAGAGGTTGGCGCATCTTGCTGAGGTGTGAAAGCGCTAGACCCCGGCAGCCCGCCATAGGCTGCCGGGGTCTGACTCACGGAGCATCTCGACCTCCGTCAAAACCGGTGCTCAACGTGAGTCGCGCGTTTCTCCACTCACCAGGGCAAAAACTATCAGACGTCCGTCTGTTTCTGGAAGTGTCCAGTTACGGCGTGTTGTACGTACAAAATTCAAGGCCCTAGGAGGCACTGATGACACACCCGAAGTTCAAGTCCCCGGCAGAGCAGATGGCATGGGTCAAGTCCCAGAAGGCCGGGAAGGACTGGCAGTCGTACGTCACCCTCACCACCTCTGACCCCAGGCAGTGGATCACCAACGGCACTCCGTACACGAACACGACGACCGTCCCGTACACCTCATCGGGGGTCTCCTGGTCCACCGCAGGTGGCGGGACCATCACCCACGGGATGATCTACGACGCAGCGTCCCCCGGTAACGCGATCACGTTCGACATCGACCCAGTGACGCTCGCCTCGGGTGACGAGTTCACGATGACCGTCGACGGCTTCGACATCAGCACCATCTAGTTTCTCTGTTCTCCGTCCGGGGTTGAGGCGTCCCCGTTACCCGCATCTCGCCGGAGTAGTTGGCCGGTCTAACCCAGGTCAGAGCTGGTTGTAGCCCCTTGCCGGTTGGGCCCCGGCCATGTGAAGGATCTCCACTCACCAGGATGTCGCGCACGAGGGCGGGAAGATGGCCGCGCGTTCAAAAGACGCGAGAGGATGATGGGAAACCTGGGGGTCTGGGGGCGAAGCCCCCGGTTAGCCCGCCGCAGGCGATGTCCTCCAACACGCCGAGACGGTCGTGCACCTGATCGATTTCGGATGTATGTTCTAACCCATGACCATGACTCCAGAAGACAGACGCAGCAGGCTGCACGGGATGCAGGAGATCCAAGATCCGTTGCGCATCGAAGCGCTCAACATGGCCCTGAGATACAGCGAGGCCGGTGGCCACTCCCCAACAGACACCGTTGTGGAGACAGCAGAGAAGTTCTACACCTTCCTGAAGGGCGGGAAACCGTGAGTAACAGGGTTGAGTTTCATAAGGACGCGTCCGGTGACTGGAGGTGGAGGTACGTCTCAGGGAACAACCGGATCATGGCCACCTCAGGAGAGGGCTACAACAACCGCGAAGACTGCATCAACAGCTGCCAGATCGTTCTGGACGCGTATCTGGGAACCCTGGGAGACGTAGCAGGGGAGACCGTAGAGGTCCTGACGCCGATGGCTACCAGGATGCCCCTGATGGTGGAATGGGTGGACCGTCCTGAGAAGGACGAACCGCCCGAGAAGCCTCAGTGAGTGGCTTCGTCCTCGGACTCGCTTCGCTCGCCCTGCGGGCGTGCACCCCTCCCTTCGTGAAGGAAAAAAGATGATCGAAACCCTAGATACCAGGCGTGCAGTCCTGAAGGACGTTGTGTCGGCTAGGCAGGCCTTGCAGGCGTCCCAGGACCAGTACGCGGCGGCTCTGATCGCTGCCAGTGACGCGGGGATCAGCAACGTGAAGATCGCTCGGGAGCTCAAGCTCTCGGAGACAGCTATTCGGTTTCACCTCAAGCGTCTCCGTGAGAAGAGTGAGAAGCGGGCGTGACAGAAACAGACGAGCGTCAGAACCTCCCAGATGTGGTCCACAAGACCGCCCAAGCGCTAGAAGTCCCAGTCGCCGAGTTCGAGGGCGAGTTCATTCGCACGATGAACGGGAAACTTCCGGCGATCACCTTGGACATGCCGGTCGGCTACAAGCGTGGGACACACCTGAAGTTGGAACTGGAGGTACGTGTACGGGATGTGTCCGTCACCGCTGACAAGAACGACGAACTGACACGTGTCCACGTGTTCTCCCTGGAGGAAGTGAAACTTCTCGGGGTCTACACAGCCGATGAACTAGACCCAGGCGTAGGCGGGAACGCTGCTGTCGGGGCCCAAGATGAAGGAGAAGAAGATGGGATCAACGAATTCTGAGAGGGCCGTGGAGGCGTTCGACTCGCTTCCAGCCGACAGTGAGGGCGAGAAGGACTATGAGGTTGGTCCTGCCAGAGTGGAGACAGTGAACAACTTCGCCTCCTACCAGCGACCTGACTTCGCTGAGGTCCGGCTGTACATCGAGATCCCTGGCCAACGGGAGATCGAGATCGCTGACCGGGTCCCCATGGATCAGTTCGACATGGGACAGCTGGAAGAGCTGATCCGTGTCGTCACCAAGATGGGACTACTCCGCTTCTCGGACGTTGCCCAGAGGTGAAGTACACCGGCCTGTCCGATGGGCTGCGCCGGGACATCAACGAACGCGACGGGAACCGATGTAGATGGTGTGGGTCCACCAACCAGGGAGTGGACCACCACCACATCGAGTACCGGAAGGGCGCATCCCATGATGTTCTGGAGAACCTGGTCAGCCTCTGTCGTCCCTGCCACGGTTTTGTGCATGGGACTCCCCGTCCATCTGGTGAGCGGATCAGCAAGGACGTTGCGCAGCAGGTGCTGTTCTGGGTCGTCTCCAACAGTGGCCGAGTCGGAACCAGCCGCTACCGGGCCCTCAAGCGGCGGTTTGTTCTGGAAGGTCTATGTCGCCACGGTCAGAAAAAGGACACATGCCCGTACTGCTAGATGAACCCACTCTGGCGTACCTGGCAGGCGTGCTGGACTACGAAGGGGTGATCCGGGTCAGGGAGCTCCCCACTGGGACACAGATCCCGTACGTCGGGCTCAGTGGGTCGAACGCACCGATGCTGGCCCTGTTCGCGAAGCACACCGGGACCCGCTCTGTGGTCACCCGCAGGAAGTACGTGAAGGCCGGGTGCAACGAACACTGCAAGGAGAAGCACGTCCACGTGCAGTCGGTGTCGGGTCGATGGTCTGTGACTGGCGCGAAGGCGACCGTGCTGCTGTGGAACGTCCAGCCCTACGTACGATTTCAGACGGGTGTCCTTTCTGAGGCCCTAGCGGTTGGACTCAGGGCACCGTTCAAGAACGCAACGGTCGAGAAGATGCGTGAACTCGGTTGGGACGTACCAAACGCACGCAAACTGAAGCTAATAGAAGCTAACTAGGTACGAACTTCCCTGGTGTTGAACTAGGGACAGGCAGCGCCGAAACTCATGGGTGACGGCAGCTCCGAAGAATCTCACGATCGAGCAAGGATCCACCTTCGTGTGGGGCATGACCTTGCTGGATGTGGAGATCGACGTCGACGGCACAGAGACCGTCATCGGACCTCGCGACCTCACCGGCTACTCCGCCAGGATGCAGATTCGGCAGAAGCAGGGTGCTGAGATCCAGATCGACGCCAACACCACGAACGAGAAGATCGTCCTCGGTCGGGTTGCGTATGGCGACGACCCTGGTGACGACGACCCTTCAAACGGGCGTCTGATGGTGGTCTTCACCGACGAAGAGTCCGATGTCTTCACGATCAAGAAGGGCGTCTACGACCTGGAGATCGTGGACCCAGTCCCATCTCCTGCCGGGTACACCACCCGTATCGCCCAGGGCACCGTCACGATCAGCCCGAACATCACCCAGATCTTGCCGCCTACCGGCAACGACGAGGTGCTCTGATGGCTGAAGCTCTCAGGGTTCTGTTCGACCAGCCCACCTGGAAGGTGGTGTTTGATGTCGAGCCTGTTGTCCTCACATATGAACAGGTGTCTGAATCGCCTGCTCCTGAGGAGTACACCCCGACCGTAGCCCTAGCTGTGGCTATTGATAGCGGTCCCCGAGGAAGAACTGGGGATCGAGGTCCTGCCGGTGTCGTCGTTATCGACGCCGACGAGACGGTCCCTCCACCCGACACACCGGTCGGGACTGTCGTCTACCAACTGATCAACTGAGGAGAAGCAATGGCTATCAAGATCACCCCGGGCAGCATCGAGTCGACTGGACATGTCCTCCTGACTGGCCCCATCACCGGAAGCGTGGAGTTGGAAGACGGCACCGTCGTCGACGTGACTCCAGGATTCATCGAGGTTGACCCCGACCTTGCCGACGAGATCGCCGACAAGATCGGCCAACGGTATGCAGCGGAGGGTCATCCCGATGATGTCGAACTCGACCCTGAGACCGGTGAAATGGTCCAGCGAGAGTTCGTGTACGTCACGCCCGAAGAGCTCGCCAACTCCGGCGACGACACCAAGAAGAAGTAAGGATAGGTATCTGAAATGGCTCTCGCCTCTGTTACTGCCACGAACCAGGCCCTCAACGGCTTGGACGCGAGTGGTACCCCGACCAACCTGATGACCCACGTGTCGCTGCACACGGCGACCACGTCCACCACGGGTGCCGCCGAGGCTACCGGTGGCGGTTACGCCCGTCAGGCGTGCTCGTGGAACGCCGCGTCATCTGGTTCGAAGACGAACTCTTCGGCCTTGACGTTCACCACGTCTGGCGGCTCCGCGCACACCCACTTCGGCACCTGGTCGGCTTCGACCTCGGGCACCTTCGGCATCGGTGGCGCTCTGACGTCCTCGGTGACGGCTGTGACCATCACCGTTGCTGCTGGCGCACTCACGCTGTCTGCTTCTTGATTTAGACGCACGTTCTAAGGAGGGGTGGTGGCCGACACCAAGTACAGCGCGCTGTCTGCGGCGTCGGCTTTGACCGGTGCTGAGGAGCTCGGCGTCAACCAGGGTGGAGTGTCGAAGAAGACCACCACGGCGGACATCGCCGCCATCGGCGGGCCCACCACGGTCACGAAGGTGATGACGGCCACCCAGTCCAACAACACGACCACCCCAGCCGCCATCACCGAGTTCACGACGTCGCTTGACCCAGGGACCTACGAGGTCAAGGTGACGCTCATCTGGCAGGCCACAGGGGCGGCCACCACCGGGGCAGGCTTCTTCATCAACTGCTCCGGTGGAACGGTCACGAAGAACGTCGGCCACGTCTACACCACCACCACCGGCACGACGGCGACGACCGGTGTCGCTGACCAGGCGACGGTGGCGGCCACCTTCCAGATGATCGAGGCTCGGGCCTGGCGAGCCAACAACACCGACCCAGGACCGTTCGCGGGTGTCGACACGCAGAGCGCTGACCAGCTTGCGATCCTGGAGGCGGTGGTGGTCGTGACCAGCACGACCTCGATGCAGATCATGTTCGACAGCGAGGTGGCCTCATCCGCCATCGTCATGCAGATCGGCTCGATCTTGAAGGTCATCGAGGCGGCATGATCACGCCCATCGTTGTCCGTACGGTGTAGCCCGTGGCTACCCCGCCGACTTTCGTCGGGTGGTACACGTCGGCAATCTGGTCCACCGCTGGCGGCGCGACGACGCGCACTACTACGTACTCTGGTCAAGCAGGCGACCGGATTGCTCTAGTCTTTGCCGCCGAGAACGCAGACTTCAACTTGGTCTCAATCGCCAACGATGGGGCGGCTCTGACGTGGACTCCGCAGGAAGTCCACGATCCCGGTGCTGCTGATCGACCATACGCGGGTATCTACAGCTCCACGCTGGACACCACCCGCACCATCGTCGTCACGATTACCAAGAGCGGTCCCACGATGGAATGGGGCCTGGGCCTGTCCGTCTGGCGCGACTCCGACGGATTCGGAGTCTCCGAGAAGGCCGACAACGCAGGTCTATCTGGGCAGCCAGCACTGACTATGGTCACCCAGCCGAACTCTGCTGTGGTGGCCGTCAACTCAGACTGGAATGCCACCTCTGGATCCCGCACCTACCGCAACCCCTACACGTCCTCCGCCGTAGAGGACCTCTACGGCGGCACCATCGGCCTCCAGTATGCGGTTGAGGTGTTCCACTACGCCGACACTGCCGCTGGTGGGTCTGATGTCATCGGTCTTACCGCACCGTCGACACAGCGATACGGAATCGTCGGCCTCGAAATCCTCGGTACCTCCACCCCTCTCGACCCAGGGTGGGGCAAGTACCTCCTGGAGGATGGGAGTGGCTACTACGAGATGGAAGGCACCACTGACGACTACCTGCTCGACACTGCAGCGGCCGACCCTAACGGTCCTCGACCAAGGAATGTCTTCAAAAGTAACCCTGCATTGAACAGGTCTTTCAACTACTAGGAGAAGGTAATGGCCAGCACAAGTGAAAGAATGTATGTAGTCCGGTCGGGAACGTCGGCTACAAACTCAACAACGGTCGCTCTGACTGCTGCTACCGCCAAGACGGTCGTGGGAGTGTTCGGTACGGCTGGCACGTCGATCTGCCTGAAGAGGGTGCGAGTGTCGTTCGCGTCGATCACCGCAACTGATGTGCCTGCGCTGGTGGAGGTCGGGATCACGACGGCTGCTGGAACTGTGGGCACATCGTTCACGCCAGTTCAGATGGTCGGCCATACCTTGGCTTCGGCGTGTTCGGCGGGCTACAACTACTCCGGCGAGCCGACCTACAACCGGATTCTTGAGTCGACCTACGTGCCGGTCAACAACGGGCTCATGGAGTGGTGGTACCCGCTCGGTGAGGAGCCTCAGTGTGACCTCAGCCAGGGTCTTGGGATCCGGATCACCTCCCCTCAGGCTCAGAACTGCTTCGCTTCCCTGATCTACTCCGAGTGAGGTAGCCGATGGCTCGTTGGGGTCGGTCTTCGCCGATCCAGGCGAAGGTCGTACGGAAGCCCGCACCGCATGTTCCTTTGGCGGCGACCGGGACCGCTTCGCTGACCCTTTCGGGATCCGCGAAGCCCAGCATCCCGCTTTCCTTGGTGCCGAGCGATCTGTCGTCTGCAACCTGGCAGATCAACGGGATCGGTGCGTCACAGACGAGCACACGACTGTCGTTTACCGAAGGCGGCGACGGTGCCGCGTTGGACACAAACTTCGAGGTGTGGAGCCTCGATGAGTCGCGGTTCTTTGCCAAGTTTGTTGATGTTCCTTCTATTGGTAGTGCCGTCATGGAGTTGTACGACGACACGGGCGACGCGCAGGTCATGTTCCAGGTCCACGACGATGCCATCTTGGAGGTCTGGAACGCCACTGGTCCGCTGACTTCGGTTGGGTGGGATCGAGCCAAGCCGTACCTGTCGATCCGTGAGACAGGCGGAACGATCTACTGGGAGCGCAGCCCGTCCGGGCAGCCCGGCACCTGGGAGACGGTTCATTCGACCGCCTCGATCGGACCGGTGCACTACCTTTGGAGCCCGTCGTTCCACGCCATCGGCTTGCCGTTCGTCGGCTTCTTCTGGGTCGAAGACGTCAACACTCCAGGTGCTGGTGGCGGCGCTGCCTCGGGTACAGGAAGCCTGACTCTCTCGGGTACTGGTGGCGCATCTGGACAGGTGTCTGGAACTGGCTCACTGTCCTTGTCGGGGACGGGTACCCCGCGAGCCGTAGCCGCTGCGACCGCTTCGTTGACGCTTTCCGGTACGGGAACAGCGAGATCTCCAGCTGTCGGAACTGGATCTCTGTCTCTCTCCGCCACTGGTGGAGCGCGGGCGACGCTCGCTGGATCTGGATCCCTGTCTCTTTCCGCTGCCGTGGGGACAGGTGTAGCGGCAGTCTCTACCGGATCTGGATCCCTGTCTCTTTCTGGGTCTGGTGCAACAACCAGTCCTGCGGCGGCTACCGCATCCCTCGCCTTGGCGGGCACAGGTACCGCTGGTCACGCCACCTCAGGTACCGCTAGCCTTTCCCTCGCCGGATCCGGTGCCGCTGCATCCCCGACCACGGCGTCTGGTTCGCTTTCGCTGACCGGGTCCGGCGCTACTGCTGCTCGGGCCGTAGCGACAGGTTCCATCACCTTCTCGGCAACCGGTACCGCCCGCGCTACGGGTATCGCAACTGCTGCCCTGACTTTGACGGGCACTGGTGTCACTGCCGCTGCTGCCGCCGCTTCGGCGTCGCTGACCCTGTCTGGGGCCGGGTTCGCGTCCGCCCTGATGGATGGTGGTGCTGCCGCCTGGATCGACCTCTTCGCGACAGCGGACACGAGTGTTCCTTCTGTTGCGACCGGATCGCTGACCCTGGACGCGAGCGGTAGGGGTACATACGAACCCGAGATTGTCGCCTACAGCGGCACCTTCGACACGGACTTGAGTGGGACAACTCATGGTGGTTCCGTCACCCATGACGGCACTGTGGGTCGATCTGGGGTCGGTTCGGCCAGGGTGGATGAGTCCTCCATCTACTCGTCTTACCCCGCTTACGCCGTAGTGCCGGGGCGTAGGTATCAACTGACGGCCTGGGCCAAGGGTGACGGGACGCCTGGGCAGACCGCCTACTTCGAGAGCTACTACCTCAACTCGTCAGCGTTCGACATCACGGCGTCCCTCCGGAGCGACGAACAAGAAGTCTCCGATACTGAGTGGACGCTGCTCACTGTCGACATGGGTCTGGTGCCTGCCGCAGCCGTCTATGTCTACTGGTACTTCGAAACCGGCTCCGGAGTCGTATGGCTCGATGACGTTCGCGTCGTTGCGGTAGAGGAACTCGCGGTATCCGGAGACATCGATGGGTCCGGAACAACCGGTACGGCCAGCCTGACTCTGAGTGCAACCGGAACGGCTGAAGATGGCTCGCTGGAAGCAACAGGCACCGCGTCTCTGACCTTGAGCGGTTCCGGCGCACCGGTTTCAACGGGCGTCGGAACCGGTAGCCTGTCCCTCTCTGCGACTGGCACGGCGACTGTTCCGAACACAGCGACTGGTTCGCTGACACTGAGCGCAACTGGGACCGCTCAAGCGGCCACTACAGGATCCGCATCGCTGACCCTTTCGGGGACTGCCGGAGCCGGGTACGGCACCTCGGGCACCGCCTCACTCTCACTTTCGGGTACTGGTGCTGCATCTGGACAGCCGTCCGGTACCGGTTCTCTCACGCTTACCGGTACCGGCCAGACCTCAACGGTTGTAACCGGGTCCGGATCTCTGACACTTTCTGGTTCAGCAGTCGCAGGCTACGCAGCCAGTGGCACCGGGTCGATCACCCTCAGCGGCACGGGATCCACATCTGGACAGGTGTCTGGAACCGGTTCGCTCACCTTGTCCGGTGCCGGTGCAGTATCCGCGACGGCTTCAGGCACCGGTTCGCTGACTTTGTCTGGTGCAGCTGTCGCTGGCCATGCCATCACCGGCAGTGCCGCACTGACCCTCAGCGGTACAGGCACCGCTGCAACCGTCGCCACCGGATCGGGAAGCCTCACACTCTCCGGAACGGGCGCAGGCACCACCCCCACGACGGCGACCGCCAGCCTCACACTCTCCGGTACAGGGGCCACGGCGGCACCACAGGTAGGCACCGGCAACCTGACCCTGAGCGGGTCCGGCGCAGCGGGGTACGGAACCACCGGAACCGCATCGATCACCCTCTCCGGTGCCGGTAACGGATCTGGACGTGCGTCTGCAACGGCATCCCTGACCCTGGATGGCTCTGCTGAGCCTGAAACGGTCGTAACTGGGACTGGAGCTCTGCAGCTCACAGGAACTGGAGGAGCGGGGTACGGGACCCAGGCGACCGGCTCCCTCACCCTCTCCGGTGCTGGCGCTGTAGCCGCTGCAAGCGCCGCAACCGCCGAGATCGACCTCACGGGTAGCGGTTCGATCACTAGTGTCGCCGTTGACGGTCAGGGCGAACTGAACCTGTCGGCGTACTCCGGTACCGCCATCGCCATCGAAGGCACCGGCAGCATCACCCTCTCCGCCTCCGGTGACGAGGCGCAGGCAGCCCCCGAGGGCACCGCAACCCTGGAACTGTCCGGCCAAGGCGCAGGCACGACCGTAGGTGCTGGGTCCGCAACCCTTGACCTGTCCGGATCGGCGGCTGTCAGGGCAGAAGGGTCCGCGTCCGGTTCGTTGTCACTGTCCGGGTCTGCCGGAGTATCCGCACCCACAGACGCAACCGCGTCGATCACCCTGACCGGATCCGCCAGCCTTGAGGGCTACTCGGCCGCATCAGGACAGGGATCGCTCACGCTCAGTGGTTCCGGCACGGCAGGGGCGTCCGCTACTGGACAGGCATCCATTTCGCTGTCTGGCCAGGGCGCAACCGCTACGACATCAGCCGGAACCGGCAGCATCAGCCTGCAAGGAAGCAGTCTTGTCGCTGGAAGAGCGGACGCATCCGGGTCACTGACCTTGAGCGGGTCCGCTGGTGTCAGCGCACGCGCGGTCGCTTCCGGTTCGATGGACCTGTCCGCTACCGGAACAGCAGTCCCCATCTTCGGTGTGATGGGAACGGGCAGCCTGAGCCTGAGCGGTACCGGTGGCGCGACCATCCAGACAGTCGGGTCCGCTTCTCTGTCCCTGAACGGAACAGGGCAGACCCGCACCCCGGTCACAGGGTCCGGCGCGTTGAACCTGTCCGGAACAGGACAGGGACGCGCCCGCGCCGATGCCACAGCGGACATCAACCTGCTCGCCAGCGCCGGGGTGAGCGGACGCATGGCCGCGAGCGGCAGCATCGTCCTCTCCGGTGACAGCGCTGTCGAAGTGGTCGTCACCGGGTCCGGCAGCATCACCTTGTCGGGCTCGGCAGCCGGTGAACAGGCAGACCGTCCCGCTGAAGGGCAGGCGAACCTGCTGCTCTTCGCGGCTTCAACAGCACAGGCTGCGTTTGCTGGTTTGGCAGACCTGTCCCTCAACGGGTACGCGCTTGTTGACGACGCGCACAAGGTGTGGACGGGCACGGGTTACCGTGACGCGGTCCTGCGTGGAACCTGGACTGGTTCCATTCCCGATCCCTACTTGGCTGTGCGGATCCTGGGGCCGTACAACGGCACCACAGTCGACGAGGTCGAGATCGACTTCGTCTGAATGGACCCTGCGGCGGTGCCCCTCATTCAGGCTTAAGAGGAGGGCAGCCCACGAACCTGTCCTCTACCGCGACAGGGTCCAACGCACAGCAAATCTGGGATCTCATGCGTGTTTCCCAACGAGCCGCAGAACCCTCCCGGGCTAGGCGGTTGTTGGTACTTCGATGCATGGCCAATGGGCGAATCAGCTAGTGCACTCACTGCATTACACACATTGCCTCTATGCAGTCAGCGCCTACGGTCCAGCGTGGATCTTTAAGTGCCGGTTCCGAGGGTGGACGTGGCGGGTGTCGCTCCCGCGTCGGCGCTTAGCCTCACGTCCTACCGTTCATCAGGCTGGAGGCTCCTCGAAGAGAGCCATTTCCAGCCATGCGTCGACCGTCCTCACGGGACGGCCAGTGTCGTTGGCGACGTACGTCTCCAGTCTCGCTCCTCGCGAGTCCTCGTAGCCGTCCAGGACAGCCACACCTTCGGAGTTGAGCACGTCGATGACACCTAGTTCTCGATACTTCTCTTGGGTCAGTCCTTCCTGCTGTCGGGTTGGGTTCAACACTTCAAACCCAGCAGCCGTCAGCACTCTCTCGGCCCGGTTGAACGCTTTGAAGTTCAGCCCAGCTCGACCTGACATAGGTCCGGCGATGTAGAGGATCATCAGAGGCAGACGTTGTAGCGCCGCTCGTAGTCCCAGTCCCAGCCGCCACCGTCGTCGCAGTACTCGTACCCGTTCGGGTCGTAGCACGTCACTTGACCCGGTGCTCCACAGTTGGACGGAGGTGGGTTGTCACCTCCACCGCCAGTGGGCGGCTCAGGGCAGACGTAGTAGCCGAGAGCTGCGTCATAGACCATCTCGCTGTCCTCACAGGCAGCGGGCGGGTCCTCCGGGTAGTTCGGCGTACAGCCACCGCTGAACCCACAGCCCGTGTTCGGACCGGCCACGAACGGGTTGCCATTCGTGTCCTCGCACCGACGGTCCACCGGGTCCCAGGTTCGGTAGGGAGCAGGCGCGTACGTGGTGCAGTTCGGCGTGTAGCAGTTGACCGGAGAGATCGCGTCCCGGATCTGCCCGTTGGTGCACGGCTGCAAGTTGCACATGCCGTGGTTCCACACACCCCACTGGCAGTTCGGGAACGTCTCCGGTGCCACACAGGACAGGCCGTAGAACCACTTGTAGCCCGGCGCGCACTGCGTCCACGAGTAGTACTCGCAGCCACCGAGAGTGGGGCAGCCCTGAGCGTCGTAGGTGACCACCGGACGCACCGACGGATCACCGAGATACGGCGGAATGGGTCCGTCGTCCACGATATTTGCGTCGCTGAAGTTGGCTTCAGGTCCGCCGTACCACCCGCCGATGTTCGTGTCCGAGCGCGGGTTGATGTAGGCGATGCGGTTGCCGTCCTCGGTGACGGAGTCGAACGACATCGGGTCGGCGTTGGACTTCATCCAGAACTCGGTGGTCCAGCGAGCCGGAAGGACGTTCCGAACCACGCGATACCAGACACGCTCCTCCTTGGGAACGCGGTACTCGCGGCACACACCACCACCACTACCGGGGCCTGTGCCGTCCTCTGCCTTGGGGACGAAGAACGCAACGTGGGGGCCAGGGGTTGGAGATCGAGGGTAGTCGCGCATCTTCTTGTCGTCGGTGAGCCAGGTGACGAAGTGCACGCCCTGGAATGAGCCGGGCTGGCCCTCGGCGCTGTGGAGGTGGCAGTACTTGAACCGGAACGGTTTGAACTTGTCCGGCTTGTCGCCGTTGGGGCAGTACCGGTAGAACATGGTGTCGCCAGCCATGAGGTACGCCTCCATCTCCAGGTAGCCGTTTGGGACGTTGGAGGCGGGCACGATGTAGTCATACTTCGAGTTGGAACCCCGAGTGTGGTACTTGTTGATCCGCTTCGACATGCACTCCTTCCAGGTACTGGTCGAAGCTCCACCAGTGGCGAGATCACCCGATGGCCCGGAGTTGTCGGTGCCGGTGCGCGAGGCAGCGGTCTGCTCTTCCGAGTCGATGCCTTCTGCGTTGGCCGTTGTTGCGACGCCGAACAGCACGAAGCAGGTCGCGAGCGCTGTGAACAGCGCTGTAAGCCGTCTCATAGCTTTGGTCCCCCCCTATTCTCCTTCGTTACCCGTGCAACGAAGGTCTCTTTCGCGCTCCACGAATCCGAGCGCAACTCCCTCGCGCTATCTGAGCGCGTCGAAGTTTTGTACACGTAGAACACGTAGGCACCAACGATCACGATCCACGCGGCGATGACTACATAGCCGAGCATCAGAACCACACCGGTTCAAGGGTGTCGAGGTTCAGCAACGCGAGGCAACCACGTCTCCCGTTGCAGTCCAGCGCCAGGAAACGAGTCCCGTTTCTGAACTCCTCGGTGTCGTCGGCGACGTGGTAGTGGCCGTGAGCGAAGATGCTCGGACGGACTCCCTCCCACGCCTGGTCCATCATCTTGCGACCAGCAGCCGCGTACGCCAGCTCCGTCAAACTCCAGCCCATCGGGTTGGTAGCAAGGATGTGGCGCACCTTCAGGGTGCTGTCAGCGGGAGCGTCGTGGGCGAGCATGACGTCAGCGAACCCACCTTCCACGGTCTTCTTGACTTCCTCTGGGGTGATCAGTTCTCCGTTGGGCCACCAGTCGACTCCAGCGACACGGCCCATGTAGTCGATGCTGGGTGCACCGCCTAGACCCACGAACGTGCGCCCACCTTGTTCCCAACGGTGCCCGCGAGGGATCAGGGCAACGTGTGGACGAATCCACTGGAGCCCATCGTCACTGACTGGGACATCCCAGATCTGGTCGTAGTCGTCGTGGTTGCCAGGCACAGCCCAGATCTCCACGTCCAACTCGATACACAGGGCTTCCAGACCATCGAGGAACTGGACGCCACTTGGACCAGGCCAGACGCCGAGGTCACCAAGCTGGTAGATCCTGGTGGCACCGTTGTCGACTAGCGCCTCGCAGGCGAGTCGTGCCGATGGCAGGTGCTTGTGCCAGTCACCGGCTAGTCCGACGTACATCACTCCTCCTCTCTGCTCAGCCAGTCGCGAATCTTCTCCAACATCCGAGTGTCCGAGACGTTCCACACGTCCCTGGCCACACCGTGGTCGGTGCGTCCCAGGTTGACGACCAGCTGGCCGAGACGCTGGTCCGGGTAGGCACGCCACAGAGCTTCCAGTTCACCCAGGATGAGCCCGATCTCCATCTGGCGGGTGTCGTCGGTCATGGCCTGAACTCCTTCTCAACGACGAACTTCCCCAGCTTCGCAACCTCCTGTTGTGCCAGCACCTGCCCGAGACTGAACCCTTCCCCGTACATGGCAGTGTCATAGGACACCGCCGACTGCATCTTCACCGGCCTGCCCTCCTGGACTGCGAGCACCTGTCCGAAGACACCCCACAGTTCGTAGTCCAGGACCTTCAGAATCCTGTAGCCGTTCGTCTTCAGGTGGGGACACAGTTGCAGAGCCAGGTCGATGCACTCTGCACAGGTTGGTGCCTGCAAGGTGATGGGTGTGTCAGCGTCCACGTACTCGATGGAGTCATCCAGAACTGGCACCAACCAAGGGATGGGTCGGTCAAGGATCTTCTTCCCACACACCTGACACAGACACTTCCTCATGGCTGCACGCTGGCGGTACGTGGAGACGTTCTTGAACTCCGGGTGCCCGTTCCTACCGAGCCCCTCTCGTTGCCACAGAAGGTCACCTTCACGGGTCTCGTTCCCGTCTGGGTAGACGAGGCTGAAACCCTTGGAGGTGCGGATGATGTCGTACTTGAATCTGTCCTTCGACGTCTCGCCCGACCAGCGGGTGATCCAGGGGACAGGCTTCCCCTTGTAGGAGGGCAGATCACTCACTGGGGTTGTCATCCCACTCCCTCCGCAACTCCTCCAGGAACAGTCGGTCGTACACACCTGGGTAGAGGTTCTTCAGACGTGTCAATGCACGTCCCCGGGCCTTCAGCTGCCTGTTCCTGGTGCTCATCGAAGGTGGGTTCCTGGCGTGATACTCCCGCAAGTAGTCGTTCCAGGCGTCCTTGCACTTCCGACAGGCTGTCTCCCCTCGGTGCCTGTGAGCGGAGTATCCACCAGTGGTGCCGTGGTTGATCGGCTTAGTTGTTTTCGTCTTCGTCGCCACTGTTGTCGCCTCTCGTGAGCTGGCTGATGAGCGGGTTGATCACCTTGTCGTGGGACTCCTTCAACTTGGGGTCGTTGACCCTGGAGTAAGCCATGGTCTGCGCCCTCTGTGTGTGGCCCATCATCTTCATGATCCGTTCCACCGGCACGTCGTTGTCGAGCATTTTTGTCCCGAACGAATCACGCAGCCGGTGTGGGTTGATAGTCACCCCGGCACGCTGGCCGAGTTCAGTCACGATCTTCCGGACCATGTCTTCGCTCAGGGTCTGCCCGTTGGAGTCGATGAACAGGGAATCCTGGCCCGGTAGGGCCTTCTTCGCCCGCTGGATCAGCCAACGGTTGACGACCTGCTTCATCTCGTCCGCGTAGGGCAACACCTTGGTGCCACCACCCTTGTTGCGGGCGGTCACGAACTCCTGACGCATGTCCATACCTGTGACAGTGAGCGCCCGGAGTTCGTGGATCCTCAGCCCCCACCCGTACAGCAGGACCAGGATGGCCTCGCGACGGTGGTAGAAGAACGGGGAGATCGAGAACGCTGTCCGACGATGTGCATCGAACAGCGCCGCGATCTCCTCATCCTCCAACGGCTTCGGAACCTTCTTCGAGTAGCCGATGCGGATACGCACCCAAGGGTTCCTAGTGATGTGCTCGACCTCAGCGAGCCAGTTGATCCAGGTCCGGATGTACTTCATGGTCTGCTGCCGGTAGGACAGAGCCAACGGTTGGCCGTCTGCCTTGGTCGCATTCAGGAGGTACGCCTGGAACCTGAGGATGTGTGCGCGTTCCATCTCCTCTGGGTGCTTGATGTTCTCGGACTCCGCGAACATCGCGAAGTGTGCGAGCCCAACCTTGCAGGCCTTGATGTACCCGTCGCTGACCCCGTCGACTGCGAGGTTGTCGAGGTACTCCTGCATGTGCGGGAGGGGCTTCCAAGGCAGCGCCTTCGGTGACTTGCCCCCGAACAGGGGCTTAGGCACTACTCCTCCTTGCGCGGAGGCTCAGGGATCTCCAGCGTGAAACCGCCATCTTCCTTGTGAGTGATCCGCGCTCCAGTAGCAGGGTCCACGAAGGTTCCGTCGACAGCGAGTGCCGTCTCGACCTCCTTGTGCCTCTTCTCCACCTCAGCCATGAACTCGGGGTCTTCCAGGGCACCCATCAGGAGCTTGGTGATCTCCGCGATGGTTGGCCCCTGGCCCTCGGACATGTCAGCGCCCAGAGTTGCGGGCGGACCCGGCGAGCTTCTCCAGGGCGCGGCGGTACTGCTCCTCCTGGACGATGTTCTTCGGCTTGACACCACGCGGGACACCCTTGATCTGGTAGCCCTGCGGGTACTCGTAGACCTGGCGGGTCTTGTCGAGACCGAACCCGCTGTGGCTGTAGAGCTCCTTGCGGCGGGTCTCGCAGCGTATGCACACGAGGACTCGGGTGATCTGCTGGATGCCCTTGAACGCGGCGACGTGGAAGTCGGTGTGGACCTTCCAGGCGTGACGCATGTCGCGGCAGTCGAGCCAGGCGTCGGAGATCCCGACGATGGCGGAGGCGAGCTTGGCGGCTGCCTTCGCGTCACGCTGGTACCGACGGGGTGTAGCAGCCTTCTTGATCGCCGGAAGCGACGTCATGTCAGGCGTTGCAGCGACCGTCCGCTTGGCGGGACGGCTCGATGCGGTACGACGGGTACGAGTTGCTGTAGCCACTGTGTTCTCTTTCTCTAGGTGAGTGCTTTGTAGGTCGTGCATCCTGAACGGAATGCCTGGTGGACTATGCGGATCTGCTCGCGTCCGGCGAGCTTCGCCGCTTCCTTGTTGGGGCTGGCGTCCAACCAGGCGGACACGACCAGATCTTGTTCAAGTTCCATGAGGGCACGCTGTAGGAGCGCGTCCCACTTCTCTTGGAGGATCAGGTCGTGACAGGTGTTGCAGACGTACCAAACTTCGTCTTGGTACCAGGGAACGTCGTGTTCGCGGGCCTCCTCGATGGAGGGGTACTGGTTCGGCGTGGTCCATGCCCAGAAGGGGTGTGGCCTGCCACATAGGTCGCAGGTGCCGAACTCGCTGCTCAACGGGCTCCTTGGGATACGTGACGGTGGGACATGTGAGGAACTCTAACCAGACAACACCCGCCTCGTCTATATGTTCGTTCGATTTTTCTTGTGTTGGAGCTTCTCGATCGTCTTGATTGCACGCTCATCCGGGTCCTTGACCCCGCTTAGACCATGCTCAGCAGCCTCCTTGCCTGTACCAAACAAAGGAACAGGCGACACGTACGCATGCGTCGCATCAAGGTCCTCAGGCGTCATGTGACCAAACGCAGCGGACAGGCGGAGCCCAAGGTTCTGCCCCATGTCGTGACACCCCACCCACCCCGAGCACAGGTGCCCGTTGTTCTGGTGGCAGCCGAACACTCTCGTCGGCTGGTCGGGGGTGTCGTTGTCGTATGCCGGGAGGCGCTCGTACTCCTCCTCATGCCAGACGCCGCTGGGTACGTCGCGCCGGTACGGACAAGAACCACACGGGTTCTTCGCCGGAGCCTTCACCAGCGCACTTCCGCATTCAGCCACTTGTCCAAAGTGTCACGCAGTCGCTGCACCTGAGCCCGGTCCAACACCACATCAGCCTGTCCGGAGAGCATGCCGTGGTAGGTCGACGGGTCTTCACCTACAGAGAGGCGCAAATAGTCGACCAACTCCCCCGAGTCGTCGATGTTTCCCCGCGCGTCGGGGTGACAGTGGTCTGGGATGGCGGACGCCATGACGTACCCACCCCTGGTGTCGTCCTCGGAGGGGTTCACGTGACTCCCCTGGTACACGTAGGGGGCCTTGTCCTCAGGGGAACAGGTGCAAGGCTTGCTCGCATCGAAGTCCCACCAGGCTTCATCTTCCAAGGTGAAAGCTTCGGGGGAAGACCTAGGTCCCCCTTCTGGTCGTCGGGTCCAGCGATCGCATGTCCCTGGTTCATGATTGTCGTCGTCTATGTGCAGCCAGGTGCTGTAGATACTCACGGTTCTACCGGGTAGACGGGGTACACAGTGACCTCCCAAGGGGTGTCGTGTTCACCCAGATTTCTGTTGACGGACTCGTTGTGCGTGTCGGCCCACTCGAACGCCTCGACCATGTTCAGGAAGGGGCCGTTGAAGTAGTGGCGGTCGATGTCACGGTCGTAGGTGTTCACGATCCACGCCGACGCGTTCTCCGTCTCCGCGTAGTCCTGTTGGGCGACCAAGTCGTTCAACCAGTTCCTCGCGAACTCCATACGACGGTTGTGGTCCTCCTCAGGGGTTGTCACGGCGGTGTCTCCACTCCTTGTGGGCGATGCGGTGAGCATTCCGACAGTCGTCGCATGAACAGCTGTAGTTGTTGTAGCCGTTCTCGGTGCCGTGAGGGATTAGATCCCAAGGGGTCATCGCGAGCCGGTCACGGTACTCGGCTTGCCGGTCGCTGTTGGCTCTTGAACATCGTGTGCAACGGCAGCCAAGGTTGGTGTATCCGTTGTTGGTGCCGTGCCTCGGGTCGGTCTTGTCCGCTCTGAACAGTTGCTTGGTCAGCTCATAGCTGTGGCTACGCTTCGCCATCCTTCAACTCCCATCGACTGATCAGGTACTCCCTGGTGGCGAAGCCGTTTGAGTTCTTCTTCGCCTTCCACCAAGGACCATCGGTCTTCTGTCCACCCTCTGTCCAGGTCACCGGGCCGAGAGCAGCCTGCGCAAGTTCCAACTTGCCGAAGACACCCAGAAGCTCGCCCGTGTCGTACGGAATTATCTCTTCAAGGACGTAGACGTACATGGTTTCTCCTATCTACACGCGGCGCGGGCGCAGGTACTAGCTCGCCGCATCCCAGGGCCAGAAAGGTCAAGGAACCCCGGGCGGGGTCATGGCGGTCCTTCGGATCATGCCCTTCCGTTGACGCCCGCGCCGCGCTGCTTACTGGGTTATCCCCAGGCTGGTCATGACGTCTGCGATCTCTTCATCGGTGGGTGGAGGACATTCGAGGTCGATCTCCACCACGTACCAGGTGTTTCCGGACTCGACGCCCTTGCACCTCCAGATCAAAGGAGGCTGGCCATCGAACCGCTCCGTCAGTTCGATCAGTTCAACCACTTCGCCGGTCTCGAATCGGTGCTGCCAGTCGGCCTTGTCACCCGTCACGATGACGTGATCGCCAACCTTGAACCCCTTCTTCGACACTTGCTGAACTTGCTGAGTCATCGTCAACTCCCTCCACGAATGCTTGCCAACACCTCGGCGATCTCATCGTCAGTCGGTGGAACCCATGCGTGTTTCAGATCCTGCTCGGCCACGTACCAGGAGCGGTCATGGTCCAGCGTTAAGGCCTCCCAGATGACGAGAGTTTCCTCGTGCCCGTGACTTTCCAGGATCGGGTTTTGAAGCTCCACCTCAACACCAGGCTCGTAGTTGTGACCCCAACGTGCGGTGTCACCAGTGACGATCGCGGTGTCGTGCTCCTGGAAGTTGCTGACCTCTAAAGCTTCGAAGTGGGTTCTGCTCTTGGACATGACTTGCTCCTAGCGATCCGCTTCTCCAACGTCTTCTTCGAGACGCCCATCCGCTTGGCGATCTGAGCCAGCGAGAGGCCGCTCCCCCGGAGGAACTCAAGGTTCTCCAAGAAAGCGGCCTCTCTGTGGCTGGACCAGTCAGGCTGAGCCGTCACTGGACGACATCTCAGCGACCTTCTCCGGCTCCACGGCCTCTTTGACCTCCAGGATGGTCCCGTAGGAGGCAAGCAACCGCTTGACCTCCTCCATCTCCCCTTGGTCAACCGCGAGCTTCGTGAGTCGGCTTACCTCACGGTCGAACTGCTTCCACCAGCCTTCACTGGCCGGTCTCACTTGGCGTGTCATGACTCCTCCTTCTCGATCTTCGTGATTATGGACGATCGTCTGAACCTCTCGAACAGGTCCGGCATCTCCGGGTCGTCGAACCAGATAAACGATTGCCCGCCTATCTCAGGCCATTTTTCAACCCGTGTGATCGGATGAGGTCGACCGTCGTACAGGAATGGCCCGGCATGACTGTCCGGTCCAGGCCTGCGTTCGTACGTCATGGCGTCCAGGTCCCACAGGTGGGTGCTTCCTTGGGTGGTCACCAACCATCTGCCGGTCATGTCCTCCGTCAGACGTTCAACCGTTGCCACGTCAGGCGACATCGGTAACTCCCTTCCCTACAGAGATGAACTCCTCCGCCCGAGCAATCCCAGACGGAGTCAGACGACGACCCCGAGGGGTCCGGTCAACCAGCCCGCGTTCCACCAGGAAACGCTCCACCCGACCGATGCCCTGCTTGGTCTCACGCAGGATCTGCTGGATCGCAGCCTCACCCACGATGTACTCCACGCTGCCGTCCTTGGTCTCACGACCGAAGTACTGACGCATCGCAGTCAGGTAGTGGATGTGCGTCCTGGTCAACCCATCCGGCTCCACCTCCAAGAACTCCAACAGTTCATCGGGTGTCGGGTTTCGCTTCAACGCCTTCGCCATCGCACGGCACGCCAGCACCATCTCCTCGATGATGCGAGGTGTCCCACGGCAAGCGTCAGCGATCGCGAACGCCGTCCGGTCCTCCACTTCAGCTAGGGCCCGGTGCCGGTCCGCGAAGGTGATCGCGATCCGACCCAGGTCCGTCAAGGAGTACGCCCCGAAGTACGGCTTGATCTTGAACCGGTCCAACACGGTGTCAGGGAGCGTGTCCTTGTCCGTGGTGGCACCGATGATCGTGATGTCGTCCAACGGAACCGCCTCCCCGTTGGGGAGGTACGCCACCCGGTCCTCCAACACCTTGAGCAGGATCTCTGCCCCACGCTTCCCACTGTCGGCGAGCTTGTGGATCTCGTCGATGAACAGGATGTCCTTGTCGCGCAGCTGAGTGGCTGCCTCGACCAGCGTGTACATGTTGAACGGAGGAACCAGTTCGATGATCTTCACGCCCATGGTCTTGGCGATCAGACGTGCCATCGTGGTCTTGCCGACACCCGGATACCCGGACGCCAACAGGATGTGCGGAAGAGCCTCGTCCATCTCCTTCGCCGCCTGGATGTACACCATCAACTGCCGCTTCAACGGCTCTTGGCCGATGTAGTCCTCCCAGTCGTCGGGCATCTGCACAGTGGCGAAGTCCAGGTGGTTGATCGGGGAGATCCCCGGCTGATCCTCATCACTGTGTACATGAACATCGATCTGCGTCGGTTCTATGTTCTGGATCGCCCGCACGATCTGTGCGGCTTGGCGGTCCTGACCGTGCCGGAACAGGGCGTACCCGGTTCCGAGCATCATGGCGTCGGTTGCGTCGAACTCGTCAAAATCACTCACATTGGCCTCCTTGGGCCTGAGTTACGCATCCTACTCCAGGATCTCGTCGAACACCGGTACTTCCTGCTCCGGTGCTCCCTCCACCAGCTCACCCAGACGGTTGCCGTGGGCTCGCATGATGCCCCGACGGTTCTCCTGATCCACACCCTCATGACGAGACGCGTAGTAGAAGACACCGTCGACCATCTGCCCGTTCTTCTTCGCCTTCTTCAACATCTTCGGGTCGAACATGTTCTCCGTCGTGTCATCACCGAGACCAACCTTCGTCTTCCGAACGAAGAAGAACCAGGTCGCCTCCACCCGTCGCGCCTCCTTGGCGAGACGAGTCAGATAGTCCCCGAGCGACTCGTGATCCTCCGGCGTATGCAACCAGCAGGTGGTGGCGTTGGCCAGGACCGCGATCGGGTTGATCTCACCATCGGCTGCCAAGAAGGCGAACCGGGTGCTCTCGATGTGCCGCTCTACAAACTCGGCGAACGCATCCTCCCCCACGTTGGGGGTTTGAACGTCCGTCGAAAACAGTCCAGCAAAATCGTCTGGTTCCAGCTCGTCGAAGATTCCGGAGAACTCATCGTTGTCCATGTGTCTCCTCTCGTTGGCCTTGTGGGCCACGATCGACGTCACTCGGGTGGAGCGACATCAACCTTCTTGCGACGTGCGTCCACCTGTCGGCGGGCAGCGTTGCTGAGTGTTCGGTGTAGCCAAAGCATCACTGGCGTGTCCCCCGCTGCTTCCTCGAACAGTGAAGCCTCATCCCCATCAAAGCGCAGGCGAAGACGGACAGATCCGTCATCCTCCCGGGCGAAGAAGTTGGGGGAGTGCTTCTTCCTGGGCTTCGCTTCAGTCATCGGTTCCTCAGTCTTCGTCGTGCTCGTAGTTGTCCCAGATGTACTTGAAGGCGGACGCGAGCCCATCTTCAAGCGAGTCGCACTCGACGTAGATCGAGTCCCCCTCTTCCAACTCGTGCTTGTCGTTGTTCCAGATCGTCTGCTGAAGCTTCACACCCATCCACATGTCCGTGTAGACGTGGTCGATGTGCCAGGACTGCGTGAGCAACCCCTGCTCCAGGCCGTACAGGATGTTGTCCAACAGGTTGTGGTGAGGTTCGAGTTGAAGAATCCCCCGAACCTCACCACGCACCTGCTCACACGCAGCTTCCCCATCTTTGTGCGAACAAGCCATCGGCAACTTGATGTCGGTCACGTCTGCACCATCACCGTGTGGGACTTCGGGTCCCGGATCCGCGAAACCAGCGACGTCAACTGAGCACTGAACAGGCTGATCTCGTACTCCGCCGTCTCAGCCTTGGACGACAGGTTCGTTGTGTACTCCGACAGCTTTGTCGACAACTTGATCGCCTGGTCCGCGTAAGCGTCGTACGTCTTCTCCTCGATCTTCCGACCGGGGCTGGCCAGGATCTTCCCAACCTCACCCATCAGTCGCTCCACCTCTTGGATGGTCTCCTGTTCGAAGGACTCCATGATCCGCTCCCGCTGTTCCACCAGGTTCAGCAGAGGCAGGACGTGGAACTCCGACCCCACGGACCGCACCCACTCGGCGAGCTTCGCGATCTCGGCGGAGTGGTTCTGCCAGGTGAAGTACAGACCACCCGACTCCTTCACACAGGTCGCCTGCAGGTCGTAGATGTACTCCCGCACGAAGGTACGCACGGCGTGCGAGTCCATGAAGTTCAGCAGGTGGTCGTAGTGGTCCTCGAACGTTGCCAGTTGCTCGGTGAGCCACTGGTCCTCGTCGGCGGTGAGCGGCTCACCGAGGTTGGAGGTGGTACGTCGGCACTCCACACCGTGACCGGTGTACTCGCCGTCCTTCTTGACGCCACGGGTGAACGTCAACTCGCCCACCTTCTCGTAGAAGATGCGACGCTTCACCCCAGCCTTGATGACAGCCCGCTCCAAGATGATCTGACGGTGCGCGTACGAACCGTCTTCACCGACAGGGCGGACCATCAGCTCCGAGCGGATCCCGTTGACCGGCTTGAACTTCTTCTCGATCCGCTTGCTGGCCTTCTTGAACGCATCCACCGGGCGGAGGTTCTTCCGCAGGTGGGTGGTGTCCAGCCCGGCAGCACCCAGGTCACGCTGGGCGTTCTTCAGGTTCACGTCCGCCTGGCTGATCGAAAACCACAGCAAGTCTCCGAGGAACGCCTCAGCGGGCAGGTCCTGGATGGCCTGCGTGTAGTTGTCCATCACAACAGTGGTGGTCACTTGGCCTCCTATGGCCTCAGGGACAGATCAAACGACTGTCCGAAACTCTACTTCATCCAGTTCGTCAGGGTAGGCATCGTGGCCTTTCCATGTCTCCATGTTGGTGACGAAGTACCACTCCCTGCGGAGCATCCCATCATCGTCGTACTCGGTTTCCACGGAGTCAACGACGACAACGCCTGGGATGAGGGCGTCGATGTCGGCGTCGGGTCCTGGCTGGAACAGCAGCTGTTGGTTCACCTTGTAGAGGGGTTCCTCAACGGTGATCAACAGCGCCCTTGATGGACTCGATCGCTGCGTTGACCTCTTCGTCGGTGATGATCGGCTCCAAGTCTTCGATCGCTACCCACCATCCTTTCCGCTCCTCTCCCCGGTATGGCCGTGGCAAACCTCTCACCAGCGAACCCAAGGGGTAGGCGCAGAACACCCGGTCCTCATCGTTCTTGCTCTTATGGATCACGGTCACCTCGGTGCCGTCCGAGAAGTGGTGGTTCAAACCACAGGTGTCACCCGTGACCACGACCTGGTCGCCAACCTCGTAGTCAGCCATCCTTTTGCTCTCGGATCTCGGCGACCAGTTGGTCGAACTGGGCCTGGATGTGGGGCGGCATGTTGGCGGACTGCTCCTGGAGGTGCTCCATCCCCGTCACCGTCATGCGGCTGATGGCCTTCATGAAAAGCGGGAGGGCGTTGTCCAGGAGGAACAGCCCGTCGTCGTCTGCGCCGTCCTTGTTGAGCTCCAGGATGAGCTCCAGGGTGGCTGCGTTCAGGTTGATGGAGGCCTTGGTGTAGGCCACACCCTTGTGTTCGAAGATCACTCCTCGCACGACCAGATCGCCGGGCGGCTTCTCAGCGCTCACCTTCTCCTTCTTCTTCTTCCAGAAGCTCATGTTTCCTCCCTGCATGAGCCACCAGCCAGCCCTGAGGGGATCTGGCCTTCACTCCAGACGTGTGTCTGAATCCCAGCCCTCTCCCCACGTCGCACCATGTCGTCGGTGCCGTTGGACTTCCCGGTGGAACGAAACGCCCAGATGACATCTGGGTCGTGGTCGTCGATCATCTTCTGGTTCCGGATCGGACCCGCTGCCTTCCCGTGTGCATCCCAGTCGGCAGGTACGGCGATCACCCTGGCGTTGAACTGCGGGGCGATGCTCGCAGCCATCCGGTCCGCACCCTTGGCGTCGCCGTGGATGAGGACCAGTTCCTCGCCCTTGCGGACGCTCTCGCCCATCAGTTGGGCGAACACCATGTGGATCGGGTCAGGGTCCTTCCACCCACGAGACCCACACATCAGGACCTTCACCTGTCGTCGTCTTCGGTCGCTTCCAGACGGGCGTTCAGTTCGGCCTTCGCCTCCTCGAAGTCAGCCTCCACGTCATCGAAGGACATGACGTTCCCGTTGTGGATGATGTACGTGGTGTCGGTGTCAGTGTCGGTGGCCTCCAGGTAGAAGGCATCCAACCCGAACCGCATCAGCTGGATCGCGGCCACGTTGATGGCCTCGGTGAGGTTGTGGACACCAGCGACGTTGATGCTGAAGTTGATCTCGCAGTTCTCGACGAGAGGAACCTCGTGCTCCTCGGCGGGCTCCTCGGCCAGTGCATCCTGCTCGTGCTCGTCCTGCTCGTCGGTGGCAACTGGGAAGTTGTCAGGCTCGGTGGTCTGCTCGGTCATGGGTTCTCCTTCTCGATCGTGATGCCGTGCTTCTGTAGAAGATGGTCAACTACAGACCTTTCAGCCTGGTTCGGGTGGCCCCTCTTCCCGGACTGGTAGTCACAGGACTTGCAGCGTGCCTGGTAAAACAGGGGCCGCTTGAACCCGTGAGGGAAACCAGTGGCAGGAAGCACCTTGTAGTGGGCGTGGTAGATGCCAACCATCAGGCGTGGTGCCTCCTCAGGATGTCCATCACGTCAGCCACATCCCAGTCGTGCCCGTGGTGAAGTTGCTCTCGGCGTCCCGCACGAAGCTCAGCCTCGATGGCGTCAAGGTTGACCCTGATGACGTGGCTCCCGGACGAACGCTGGACAGCACGCAAGATGCTCCGCAACGCAGACTCCTCCTCCTGTGCAGTGGGCCCCGAGTTGAAGTCGCGGGGCACCAGGACCCGGTTGAGGGCAACGTCGTACTCCATGCCCTGCCGCTTGGACCGTGTGCCGTCCTTGTTCAACTTGATCGGCGTGTAGTGCCGCACGTAACGGATGGAAGCAGAGTCGTGGGTGGGTCCCTCCTTGATCGAGACGATCGGGTCACCGTCGGCGTCCCGGACGTCCCCCCGAGCCTTCAACGCTGCGACAGCCTCCGCCACGTCCGCGACCTGACGCATCTCGTCGCGATCCATCGGGGTGGGAGTCCAGGTGACGACCTTGGTTGCGGTCACGGGGAACCCTGAGGCTCCGCATCACCGACGTAGCGGGCGTAGATGTCCACCATGTACGGCGGTCCCTCGTTGTCGCCCTCGATACGACGAGACACAACCTCGAAACCCTCCGCGAACGCCTTCACGGTGCCGTTCTTGAAGCGGGTCACCGTCCCATCCCGGACGTTCTCCTTCAACCGAGCCCATTCACCGGGCTTCTTCTTGAGCTCCTCAGCGATGGGAGCCCACTTGCTGGGCCGTCCCACACTGCCGTCCCTGCCATCGGGAGGAGGCTCCCTCCAGTCGATGTCCACCATGTCATGCTCCTCTCGTTGTGCTCAGGATGCTGCTGATCGCAGCGTCGATGTCCTCTTCAGGGACTACACGCGTCAGGTCTACTTTGCTGATCCGCTTTCGGAACAGCTCGTTGTCACTGGGGGCATCACCTTTGTTGCCTCGGTACTGCTCGATGTATCGCTGCTGGTCAGGATCCCAACGGTAGACCCGCCAGTTATTGTAGAACGTTTTGTTCCACTTGTAGATCCCCTTCTTGGCTTTTTGTAGGGATTCGTGGTGCCGGATCTGACCGGCCATCGAACCTCCCTGCCACAGCAGCCACTCAGGCGGCGGAGGGAACTCTCCCTCCAGGGGCGGGTAAGCCTTCTGGCTGTATGTCATGTGACCTCCTCAGTCCATGCCAACGTGATGGACGCACCACTGCGCGTCCACGTCTCCTCGTAGTTGTTGACCTCGTCAGCCTTCGTGTAGTTGGTGCGGTGGAACCCCATGTCAAGCAAGCCTCGGCGGATCAGCTTCCTCTCGTACGCCCGGTTCGCAAGCCGACCCTTCTGGATGCTCGCCATCGCATCGGCGACGTCCTGCTCGGTCACCAGGTTCTCAAGATCCCTGGCGGCTACGTTGCGGAAGAAATCCCCCTCGCTGCAGCACCAGCCGTCGACGAGGTTCGACTTGTCTCTACCCTTACCCGGGTATCGAACCTTGTTCACGAGCGTCACCCGCGTGCCAGGGGCGAGGTTGTGGCCCCACTCCTCTTCGTCGCCTGTGATGACTACCAGGTCACCTTCCTTCATGACTTCTCCCTCCCGCAGGTGCAGGTGGGACAGTGGGGACGCGGAGGTGGGCGTGTCTTGATGGCCGCGATGGCCTCAGCCACCTCAGCTTCTAGGCTGAGGACAACCTCCAAGTCGGCCTCGGATACCCACCAACCGGTGTCGTCCGCTGTCGGGTCCTCTGGGTAGCAGAGCCACCCTGGGGCAGTGTCGTCCTCGTCTTCCTCGTTCTTGGTGTCGAGAACAACCCGCGTCTCGTTCTTGAAGTTGTGTCCCCAACCGGAGCTGTCGCCTGTGACGACAGCGACGTCACCCTTCTGGTAGCGGAAGACTCTCGCCCTCATGGGGTCACCTGGGTGACGCTGCGGATGCTGGCGAGGGCTTCTTCAACCTCATCATCGGACGGGCCCTCGGCTACGACGATGCGTCCGTTCACCGTGTGACAGTCTTCGTCCGACCCGTACCGGTCGAAGACATCCCACCTGACGCTGTACCTTTCTGGCCACAGGTCATCCCCGCGCTGCTCGTTGTTTTCGAATCCCATGTAACCGGAGCGGTCCGTGCCAACTCTGGTTACCGTCCCCACGGAGAACCCTTGGCTCGTCCAGGATCCTTTCCTTGAACGGGCGCTTTCACTCTCGAAGTCCGGAATCAACTGGATCCGATCCCCGACCTTGAACCGAGGCTCCGGGGGATCGTCGTAGTTCTGGCTCATGTCTTCCCCTTGATAGACTGGATCGCCTGGTGGATCTCCTTCGGGTCCACAGCTACACCGACCAGGTCAGACTCAGCCACCCACGCAGTCCAGATCCTGGGCTTCTCCTCGAACCTGTAGATGGGGGCCACGTACCAGGCGGGGAAGTCGTGGTACCCGGGGTCGTACTTCTCCCGGTACTCCAGGAGGACAACCTCTGTGCCTGCGGGGAAGGCGTGGTCGATGTCCGCTGCGTCATCCTTCACGAGGGCGAAGTCCCCTACCTTGAACAGCATTGCTTGCCCTTTCGATGCTTCGGATGGCTGTCTGAATTTCTTCATCAGTCGGTGCCGCTGACTCCAGGTCCTGGACGGCGACGTACCAGCCTCGGCTTCCGTCTCTGGAGGCGCAATCCCAGCAAGGGAACATGTTGCCCCCGACGGCTCTGCCTTCCTCCATGTAGTGCACGGCTTCGACGATGGTCCCGACCTCGAAGTGGTGCGCCATTTGGGCCGTATCTCCGGTCACCCTCAACAGGTCACCCTCGCGGAACTCGCGGGTGTCGATCAGCCCCTCTAGGTGCTTCGCCAGGTCGCTCATAGGTCACACTTGTGGTCGTTGATGACTCGGTTGATGGTGTCCACGTGGGCGTGCTGGGTTTGTAGGACAACCAGCCCGCATGTGTCGTGTGTCAGCTCCCAGAACTCCCTGACTGATCGCACCGTGAACTCGCCTGGGTCAGCGCCGTGCAGTTCGACCAGGGCGGACACGAGGTCCGTCTTCTCCTGGTCGGTGATCCCCGGCATCTCTGCCTGACTGAGACCGAACACCTCAGCGATCTCCTGATCGGTTACCGGGCTGGTCTTCCACGGGCTCTGCCTCACGATGTGGTTAGTTTCCCTGCCGTGGGCCAGGGCCTTGTCCAGGTTCTTCGAGATGATGCCGTTGCCAGTGGCGTTCATCCTGGGCCAGGCCAGTTCACAGTCGTTGCAGTCGTACCAGATGTTCTGGGGGGTGGTGGTCATCGCGTTGTGCTCCACTCCCCGTACCTGACGGACCGGACGAACACCTCCACGGCGTGACCGTTCAACGTGTTTGCCCGCTCATCTCCGGTGTAGTAGTACGCACCGTCGTCGCCGTGCTTCGGGTTGCATCCCTGGGCTTCACAGTCGACCCGCGACGTGTACTCCAGGTGTGTTCCAGCAGGAGGGAGTTGGGTGTCTTTGATGACGTCCATCATCGCTTCACCTTCTTGATAGATGCGATGGCTTCTGCGACCTCACCGTCAGACACGTGCTCCAACCGGAGACCGTCACCGATGACCATGCTCGGGTGGTAGGCGCAGATGTGGTTCCAAGCATCGTTAACACAGTTGTCCAGTTGGCCGAACTCGTAGTCGCCGTTGGAGCACAACCCGCACTCCACGTAGCCATCGTTGATCAGCATGTACTGGAGGAACTGCTGCACCTGGTCGAGGTCCATCAGGGCTCTTCGTGGGTGCAGTCCGGGCAGTCGTGCAACTTCTTCTTCACCGGCTGGATCCCCATCAACGCCATGAACTCGGCGTCCAAGTCCGCCTCGGAGATGTCGAGGTCGAGGTCTCTCCTCAACCACCACCCCATCGACTTGCCGTTCTCGTCCCGGATGAGCCACGTGCTGTCACCCTTGTCGTACTCGTCCGTGAACCCGACGTCGCCCACGTTGACGTCGTTGTTCCAGGTGTTCTTCTTGGTGATCACGACCCGGTCGCCGGGCCTCAGTCGCCGTGCGACTTTCTTCTTCGTCACAGCACCTCCAAGACAGCCTTGTTGACGTGCTTCATCTGCGAGGTCAAGCACTCGTCGGGACGCTTGTCGTCCCTCTTGCGGAGCAGGGTGGGCTGATACAGACGCCCGTTTGCACCCACGTACAGGTACTTCACCTCCACGACATCACCCACGGCGATGGTGTCGTGTTTCTCCTTGCCGATGAGGCTGGTCCGACCAACCTCAACCACCCGGTCTAGGTGACCCGGTATCCCGGTGGTCTCGGTCCGCTGGGTCATACCCAACTTGATGGACTCCTTGCCGTCGTCGCGGACAGCCAACACCTCACAGTCAGCGGTCGTCACGAACTTCAACTTCGTCCACTCCATCGTCCGCGCACCAGACCGGTACGGCGACGACGCGTCCTTGAAGATCAGACCCTCGAAGTTGTTCCGCAGCGCGTACTCAGCCAACGAAACCTTCTCCTCGAACGTCCGAGCCTGAGGCACCAGCTTGATCGCCGGGTTCCCCTTCGCCCACAGGTGGAACGTGTGCTCCAACACGAACCGACGGTCAGTCAACGGCATCGTCGGGTCCGTCGCCGGGGACTGCGGGATGTCGAACACCCAGAACACCCCGTCCACCAACTCCCCGTCCAGGATGAACGACTGCGGGTTGGGGTCGTTGGGGAACCGGAACTCCATCAACGCCTTCGGGAGACCCTTCGTGTACGGGGTGCCGTTCCTGGTCAGGGCAGTCGGCGGGTAGTCACCACCAGGTGAGCACAGCAAGATGCGGTGCCCGTCAAGCTTCTGCTCGGCGACCTTGTTGGGGTCCTCCAGGTACGCCCGGAGCTGGTTCAGGTTGGCCTCTTCAGCCAGTTGGGGGAAGATCATGGGAGCCTCCTAGGGCTTCTCGGATGGAGGCGATTGCCCCCGCTACCTCTTCGTCGGACACCTCAAGTTGGACGCCGTGCTTGTCGATGTTCAGAGGGTGGTGGTTGTCAGGTGATTCCTCAAGTCGGTAGTTGTACCCGTCCAGTCGCACACTGACTATGTCCTCCTCGTAGTAGTTGTGTGTGTCCACTACAACCCCACGAAACCCGTTCTCCTGGACGGGGTGCGACCACCCCCTCAGCTCCTTCGTCAGGATGATCCGGTTACCGATCTTGAAGTCGCTTCTTCTCATGGCCTCCTCTTCCCAGTGGGGGCCGATTGCTCGACCCCCACCTCGACCTTGGTTGTCACACGTCGAACGTGAAGTCCAACGCCGACAACGCCTGGTACTCCCGCACCGACTTCATCGGGTCCTCCACCGTCTCCGGGCGAAGGTTGTGCATCAGCAGGTACATGTACGACGGAGCCTGCGAACCCTCACGGGCCTCCTCGGCGACCGTCTTGTGCTCGAAGTCGTGGTCGTCCTTGTCCTTCGAGTGGATCAGGCTCACCGTGGTGCCGTCACGCAGCACCGCGTACAGGTTGCGAACATCCCAACGCAGGAACGGCGGCAACGCAGCCGGGGGGAACGCAGCGATGAACCGCTCGTGGAACGACTCCACCGCCTCACGCACACGGCTCTCCTCGATGGGCTCACCCTTCTGCTGCTCGTACTGCTTCTTCACGCCCTCCACCAAAGTCGGGCGCGCCTCCAGCAGTTCGTCCACAGACAGCGGACGCCAACCCTCGACAGCCATCACCATCCCGAAGGAGTCCTCGGGGTAGCGGAAACCGGAGTCGAACCCAGCGAGCATGGACTCGGCGGGGTCGCCTGGGAGCTGGCCGATGAGCTCAACCAGCGGGTCGTTCGGGTCGCCCTTCAGGGCGTACATCTTGCTGGGCAGGTCCCATCCCTGGTTGGCGAGGTCGTCAGCCAAATCCTTCAGACGGGTGTCCAAAACCTCATTCGTTGTCATGTGCAACCTCCTCAGTTGCTTGCGGGGTCGAAACAACGCGCTCAGTGCGCGTCGGCCTGCGGCCAGAAACTTCATAGGTGCCCTCGGTCTGACGGTCCACCCAGCCCTGACCATCCTTATCGTCTGCAAACTGACCCACGTACTGCTCAGGATCAACATCTGTGCGATGTACATAGGTGTTGTAGCCCCGGTTGGCCATCAGAGACCAGTTGCCACGTGTCCATTGAGGCTGCCAGCCATCAGCTTCTGCATCAGGGTCGCACGAACCAGACCCATCGAGGTACTCACTTCCTCGTGCTTGCTGGTGATCTCCGCGAACACCGCCTCCAGGGCGTCGAACTCCGACAGGGCCTGGTCGAAGTCCATCTCGTCGGCCTGCGCCAGAAGACGTTGCGCTCGGTTGGAGAAGTCTTGGTAGTGCTTGAGGACGACAGCCTTGGAGCCGTCGAACTCGCCGGATGCGATGGCCTCGCTGAGTTCACGTCCGATGGGTCCAGCGTCACCCTGCGCGGCGTACGAGATGGCGTTCTCGGTCGCAGCGAACGCGAACTCGGACACCTGGGAGTCGTATCCCTTGGACCGCTTCGAGTACACCTGGCGGAGAGCCACATCGTTGGCGTCCGAGTAGCTGCCGTACCGGGTAGCGCTGGACTGCCCAGCGGTGCCGATGCGACCCCACCGGAGGATCACGAAGTTCGACTCCGTCAGGATCACTTCGTAGAACTTGCGGCTGCTGCCCTGGATGTAGTGCATGCGCCATCCCTGGGCGGGAACAGTCACGTCGATCACCTTCGCCTTCGTTGCCATGTCAGCCTTCTTCCTCCGCCTTCACGGCGAGGTAGGTCTGTTCACTGGCGGTGAGTTGACGCCAGTAGATTCTGGTGTTGGGGATGTTTCCGACGTTCTCGTAGTCGATGGAGAGTTCGTCTTCGGAGTCGTACTCCTTGTCGGGGTCCCAGGTGTATTCGCCACGGTCGAGGTACTCGATGCCGACCTGGACGTTGCCTACGACGATGCGGCGTTGCCGTTGGCTCGCCAGAACGTTGCCCTTGCGGCCCCATTCCTTGAGGCACTCGTCGCAGACGCTGATCTCGATCTCGGTGCCGTCCATCGGGTCGAACACGGTGGACCCGTAGTGCCCACCAGTGGTGAACGCGGTCCCTTCGGAGGGTTGGTTGATGCTGCCCTCGAAGACGTTGTCGAGCGGCTTGTCACAACGGATGCAGGGGAGAGCGGACTTGCTCATGTCAGCCCCTTTCCAGGAGCGCTTGGATGGATGCGATGGCTTCGTCGACGTCGACCTCAGCGGTCGCCTGCGGTCCAGTGGGAGCCTTCCCGTTCTTCCACAGGGGATGCTTCTTGGTGACGGTGCCCACTGGGAGGTGGTAGGTCTCGATCCACTCGCCGCCGTGGTTTTCGTACACACGGTGGGAGCGGGTGGTGACACCGCTGTTGCGGTTGGCGTTGGCGCTGATGTCACGCTTGACCAGGCTCATGCTGTCCAACTTCGTGAACAACCCGGTCACCGTGTACGTGTGGTCCTCGATCGGACCGTCGTAGCGGACTCGACGCTTCACGGTCTTGTCGTACGGCTCCGCCCACAGCCCGTACTCGACCTCTCTGGGGAAGTCATCAGGGCTGCTGGCAGACCACTTGTTCGTACCGCGCCTAGCCATCGCTGCGCTCCAGGAGGACTGAGGTGATGGACGCGATGGCCTTGCTGACCTGCGCATCCGATGGGCCCTTGATGGTTGCCTTCGTGGAATGCTTCGCCTGCACGAAGGGATGGTCAGCCCACTTGGATCCCTTGGGGATGTGGTGGAGTTCCACCCACTCGTCAAGTTCGTGGTCCCAGGCGTAGACGTAAGCGTCAGCGACCAGGGTGCCGTTCTGCTCGTGGCCAGGGCTCTGGGAGATGGACGCCTTGGCGTGCCCCAGAGAGGGGTGGGTTTTGAAAGTGGACGCCCTGGGGTAGAAGTGCGTGGCGTACAGGTACGGCCTAGCGAACTTCAACGGGTCAGGTTTGGCGTGCATGCGTGGCCTCCTTGAGCCTGCGGTCGGAGTGTACCTCGATGGTGTCACCGAGCACCGACATCCAGAACCAAAAATCGGTGGGGGTGTGGTCCGGCACCGATGTTCGGTTTGCTAGTAGGTGGGGTGCTTGTAGCCTTCGATCAGTTCCGTCATCTCGTACAACTGGTGCTTCAACAACTCGTGGGCACGCTTGGCGCGTGGCGAGTGAAGGTCACCTTCGATGATGTCCATCAGCTCGTGGCTGGGAGTGTCCTCGTGCAGCCCATCGGTCAGGCCGAACACGTCCAGGACTTCCTCGTCGGTCACCTCGTCGACGTTGCCGGTGAGGCGGACCTTGTCCCTGCCTATCCAGTACAGCTGGGTTCCTTGGTCCGGCCTAGGGACGGTCCCAGCCTCCATGTCGTCCCCGACAGCCAGGTTGCCCTCCGAGTGCCGGTAGGTGCCGGAACTGAACGTGTATCCGTCCACGCCGTGCACCAACAGCCGGTCACCCACCTTCCAACGCTGGGTCTTGACTACCACTTCGACGATGTCGCCGACCCGGTACTCAGGCAAGGCCGAACAACTCCTTCACCTCTTCATCGGTGACCTGGTCATACGGGAGCACCATCTGAATGCCCTTGTAGAAGACGTCGACGAAGAACCCATGCTCACCCTTCTGGTTGGCCAGCACGACCATGCCGTCATTGGGGGTGTAACGATCCCTGTCGAAGTTGTACCCACATACGTACACCGGCTCCGTTGGGTCGAAGTCGCCGCCTCCACCAGGACAACTGCTGTGATGTTCGGGGAGGATGGTGACCTCCTCACCCTCCTCGAATGTGACTCCGGCGATGGTGACGTACCGAGGCTTCTTGGTCTTCTTAGGCAAGGCCGAACAACTCCTTCACCTCGTCGTCGGTGACAGGCTTGATCTTCGGTTCGACAACCTGCCGGAGACCTCTCCACACCTGCACCCAGTGCCCGTGGAACCCACCCCGGTCGTTCACAACCAGCTGGCCGTCGTTCAGGTGGTTCTGGTTCCCCTCGGTGACGTTGTACCCGGCGACGTACTTCACCGAACTGACCCCACTCTTGTAGGTGACGATCACCGTCTCGCCAACCTTGAACTTCGCGGTCACGGTGCGGTCCTCCGAGTGGAACACCGTGAACTCGACTCCATCCTCAACCTCTTCATCCAAGACCGAACACCTCCCTCACTTCCTCGTCAGTAACGGGCTTCCATCGGGGCACGATCAGCAGACGACCGGACGGGTCGTGGGTGTCACACCACCAGCCGCCACCGTCCTCACCTGGGACGTCGTGGATGGCGACCTGGTCCGTCCATGCGGAGTCGTCCTCGAAGGTGTAGTGCCCCACGTAGCCCTCGAAACCGTTATCGTAGGCGTCGATCATGCGCTTGTCTTTGAGCCAGTGCTCTAGCAAGACCACCTCTTCGTCTTCGACGAACGTGACACCGTTGATCTCTTTCGACCTCGGGTAGTCCGGGTGCTTCTTCTTCTTAGCCATCGACCCAGTCCGTCACCTCGCGGCGAACCACCCGACAGTCGTCCTTGAACATGTAGTTGTCGATCCAACCCTGCACCTCATCACGGGTCTTCCCGTCCCAGAGCGTCAAGTCCTCCTGAAGGGAGGCCCGGTTCTGCTCCATGACACCCCATTCGGTGTGGGTCTCGCCCTTCAACTCCTCGTCAACCCGCACAGCTTCCTGGGTGACAACGGACTGGATGGAGGCGATTGCAGCCTCTACCTCGGATTCGTCAGGAGCCAGTTCGTGGGCGATGCAGTCCTCGTGGACCCACTTGCCTTTCAAGCCAACGTGGTGAGGTTTGCCGTCGTAGTCGCCGACCTCGACGACCTCGCACACCTCACCGATCTCGAAGATCGGTTTCCCGTTGTCCCTCACGTGGTACTTGAAGTAGGGCTTCTCTCTGTGAGGCTCCATCAAGAACTTGGCCTCCGAGACCAGGTAGACGGTGTCACCTCGGTTGTACTTGCTCACCGCTCACCTCCCTGGATGCTGGTGATCGCTTCACGAATGTCGTCGTCGGTCACCGGCTCGAAGTTCGAGACCGCATCGACTGGGAACACCCAGGAGCGGTCGGGGAAAATGACCCCGACGGAGTCGACTCTGCCGTTCGTTGTGTTGATGGCTCTAACTTCACCGACGGCCCCAACCACTGGGAAGGGGTCGCGGGTTGGTTTGTTTCTGTAGGCGTCGCTTACGTGGGGGTCTGAGCGGACCACCCACACCTTCTGGCCGTAGTACCAGCCGTCGACGCCGTCAGGCACCCATCACGCTCTGGATGGATGCGATCGCTGCCTCCACCTCCGCATCGGACACGGAGTCCATGATGAGCAGCGACTCGTCGGCGAGGTGGTAGCCATGGTTTGCCGTCGACTCGGCGTAGCGGTACTCGTCGAACCTGATCCCGTACGTCACACCAACAGCAGGCTTGTTCCTGGCGCTCAACACGTCCGGGTCGTCGAGGAGGGCAACCACCTCGCCACGGTAGTGTTCAGGCCAGACACCGGGGGCGAGTTCGTCCTTGTCCAGGAGGAACCGGTCGCCGGGTTGGAACTTGAAGACCTCCATCACTCACCAGCGAGCTTGTGGTACATCCACTCGGTCCCCTTGGAGATTCCGACGAGTGTCCAAAACAAGATCTGCACGGGCCAAGCCAGTGTGTAGAAGGCGATCTCGGCCCAGGGGGTGCCTTCGCGGTGGCGACCCGTGTGGATCGTGCCGGTGGCGATGGCGTGCGTGACGTTCAGGATGCCGATGCCGACGAAGAAGTAGGCGAAGACTGGAAACCATGTCCAATCCATTAGTGACTCCTAGTGTGGGGGTACAGGATCAACGATCGCGTCGGGGTTGCGGTATGGGCATGGAACGGGGGGACGGACATGGCGTCCGCCCCCCGCCACCCTTACCTCAGACCTTCTCGAAAATCTGCTGCACCGACTCCGGCTTCAACTCGTTCACCGGAATCGTCGCGTCACTGATCTTCTCCAAAAGGCCCAACGGACCCTCCGAGTAGCGCATGTCGTAACCGCCACCGATGTACACCGAGTACATCCTGACACCGACACGCTCCCTCTCCTTGTTGAACTTCTCGATCCAGTCCTCGGCCAAGTTCGCGGCACCATCGGTGATGAACACGATGTCAGCCTTGCCCTTGTTCTCGTCGTCGAACGACTTCGACGCCTTCTCCAACGCCTCGGTCAACACCCCATCGAACTGGGTGCCACCGTTCGCCTGGGTCCCGAGGAAAGCCAGCACCTTGTCGAACGGTCCCTTACCCTCGGGGAAGTCGAAACGCTCTCGGTCGTTGTTCGACCCGAAGAACATGGCGTAGTAGTCGCGGTCTTCCTCGGCTGCAAACCTTCGCAAAGCCTCCGCGACACCCATCGCCCATCGGAACGGGTCTCCCTGCATCGACCCGGACTTGTCGATCGCGATCACGATCGGGCCCTTGCCGACGTCTTCGGAGCCACGCATCTTGTACACGAGCAATTCCTTGTCGACGTATCGACGGAAGAACTCGTACGACGTCTCCTCGGTTGCGAGCAAGGCAAGCTGCGGACGGAGGACTCGCTTGAGGTCGTTGCCGGTTTCGACGTCGTACGCCTCGTGGGGCACGTCGTTGATACGCTGGGCCTTCACGCCCAGAGCGAATCGCTTCATCCGACCGATGACCTCGGCGAGTTCCTTCATCTCGGCGGTGCGGAGCTTGTCCGCCATCGCCATCCGCGACTCAGGGTTCATCGAGTACCACTCGCCGTCTTCGAGGCCGATCCCCTTGCGGAGACCCTCGATCTCGGACACCTCCTTCGTCGCCGCGTCCAGCGCCTCGTGAGCGAGCCGGTCCAGGTCGAGACCATCGAGGGCCTCGTCGAACTGGCGTTCCCACTCAGCCTCCTGCTGGTTCAGCGCATCCTCGGAGTTCGGGTCGAAGTCCTCGTCACCCTCGGTGGTGAGGTCCTCGTCCTCCAGGTCCTGACCGCCGCCGCCGTCTCCACCCTGGGAGCCATCGGTGGACGGGCCCTTCTGGCCGGAGTTCTTCTTGCCTCCGCCCTTGCCCTGACCTCCCTGGCCCTGGCCTCCGCCCTGACCCTGACCGCCACCCGGAGGGGCGTTGGGGTCGGGCTGGTCGACGTTTTGGACACGTGTCAGCATCTCGCGGACGGTCTCGCCCATCGAGTCCAACGCCACGGTCGACATGACCGGGTCGCTGGCCGTCATCTCCTGGAGGTCCTGGAGCTGCGGGTTGTCCATCATCTCCTGCATGATCCGGCGAACCGGGAACAGGTCTCGTTCGATCTCCCTCTTGGGGGCCAGCTTGGGTGCGGCCTTGTAGAAGGTGTGGAACAGTGACTCGACGAGCTCGGGCGAGGGGTCGAATCCCTGCCGCTCGCCGCCACGGTGCTCGTCGCCGACCTCCAGGTCGGAGATCAGGTCGTCCACGGTGCGGGTCTTGCGTGCCTCACCGTAGATCCGCTGGTCCCAGCGGTTCTGCTCGACGACGTGGCGGTGACGCGGCTTCGGCTGGGACCTCTGGTAGGCAGGGTCGCCAACGATCTCTTGTCCGGTGTTCAGGGCCATTCGTGCCCTGAGCCGGTCCATGAAGCTGGTCATGTACTCCTCCTCGGAGTTGGAAAAAACGGTGGGTTGTTAGTCGGTGCCTTTGTTCGGTTTGATGCCGAGTGAGTCGAGGATGTAGGCCATCTCTTCCTCGGTGGGTTCGTCGGCCCAGATGGCTGCCCGCATTGTCCCGTCCACACTGCACGAGTGTGTGCTGGCTTTGTGGTGAGGTTCGCCCGCGAGGATGGCTTTGGTGTTGTCCCATTCGTGGGCGGTGTAGACAGCTTCGACCTTCTCGCCGCAGCCGCTGCACTCCCAACCCCAGATCATGGTTCGACTCCTAGGGATTTGTAGAGGTAGGCCATGTCCTCGTCTGAGGGTGGTCCTTGCTCATTCGCCCAGAAGACTCGATCAGGATGGACTTCCCGGTCGTGGAGCTTGGCGTCTTCCGGGGTTGGACTGGAGGGATCCCACCACTTACCGCACTCCCGGCATTTCCATCCCCCCATCAGGACACTCCCAGCGACTTGTATACGTAGGCCATGTCTTCAGCGGGGGGTGGGGTGGCCTCGGCAACCGAGGTCTCCCACACCTTGTTGGGGTGCACTTCCCTGTCGTGATGGAGCGCTTGACGGTTCACCTCACCGTCCGGGTCGCGCTGGGACCATCGTCTACGGCAGGTTTCGCACTCCCATTCCCTGTCCATCAGCCCTGGAAGTCGTGCGGACCACCCTTGGGGCAGTCCACGCTGCCGTCGGTCGGGTTGACCACGGCACCGTCGTCGTTCTGCTCCACCACAGACCAGCACTTCCCGCACATGCCTTGCTTCTTGGGCTTCGCGCCCTTGGCCTTGGCGTCAGCGACAGCCTGGTCCACCATCCGACCACCCTGGGTCTTGCCGGGCGTGTAGCCCTCCTTGGTGGTGCCCTTCGGCTCGGAGTAGTGGAGCATGTACCCGCCGCCGTTCAGGTTCCCGATGATCGAGAACCGTCCGTTGTCGGCGAGCCACTGGAACATGGCGAGCGCCGTTTCGGAGTCGCGGGGGTCGATGGCGGACAGCACGTCGTCGAACGACGTCGGTGCGCCACCACCACCTCCGCTGAGAGCGGCCAGCTGTGCCTGGATGGCTGCCAGCTGGTCGGCGACCGGGTCACCCGAAGGTGCGGCGGTCGGGTGGGGTGCGGGGTCTCCGCCGTGGAGGGCAGGGTTGCCCGGATCCCACGGCTCGGCCTCCGCCTGGACGGTGGTCACGGTGTGGACCTGCTCGTCGCCGCCACTCAGGGAAGCGATCTGGGCCTCGATCTCGGCCCTCCGCTCCGGTGTCAGTTCGGAGCCGTCGTTGTCCATGTTCATCGAAAGCTGGAGTTCCAGCGTGTCGATCTGCTGCATGTCTCCTCCTGTGGGAGTTGGGTTCTCGATCGGGTCGATTCCCAGGTCAGAGCAGAGCCGCTCGTAGATGTCGCCGTCCTTGTAGTAGGCGTACTCGTGCAGGTACTCGGCTGGGGTTCGATCGTTGCCAGCGTGGGCGTGGAATCGGTCCAGGTATTGCTCGATGTGAGCGATCTGTTCCGGTGTTGGCTCAGCCATGTTTTCCTCCCCGACTGGGCGGCACCCGAGTGCCGCCCAGTTCAGACGAGTGTCCGGATCACTTACCGGCGTTGGACAGGTTCTGCATCGACGCCGGGTCCAGGTTGAAGATCGACATGCCGACCTCCACCTTGAACGCCTCCGCCTTGGCGATGACCTCGACCAGCTTCGCGGTGGCCGTGCCAGCCGCCGTCGCCTTGTCGAGGTGCCCCTGCGCCTCGTTGAGCAGACGGTCGGTGTTCTTGACCGCGTCGACACCGACCCGCTTCTTGCGGTTGATGTCCATGTCGGAGTCGTTGGCCTGCTTGATCTCCTTCTTCAGGTCCTCCAGACCCTTGAGCAGGTCCAGCGCCGCCTTCTCGCCGGGGTTGGTGGCGGCCAGGATGACGCCGCGAACGGTGGCCATCTGGTCCTGGAGGCTCCACCACATGTTGGCGAGGATGTCCAGGTCGCCCACCGTCACCGTCTCGTGGCCACGCACCCAGGCGTTCGCCAGGACAGCGGCCATGCCCTCCACGGCACGACGGTCGGAGATCGTGACCTTCGCAGCCCCGTGCTGGAGCTCGTCGCGCAGGTCGAAGAAGGCGTCGATCACGGGGTCCGGCACGTCGAGTGCCAGCGACTCCTTGTGGGCCTGGTCCAGGTCGGCGAGCGTCACCTGGGTGATGCTCTGCCCGGTCAGGCTGGTGGACACGCCACGACCGGACTGGGCGATGCGAGCGATCGCGTCACCCACCATCTGGGCCTGGTTGGCACGGTCCTTGATGTACCCGACGATGTAGCGCAGGTGGATGCGGTCCCACAGGGCTGCCTGGTCGGCGTCCGTGTTGAGCTTGTTGGTGCCCGCGATCATCTGGCGCAGCGGGATGGGCGTCACCACGTCGTTGTGGAACACGCGCTCGTTCAGGGCGGGCATGATGCTGTGCAGCAGCGGGCCGTTGGCGTTGAAGAACTCGTCCAGGAAGACCTCGGAGGCCTCCGGCATCATGTTCTCCGTGACGCGGCGGACCTTGCCGTCCTTGACCATCGCCTTGATGTCGGGCGCGCCGAACACCTGCGACGGGTCTGTGGTCTCGTCCAGCGCCGTCTCGAAGTACGTGGCGTCGCTGATGTGGGACGCCATTCGCCGCGACAGCAGCGACTTGGCGGTACCACCCGGGCCGACCATGAGCAGGTGCTCCTGGGCGACTCGTCCGACCCACGCGCCTTCGATGACGTCCCCGCGCTCCAGGAGCAGCGAGTTCATCTCGTTGACGATGGCGTTGACCTTGGCGTTGATCGACGGGTCGATCTTGGGGGCCTGGCCGGTGGCCGCCGCCACGGTGGCCGGGACGACGGTGGGCTGGTTCTCGGTGGTGGTGGTGGTCATACGGTTCCCCTCCTCAGGGTTGATGTTGGTGTCGTTCGTCGTGTCGTTGCTCGGGTTGGTCACTTGCGCTCCTTGATGATGCGCTTGGTCCGGCGTCTGGTCTGTTCTCTGACGGCCCGCTCACCGAACAACGCCAGTTCGGCGGTGCTCCCGGTGAGCTTGGCAATGGTCTGCGCTTCCTCCCACTGCTCGGCGATCTCGTTCATGTCCACGTGGCGACGTCTGCATTCGACGATCACCGTGCCCGAGGGCATGTGGAGGGAGACCTTGTGCTCGTTGTCCTTCTGGAAGGACTCGTTGTCGGCGTACCCGACGTCGAGGTGCATGGCTCCCTTGTCCCCACTCAGCAGGGCTTGGAGGAAGTCGTTCTCGGCGGGCGCAGTGACAGCCATGCCGAGTGACTCCATCAGCTTCACCATCTCCTGGTACAGGTCGGTGATCTTGTTGACCGTCGGGGAGTTGTCCAGGTACTCGGTCAGGTCGCTGATGAACTGGCCGTTGACGTTGGTCTCGAACAGGTCCAGGTGGAGAAGGGCAGGGGTCTCCGGGTCGGACGGGTTGGGGACCACGATGGAGTCCAGGTCTTCGATCTTCCGGACGGCGTCCAGAACCTTCCGGACAGCAGGACGAACCCCGTGGACTCGTTCGACTACCAGGTTTTCGTAGGCCTGGTGGGCCGGGTTGTTGCGGTAGAACTCCCTCCAGATGGTGTCCAGGTTGACGTCCCAGCCGTTCCCCTGGAGCAGGTGGCTGTGGAACTGGTCGTAGCCGCTCTGGTAGGTGACGACGCTGCCGGGTGTGCCGCTGTCGTAGTTCATCACCGGCTGCAACAGACCCACGTTGACCTCGCTGATGTTCCCTCTCCCGCTGGTCAACTTCACGAACATGGTGACCGTGTAGGGGGTGTTCGGGTCCCGGAACCTCCACCACGCCAACGTGTTACCGCTCTCGGTGGGGTTGAGCAGGTGCAACTTGGCGACGGGGGGAAGTTCGCCAAGCATCGAGGACTCCAGGCGTGGGTTCACGGCAGAGAGGATCTTGGTGCCCTTGGCTTCCGCGACAGCCTTCGCCGCACCCATCAACAGGGCGTCCAAGTCGTTCAGGAACACACTCTTGGTGGTGCCAGCGACTCGCACCTTCCTACCCGAACCGGACTGCTCCAACTCGGGCTCGGAGACGATGTCACCGTTCGCCAGGAGCCACTGGCGCGGCTCGAAGCGGGTGAACTTCATCCACTGGGTTGTCATGCATCCTCCTTCTGGAGGGCGTGGTTGGGAACTGCGTGCGTGATCTTCATGCTCGCCAGCAGTTCTTGTACTTCGGCTTGCAGTCGTGCTTCTGCGGTCGCCTCGTCGGGGATGGTCCTGGCTCGGGGGGTGATGATCCCACGTGCGATGGCGTCTGCGCGTACGAGCCTCTTGAGCCTCTTTGCGCGCAGCTCAGCGTACTTGTCCCAGTCCGCTTGGGTGGTGATGACTCGACCGTTTGGTGGGGTGCCGTTGTGCATGTCGGTGCCTTCGCGGGAGAAGGCGATCTGGAACCCCCACTTGGGGTCACGTTCCAACCTCATCCAGGGCGCGACGTTCCGCCAGTAGTCGCCCTTCATCAACTTCTCGCTGATGTACACGACCGGGTCGGTGGTGTTGTCGATGCCGCCGCTCTCCCCGTACTTCCAGTAGTGGGTGGAGTAGGCGTACCCAGGAGTCAACACACCGTAGGTGATCTTCGCGAGTCTCTCCCGGTCACCAGGGCCGCTGATGTACGGGGTCATGAACTCCCCGTCAGCGTTGATGATGAGCGACTTCCCGACCTCCCCGTAACCCCAGGAGTTGAACCCGGTAGCCAGGATGGGTCGGTCCTTGGTGTCCCATTCGACGACCCCGATCCCGAAGTTGGGGATGCGACCGTAGAAGAAGCTGGAGCGTGCGGCGTGGTCGTTGTACTTGATCTGGTTCTCAGCGTCGAGTACCGACTTCCACTGCTTGTACAGCTGGCGCATCGGGTCCACGATCTGCCCTGTACTGGTCACTTGCTTAGTAAAATCCACGTTTTCCTCCCTTCTAAACTCCAAAGATCCGTGACGAAAGACCTCTCACGCTACGCGTACAACGCGTCACGCTTCACGCACACGCAAAGCCTTGAACAGTCGCTCGGCGTCCTCCTCCCCGAGGGCGCGGACGATCTCCGCGCGCGCACCAGGAGCCATGAGCCCGCCACCTTGCTTCGCCATCATTCGCAGCATGCCCACGTGTCCACCGATGCAGTTCATGCACTTGGTTTCGACGTCCTGGTCAGGGTCGGAGACCATCCCGAGCGATGCTGGACTGATCCAGCATTCGTGGCCGCAGGTCGCTGTGTACGGCAGGCACTCAGGCAGGTGGTCTTCCTCGATGTTGCTGAGGATGATCTGCGCATCGCTCATCCCGACGACACTCCGATGCGTGTGGTCTGGCCGGTGGCGGTGTCGTGCTCGAAGTGCAGCGTGACCCCGATGCCGTTGATCTCGTCGACCAACTGGTCGGCAACCTGCTGCGGCACACCCTGACCAACCAGGTGCTCGATGGTTTCGCCGCGCTCGTAGTCGTCGTAGATGCTGTAGTGGAACTTGAGGATCGCCATCAGCCCGGGAACGGTGTGGTCGAACCGTCCGGCCAACGGAGGAGCGGCTCCTGGAGGGTGGTCGAGGTGCCGTCTGCGACGATCCGCCAGTACAACTGCCGGTCGGTGACCGCACGGAACCCGGCCATCCCAGAGAGGACGCTGGTCTGGGTCTTCACCAGGGCCGCGAGTTCCTCGATCTCCTTCTTGAAGTTCTTGTACCCGTAGAGGTCGGTGCTCCCCTCGTGCTGGTACTCGACCTTGGTGACGTTCTCGGAGACGACGACGATCTTGCCGTCGACCACGGTTACGTCTTCCAGCTTGTGGGCCTTGAGCTTGATGAACTCCTTGTTCCTGTTGAACGTGGTGACCGCGCTGGGATCCAGCGGCGGGTCAACGGTGAACTCGACGTCGTACGCGGTGAAGTACTCGACGTCCTTGTCGACTGTTGTGCTCTTCTTCGGCATGGACTTCTTTCCCTTCTTCTTGGTAGGTCTGTTTGGTGGCATCTGGCCACCATTGGGTGTGGTCGGTCCCGATCCCAAGAGCTGCTGGAGAGAGGTAGGTCCGTTGGCTCCTGACATCACTTGCTGGATCAGCGCTTGGAACGGGTCAGGTGGTCCCGCCACCGTCACTGGTCGGGGTCGCTTCCCCGGAGGAACTTGTAGATCTCCTTCGACAGGTCAACGATGTCCGCAGGCGGCTGCTCCTCCTGCTTCTTCAGAGCCTTCTCCCACTTCTCGGACATGTTGATCGGCTCGGAAGCCATGTCACGGATGTGGTCCAGGACCTTCGTGTACTCGTCCGCGTCCCATCCCTCGATGCCAGCCAGCTGGTGGTACGGCGGCGGCTCCGTCGGGACGTTGAAGTAGTAGGTGCGGTACGTGTTGTCGTACGTGTCTTCCTGGTCGTAGAGGAACTCTGGGTGTGCGGACAGCATCACGTCGATGTTGGGGTCGGCGTTGTCTCCGCCGTTCCTGGTGTAGAACGCGAGGCGGAGGGTTCCGTCGTCGAGTTTCTCGATCCAGGCGTCTCGGTACCGGGCGAACGCTTCCCGCTCCAGGCCCAGGAGGTTCAGGCCGAGCAGGGAGCCACGGAGTTCTTCTTGTCCGTCGCCGAAGATCATGTTGTAGAGGCCGCTCATGGCGTCTCCTTAAGTTTGAACACCTGTCTGATTTCTTCGTCGGTGACTGGTTGGAAGACGTCTTCGAGACCGTAGATGTCAATGCACACGCCTTCCCACGGGTAGCCGTGGATGCTGTGTTTCAGGTCAGGGTCGATCGCGGTGAAGTCGACTGTGACGTAAGGCTGTTGCTGGTCGAGGTGTACCTCGGTGACGATCGCTCGCTTGCCTTCGTATCTCTCGGGTTCCGCGCCAGTGTCGCCGAACTCGTCCGCAGGGTTGTTCGGGATGTGTTTCCCCATCCACCAGTTCTCCCTGACGAGCACCTCGTCGCCTACTTCCGGCACCCAGTCACCGCTCATGGCTACTCCTCGGTGGTCTTGAACCTGATGAGACCATCGGCCACCGACACCGAGTACACGTCGATGTCCTCTTCCTCCAACGCGGCCTTGATCTCCGAGGCAGACGCTGACGGGGTGGTGGTGTTCGCAGTGATCTTGCGGACAGTGGCGCTCACTGTCCCTTGCTTGCCCTTGGCGGCACGGATGACAGCGAACTTGCAGTTCCAGGGGTCGAGTTCGTAGTCGGCTTCGGTCTCGACGATGGGGACGACGTAGGTGTCGGCACCCTTCGGGTCAGCCTGGAACGTCTCAGCCTGCTCCAGTTCCGCCTCGATCTTCTCGAACTCGGACAGTTCACGCTCACGGAACTCGTAGGGGGTGGTGAGGGTGTCGTCGATCTCGATGTCGAACCCGGACCCGAAGGCGGCGACGACGGCTGCTCGTTGGCCTGGCTGGCAGGCGATGTAACGCTTCACTGTGGTGCTGGTGCCCATGGTGTGCCTCCCTTTCAGTAGACGAGGTTGCGCAGGTCGTAGGACGGCGGAGGGAGTTTCTTGTACAGGACCCTGTAGCCCTCTTCGGTGAGGAACTCGAAGACGCCCTTCTCGGCGTCCAACTTCTGCACATCGGTCGACTTGATGAGGATGCCGTTCCCGAGGATGTTGTTCCTCTCGTCGTCCTCGTCGTCGTCGTCCCCTGGGAAGTTCACCCAGTGGTGGTGCGCTCCGCCACGTTCGGTCAGTGGCGTGTTGGACTGCTTCTCTTCGACCCTGCCCTCGACACCTGTCGGGGACCACACCGTTACCTGGTACTGGGTGCCCGAGTGGTCCTCACCCATCGGCTTGGCGTTCAGGAGCTTCAGCGCGTCGAACGGGTCCTCCTTGTAGCGGTTCATCTCCTCCACGAGGGCCTTCAACATGTCGAAGTTGAACTTCTCGAACATGCCGGACACCCTCACCACTGCGTCAGTGTGGTCCTGGTTCTCCAGGTTGTCTTCGCAGTATTCGCGGACGAAGCTGCCCTCCAGGCCGTCGAAGTCCAGCGAGTAGAACAGGCGACCCGGACGGTTTCGCATGTGCGAGTCGACGGCGTACTTGTTGTTCACGGTCAGGATGAACAACTTCTTGCTGGTCATGGTCCCGTCGAGGAGCGTCAGCACGCCCTCCTGCTGGTTCGAGTTGTACACCTTCTCGAACTCGTCCATGAGGACGATCGCTGGCTGGGTGACGGTGGCGAGGAGGCTGCTGAACTCGTCACCCTCCCATGGTGCGTTCACCAAGATGGTGGGGATGCTGGCCTGGTAGCCGTCGATGGCGATCAGGCGGGCGAGCAGGCTCTTCCCGGAACCCTTCTCCCCGGCGAGGAGAGCTCCGGTGGCGCGTTCCCGGTCCAGGAACGTCGACATGATCCTGTCGGCGTAGCGTTGCAACTCGCCGTAGGTCTTGCCTTCGCTGGTGAACTTGGGGACGCGTTGGAAGAACATGCCTGCCATGCTCTTGGCGACGACGTAGTTGCCGACGGGGAGGTTGTCGAGAAGGGCTTCTCTTCCTGGGGTGGGGAAGTAGCCGTCTCCGTTTTGCATGAACATGTGGTTGCCTCCAGGGGCATTGGGTTGTTTGGACGGATGTCAGAAATCAGTGGTGGGGGTGTCCGGACCCTTTGTTCGGTTTCCTTCGAGGCCGAAGATCCGCATGCCGATCTCCACCTTGACGATCACCAGATGGCTCTTTTCGTCGTCGCTGAAGGTGTAATCGGGGCTGTAGAGCATCCTCGACGCCTGCTGGAGGAGCGCCACTCCCGCTGTCTTGCGTTGGGTGGTGTCCTCCAGCAGGAGGGTCCACTTGAGCAGGTCTTCCACCTGGTCGACGGTGGTCGCCCCCGGGATCGCGTTGATGATCTCTGCGTAAGTGAGTCGAGTATCGAAGGCGTTCGGCTCCCCCTCGAAGGGATCCGTGAAGGCCTCGTAGATCACCGGCTCCGGTCCCGGCACTGGAGTTGTGGGCTCGTAGAACCGGCGCGGGCCGTAACCAGGGGCCTCGGGGGCCTGGGCCTGGTCGTCGTCGGCGTCCATCTTGGCGAGCCGGACGATCTCCGCAGCAGTGTTCGGGGCTTCCTTGCGGATCAGCCGAGCGGACTGCTCCACGTTCCTCTCTAGGTCCCTGAAGGCGTGGAGAGGAATCGACTCTTCCTTCTCGGGCACCTCGTCGGTGGCCTTCGACCAGTCGTCCTTCACGCTGTCGATCTGCTCGAACAACTCATCCACTGCACCTTCAACGAAGGCCTTCACGACCTTGAGTAGGGCATCCATCAGGACTCCTCTAGTTGTGTAGCCATCGAGCCCATGATGCTCGCCAGAGCGGCCTCGATGTCTTCCTCGGGCGGTGGAGTGTTGTCCACCGGCTTCTTGCGTTTGATCTTCTTCTGTTCTTCGAGCTTCCTCGCCAGCTTGTCCATGTCGAGCGCCAGTTCGTTCGGACCAGGCTTGCGCCCCAAGAGCCGCACCGCCTCGGCGTCGCTGAACTGCGGAAGTTCGTAGTCCTGCACCGGGTAGGTCTTGAAAGCCTCTGCGTAGAGGTTGCTTCCGTAGCCCCCACCGAGTTTCTCGAACGCCGCGTTCAAGCCGTCAGCGAACTTGAGAGCCTCCTCCTTGAGGCGGAACGTCGCGCTCCACGTGCTGTCACCGTCGTAACTGACATTTACACACCACATGGAGCCTCCTAGAAGAAGATGGCCAGCACGAAACCAGCGACGTGCCAGGCCAGGTACAGCATCGTCAGGGCCAGCAGGACCACGTGGTTGACATGCCAGCCGTCACCCAGGTGCCTGCGGGTGCGGACAGCCTGCTCACGGACGAGGGTTCTCATGGCTGCTCCTTCAGGGACTCGACCTGGTACACGGTCAGATTTTCGGTCTCCTGGAGCACGGCGGACCAGGTGAGGCGGGAGTTGCCGTTGATACCGGCCCGAAGCCAGCCACCGTTTTCCTTGAAGAAGAATTTGGTGTGCCAGGGGTCGCCGTCTTCGGCGATCAGGTACGTCCCGTCCGGCCAGTCGTCCTTTGGCTCGTTCTCGATCTTCTCGATCTTCGCCAAGGTCTCGGCCTTTCGCTCCTCCCAGGACTTGATGTTGTCGTGGGCCAGCTGGATCTGGGACTCGCAGGAGTGGAGGTTCCTTTTGAGCTCAGTCAGACGTCGGTCGATCTGTACCTGGCAGGAGCCGTAACAGGTGGCCCCACATCTGGGGCACCATCCCGTGTGACCGTCGTAGACACCCATCAGGAAGCCTCCCTCGCGGCCTTGGCGGCGTCGATCGACGCCTGCATCATCGCGGCGAAGTCCACCGAAGGCTCCTCCACAGCCGGGGCCACGTACGTGTCCTCCGACTTGTCGAAGTCACCAGCAGCAGCCTTCTCGTCAGCGAACGACTGGATCAGCGCCGACCGCTCGTCCGTCAGGTCCGCCACCTCGGTGGTGGTCAGAGCCTGGATGAACGTGCGAGTCATCGCCACCTCACCAGGCACACAGTCGAACTCGGGCAGGTCACGCTGCTCTCTCAGGGCGTCGGTGTGCCACACCTGGTACACCTTCCCGTCGGGGGTGAGGATGACCGGCTTCGGCAGACCACGGGTGGTCAGTTCGCCGATGGCGACGACACCTTCCTCCCGCATAGCCTTGTACAGGGTGTTCAGCAGTTTGATCGCAGCCGGGGACGGGCCCTTCTTCTTCCCGGAACCGACCTTGGTGGGCTCCAGGAACGACAACTTCTCGGGCACGTAGTTGCCCTGCGTGAACAGGTGCTGCGGCTGGAACTCGGTGATCTTGAGGGTGTTCGCCTCGACGGTGAACAACTTCTCGACCTCGTCGTCCTCGACGTACACGGGGCCGTACTCGGTCTCGATCTTCCGCTGGACTCGGGCCAGCTGGTCAGAGTCGAGAAGTTCCCCGGTTTCCTTGTCGATCTTGCCGCGCCCGACCGAGTGGTCGACGGTGACCTTCTCGCCGTTTCCGTTCGTGGTCTCGACGGGGAGGTACTCGTGGCGGGTGAAACCGTGGTCCGAGACGGTCCCGGTGTACACGGACACCGGGGCTGAGAACATGCCGAACGACAAGGTGATGTGGTTCGACGCTCTGGTTGATGGTGGTGCCTTGGGCATTGCAGCCTCCTAGGGCTTCTTGTTGGGGTGTTTCATCCGTTGATGAGCATTTGGATGCCGTAGGCGATCGCCATGGCCGTGAACCAGCCGATGACGAACGCCATCAGCCTTCCTTGAACAGTTCCGGGTGTTCCTTCTGGAGCCGCGCCAGCTCCGCCGCCGCCTGCTCGGCGCGCTGCTTCAAAATCTGCGCTTGGTTGGCCTTGGCTTCGTCGATCTCCTTGTAGGCGTCCTTGATTTCCGCGTCAGTGGCGTCACGCCAGCCCTGCAAGTTGAGGACGGCCCGGTCGCTGTCACCGTAGGAGCCGGACTCGGTTTCGAGCTCGAACGTGATCTCGTCGGTGATCCCGGTCTCCTCGATCTTCTCCCTCAGGTCGTCCATGGTGAAGGAGTCCCATCCGTCATAGATCCGGACGTTGATCTTGCGTTGGACAACACCTTCTTGCTTGCGCCACTGCCACTTGTTGAGGTCACTCCACCGGGCCATCAGGGTCTCCTGTCGTGGCCCACCGGTCGTACTGAGCACCAGTCCAGCCCATGTTCGAGGAGACGAACTCCTTCAACGTGGTCGGCATCTGCTCCGCGTTCTCGTGCCACTCCTCCACCAGGTCGTCGGCGTTCTCCTCCCAAGCGGCTGGGTTCTGGAGTTCGATCCCCAACGGCCCCCAGTAGAAGTTCCACAGACAGTGGTCGCCGCACTCGGTGATTCGGGCGGGTGTCCATTCCCAGGACCCAGACCACGGGAAGATGTGCAGAGGCCCCTTGCGGGTGGGGATCACGAACCTGAACCGGGACGAGTTGCGCCAACGGCGGATTCGCTCTCTCATCGGGAGAGAATCTCTCGGGGGATGATCTCCGCGTAGTCGGCGGACGTGGACACGTCGTACAGGCTCATGTCGACGTCGAACCTCTCCAAGGCGGCGGCGAGCGCAGCGCCTCGCGCTATCGCGTCGTGGAGGTGAGGGGACCTGAAGTACAGAACCATGTGCGCGGTCTCGTCGTCCGGGTTTTGGCGCTCAGCACCCCACTCCACCCAGGAATCCCCGTACGTGTACTCCCCGGTGATGCCCTCGAAGGTGGACATGATGTCCAGAACCTTGTCGCGGGTCGCCTCGGAGGGCGGGTCGATGGGGAAGTGAAGAGCCCACACGGTGGCGGTGGCCGGGTCGTGTTGACGGTCCTGGTTCTCGTACCAGTGAGGCTTCTTGCGGTCGGCGTGGTTGTAGGTGTACTCGTGCATTTCGACGGTCATTTGTTTTGCTCCCTTGCCTTCATGATTCGTTCGTACAGATGCTCCGGCAGGTCGTTGCAGACCTCACGCATGATGGACCACGACCCTGGGATGTAGCCGTCGTAGCCGACGAACACGTCGTCGGTCCACTCGATCCTGGACAGCAGTTCCACCAGGCGGTCGTCGCCGATGTCACGTTGCACCTTCCAAGCCCACAGGTAGCTCCATGCCCGGGCTGCGGACTCGTTGGTGCGACGCTGGTGGTCCTCGTAGTCGAAGGTTCCGAACGTTTCGGCGATCTCCTGGTCGGTGACGGGCGGGACGGCTTCCAGCCTCACGATCGCCTCGTCCGCTGTGTGGTACTCGCCGGAGTCCGAGTATGCGTAGTTGTCGAAGCGGATCCCGTAGGAAAACATGGGGTCGCTCTTGGGGTTACCTCGCCCGGAGTAGGCCCACCGCTCTTGGTTGGCGACGACGATCACCCCGGTCTTCATCAGGGGAGGGTCGGAAAGCCAGGGGTCGTCGGCGGGCAGGTCGATCCAGATCCGGTCGCCCACCTTGAACTTGTGCCCCGTCATGGCCGCTTGCGGTTCAGGATCTTGTACAGGTCGTCCAAGACTCCCGTCTTCCACGCTTTGATCTTGGTCTTGAACGCCTTGTCCTGCGCTTTGATCTTGGCCTCGTCGGCGGGGGATGTCGTGAATGGGGTCGCCGGGTTCCAGGGTGTGATCCCGAAGTACGGCGGTTGTGTGGGTGGTCTCCGCGACGTGATCTTCTTCAACTCACCCGCCACGTTGTCGTCGTAGAAGTCCACGGGCACGAACATCTTGATCTCGTTGGGCTTCCCACCAGGAGTCAAGTGGTGGTCTCCGAGGCCGTATCCGTCAGCCAAGGCCTGCGCCAGCGTCTCGGGGGTGGTGTAGGTGCGGTACTCGTAGCCGTTGAAGATCACGAAGATTTCGTTGGGCATGGAGTTCTTCATCCCGCTCGCCATCACATGTACCCGGGGTTAGGGAGACGCTTGGCAGATGGTCTGGAGCCACCCAACTTCAGGTACACGTCCTCGCCACCGTCGGGGTCTGGTTCCCAGCCCTTCGCCTTCAGGATCTCCGGGAGGTACTCAGTCCAGAAGACACCCCTCTTGACGTCGGCGGGGATGACCTTGGGAACGTCGATGGTGACCTCATCCCCGCAGGTCTTGCAGTACCCCAGGACGGATATGTAGACGTTCTGGACCTTGTCGGAGCAGGACGACGTGAGGGCCACCAGTTCGTGGGGGCATGGCGGCTCTTGGTAGGTGGGGAGTTTCTGCTTCTTCCCACTGGGGGTGCGGATGTATGCACGCACCGTGAGGAGCACGATGACGGAGAGAGCGAGGGCGAAGATCATCGTGAGAAGTGTTTCGATCATGGTTCCTCCTAGTGCAGAGTGCCCGAGGTGGGCATGTACACCGGTCCCGGCTGGCGGGTCTTGTAGTGCTCGTCGTTCTCCACGGCCTTCACGGCGATCCGTTGGTCGCCGTCGATCAGGACACGCTCCGAGTTGGGGTCGTCTAGCTTGGCCAGGAGGGTCTCCAGGTTGCGGCGGGTCAACTCCAACGTGGGCAGCGTGTTCCACCCGTCGATGAACTTCACCATTCGTCCAGGCTGGCGAGGAAGAAGGCCAGTGCCCCGACGCCGAACACGAAGACCGGGAGAAGCATCAACGCGGCGGTGTTCTCGAAGCGACTGGTGGGGTCGTCGGTCCAGATGGCCAGGAACCCGAAGAACATGAGCACGGCGAAGAAGAAACCCGTCCAGCGGGTCAACTTCTTGGCCAGGGCCTTCCAGCGAGCCTTGCCTCTCAGGGGTTCGGTGGAAGTTTTGGTTCTGCGGAACGGAATCATGGTTGTCCTCCGATGAGCAGGCCGAGGTAGCCGAGGGTGAGCAGGCTGGTGGCGACGTACATCTGCTTCTTCGTAGTGGTCCCCTCGGGGGTGAACTTCAAGGGCCTGCGGCTGAACGTGGCCCAGACACCAAACGGCACGAGGACTGCGTACATCAGCGCCAGGCCCTGGATCTGCCAGGTGACGGCCTTGGTGCCGAACAGCAGCAAGACCAGCATGGCGGTGTCCCACATGTTCACCAGGAGCCACGGCCACGGTTTGCGGTTGATGTCGCGTCCGGTGCGGATCAACCACAGGCTGATGGCACCGGAGGCGAGCATCTCCCAGAACAGGAACGTGTGTTGCCAGGTCATGCCGAGCATGGTCAGACCTCGGTGTAGGGGACGAGCGCTGGGACCCGCTGCTTGCGGGTGATGGGGGCACCGTCGAGGGCCTCCACGTAGAACCGGTACGCCGCCTTGTACGTGGTCACCGGGTGCGCCGACAGGAACGTGATCTCGACCTCGGCACCGAACTCGGGGGTGCCGGGCTCGCCGAGCGGGGTGACGGTGTCGATGACGCGGACGCCGCCACGGGGTTGGCCGTGGAGCCAGGCGCGGACTTCCTGGCCGGGTTCGGCGTGCTTCGCCTTGATGACGCCGTCGTGGGTGTCGACCACGTCGACGAGGGCGAGGCCGGGGCGGACCAGCTTGCTGGCCTGGTCGGGGTTGACGTCGGCGATGACGGGCTGGGTGGTGACGTCGGGGGTGCGGAACTGGGGCATGGTGGTGGGGCTGGGTGCGGTGGTCATTTTGGTTGCCTCCTAGGGCATCTGATGGAAAAACGGCGGTGGGGTGGTGCGGAGCCGATGTTCGGTTTACTCGTCTCCGTCGAACTCGATCGCGGCAGCAGATAGGCGACTGCCGAGACAGGGGCGAGGTGGGCGTTCAGGCCCACACCATTCGCCCCAGACTTCACGGTTGTGCTGTTCCAGACGTCCGTCTGAATCAACCGAGACTTGCTGTTCACAAACTGGGCACTCGATCATGTGTGCCTCCTAGCGAAAAGCGGGCGGTCCCCCACCCCCCAGCGGGGGACCGCCCAGGTGGTTCACCGGATCCGCGAGCCTCCCCCGAGGCCCTTCTTGCGGTTCTGGGAACCGGGCTTGTGCAGGAGCAGGCCCTGGCCGGAGAGGTCGTCCTTGCGGGGAACCTCTTCGTAGGCCTTGATGCGCGACTCCAGGGCCGCTGCGGTCTTGCGGTTGCGACCGGTCGACGAGCGACCCTTGGTGCGGTTCTTGGCTTGTGGTCCGGGCATTGCTACTCCTTCATTCTGACTGGATGGTACTTGTGTTCGAGGACTGGCGCTAACGAATGGCGTCAGTTGTTGGGGCTGACGCCACCGACGACGTACGTGGGCGGGTACGGGGTGCAGCCGCCCTTGTTGATGCAGAGGGCCTTCAGGTAAGCCTCCACGCCGCCGTAGCCGTCGATGATGGCCTTGAGCTTCTTGGCCTCGGCTTCCTCGACGGCGATCTGTGCGTTGGCCTTGGCCTCGTCAGCGTTGGCCTGCGCCTCCTCGGACTGCGCCTTCGCGACGGCGGTCTGCTCCAACGCGACGGCCTCGGCGAGTGCCTGGTTGACGGGCTCGGGCTTGCCGACCAGGACGCTGATGCCGTCGAAGAAGTCGCCCTTCGCGGTGATGTCCAGGAGCGATCCGTCCTTGGCCAACTCCTCGTTCAGCTTCTGCTCGATCTCGATCTTGGTGGCCGGGTCGTTCCAGACCTTGCGCCAGGTGTAGCCCTGGATGATGCGGTCGAGTGTGGCGTCACCGGGGTCGGCCACCAGCTTGCGGAGCAGGGTGATCCACTCCGGGTTGTAGGTGCCGTCGTTGTCGAAGTGGACGCCGTACCTGCGGGCGTACCGCTGGTAGAAGTCCTTGAGCGTGTCGCACTCGGTGATCAGGGTGAAGCGGATGGTGACGGGGATGTACATCTCCACGGAGTCGAGGGTGACGGCCTTCATGCGACCGGCGTCAGAGCCATCCTGGCCGGTGGCGTCCCATTCACGCTCGTTGGTGGGGAAGTACTCGTAGGTGTCGTTGGTGAGCCACCCACGCTCGGACGACTGGATGCAGTCGCCCTTGATCTTCTTGGCCTCGAACGGGCCCTCGCCGACGTGGACGGCGACCATGTCGGACGGCGTGGAGTAGCCACACGCGGTGGCGACCAGGCTGATGCCGAGCAGGATGCCGACGATGCGGACGGCTCGGTTCTGAAGGATGCGGTTCTTCACGAAGTGATCTCCTTGCGGTTGAGTCGAGCCAGTGCCTGGACGGCGAAGGTCTCGTCGGGTAGTACGGCTGCCTCGGCTGCTCCTGCGATGAGGTCGAGTCGCATGGTGCGGAGGTCGTCCAGCTCCTTGCGCTCGCGGCGACTGATCGCCTCGGGGTCCTTCTTGGAGGAGCGGCCTACAAGGAAGCCGATGATGGTGCCTGCTCCGGTGAGCAGGCACATGAGCAGGAACAACATCAGGGTGTCCTCTCGTCAAGCGATGGTGACCGCTTTGAAGGCGGTCGGGTTACCACTGGGGTCGGTCCAGTCGTAGTAGTCGCTCTCGATGTGGTCGACGTCGCTCACCTCGACACGGACAGCGCCGTTCAAGGCGACGTCGTTGTCGTAGTGGGTTCCCGCCAGTACCGGGAGGTTCTGGGGGAGTTTGAGCAGGTCGGCGACAACGTCAGCGACGGTTCTGAGGTTCTGCATGGTGCCTCCTTGGTTACTCGCCACGGCACTCGTCGATAGCAGCGCGGTAGGCGGGCGTCTTGTCAACGATCTCGGAACTCACTCGGCTGGCGTTCGCATTGGCGCTGTCGACGGTGAGGGAATCGAACTCCAGAGCCGCCTCCATTGCCATGCGGAGGTATCCGATGCCCTCGGCAGCCAGGCGGAGCAGGTCGTCGGCCATGTCGAGGGCCTCGATGCACGCTTCGGGTGCGTCGGACTCAGGAGTGGACTCCACGGGGTCGGCACAGGCGGCGAAGGCCAGCAAGGCAGTGACAAGCAGGACGATCTTCTTCACGGTGCTCCTTAGATGGTGGTGGTGTGCCTCTCAGCCTGTTCCGTCAGGATGGCCGACTGTGAGGCGGTAGCCGCCTGGGTTACAACGCTCGGTGCCCACGGACTTGGTCGGCAGGTTCGTCCGGCGAGGATGCAGTTATGTGCTTGAAACCGAGGCCCAATGGCCTGTGTTGTGCGGTGCTGACTAGCGGGTCGGGGACCAACCACCCGCTGGCGACATGTCGTCGACGCCAGCGGTGATCTTTCGGCCGTCCCACCCCAAGTAGTCCCCATCCACCACTCTCAGGTGGTGGTAGTCCTTGGAAGCCCTGTGCAGGTACTGGCACAGGAACCCAGGCTGGTCGCCGTACGTGACGTACACGTACGTTCCCTTGGGGTACTTGGGGAAAAGACGGACCCAGTAGAGCCCGACCAGGAGGCCGATGGCCCCGCCCAGGATCGTTAGCAGGATCGTGGCCATAGCGGCCTCCTCAAGTCAGCGGGGCTCGCCCAGGTTCTGCAGGGCGGCGGTGTCCTTGTCGTGGCGGTACACCAGGACACCCTTGGTGCGGTGCGTCCCCGTGTTGCGGACGACCTCGGGCTTGCCCGTCTTGAGCACACGCGCCTGGGCCTCGATGACGGCCCCGGTGACGTACACGCGCCCACGGACCGGCGTGAGACCGGCCTTGGCGACGAGCACCTCGCCCTTGGCGAGCGAGGGGTTGGTGGTGGCGGCGCGCGCCGTACCCGTCGAGCGGGTCTTGGCGGGCTCGCTCAGTCCGGCGAGGAACGCCTGGACGGCTGCGGCCTGCTCGGGTGAAACGGAGAGCTTGGTGTTCTTGCTCTTGGCCATGTCTGCCTCCTCAGCAGCGTCACGCACAGTGTGTGCGTGACGGGTTGTTGGTTACCACGTGCACGTGCGTGTGCATCGCAGTGTGTGTGACAGGTATCTCCCGTCAAAAGAAACTCACTAAAAACGTGACGTAAGGTTTCTCACGCTACGCGTAATACGCGTCACGCGTATGTACGCGTCACGCGTCACGCATCACGCGTACTGCGGAACTTCTTTGCGCGATCCTTGGCTGGAAGGTGGTGGCCGCGTGCATGCACAGCATCTAGAACCTGCTTCGCGAGCGCCCGACGCTCCTCTGCGCTGAACTCCGACGGGTTAGGTACGTGCTTGGGGCACGCGCACCGTGCGTTCTCGAAGTGACAGCGCGGACATGGGGTGTGGTCGTCATCCATCGCTACCTACTTTCTTGATGCTTTCGACGGCCGTCTGAATCTCCTCATCCGATGGTGGCGGAGTGAGTGCTACCTCGTTGAACCGGGACGGATGATGGGCCTCCATGTGCTCCAACGCTGGCTTCAGAGCCGTCGTCAGGTTCGGCATCTCGTCGTGCTCGAAATCAGCGAAGACGTAGTCATCCTGGCTGCAGAAGTTGCACTCGATCTGGCCGGGATGGTTCCTTGATCCTTGTCGGATCGCGAACCAGTAGAGGAAGTACTTCGCCTGGTCGTAGTTCATCAGTCCTCCGTTTCAGGCTTCTCGAACGGGATCACGTTGAAAGCCAGCAACTCCGACTCCGTGATCGACCCAGTCGGCTCACCTTCCGGCTGCCACCAACCATCCACGGCCTCGACCTCGTCGTCCGTGGGCCATGCGTCGATCTTCCAGATGTCGTAGATCCGACCAGGCGGGAAGTCGACCTCGTAGGCATCCTGGGTTTTCTCCTGGATGACGAAACAGAACTTCTCCTCTGCGTCGGTCTCGTACACCCCGGACAGGTAGCCGTCGTAGTAGTTGTACACGTCGATCGTCATGGGAGTCCGTGTCCTTTCGGCCTGATCTGACGTAGTAGCGCCACCGGCACCACCGTCCGTCGTGCGACCTCATGCTCGTCGCAGAGGGTGGTCAGTTCGTTGTAGACGCTCAAGGCGTCACGCCGGTCTGCCTTCGCTTGGGCGAGTTCCTGCCGCAGATCGCGGATCGTTGCCTGGTGCTCCTCGATTACACGTTGTTGGCTAGCGATGCTCACGACCACTCCACTCTGTGCTTGCCACGGTGCGTCCCAGCCGCGACCTTGCGGAACCACGACCGTGTGGCCCACGGCCACACCCACTCGTTGCAGTAAGCCATCGGGGTGCCGTTCACCACCAACGGTTTGTTGCACTTGTGTGCCCCACGATCGCTCGCCACAGGGGAGGGTAGGACCCTGTAGTTAGGACTAGTTGGGTCCCAGGGGTTGTCGGACATGCTCCACCTCCTGTAACGCCTTGATCTCCGCCATCGCGGCCTCTGCTTCGGCCTTCCCGCAGTTGCAAACTCCGGTCGGGTAACCCATCACCCAGGCGGTGCAGTCGTTGAACCCCTCGTACGCCTCAGCGAAGTGTTCTCGCTCGGCGTTGACCGTGATCGCCAGCCGCATCGTAGGGCTCAGCAGCGCCATCAGGTCCTCCTGACCGTGAAGGTGGCCTCAACCATCTGGTGGTTGGACCACTCCACGCACTCCCCAGGCTCCGAGTGGGCCAGGGCCTCTTCGAGGGTGAACGAGTCGTGACAGTCGACACAGACCAGCTCGGGCCGGAGCCCACCGTGTTTCTCCAGCAGTTCCCCCAACATGCGTTGGAACCTGGTGGGCGCGGCCATCAGGACACCTCCCATGTCGCCTTGGGCCACGCCCTCGACGCATCCCGCAGGTCGCGCAGCACCTCCAACAGGTCCTCGTACGTCCCCCACGTACCACCACCCCTGATCAGGTCACCCATCTCCGGGTGCTCCTCCAGGGTGGTCAGGGTCTTCGCCAGGATGCGAGCAGCCTTGCGACCCTTCAACCCGTGCAGGTCGTTCAGACTCCGTAGGCCAGCAGCCTCCGTGGCTGGCTGGTAGTTGTAGGTGGCGTTCCTGCTGAACAGCGAGACCCGCGTCTCGCCGTCGTAGATGCCGATGAGGGACAGGTCGTAACTCACTTCTTCTCCTTCGTCCAGATCCCGAACAGGGAGTCCACCATGCCGTTGGAGTACTTGCCTCCGTAGAACATTTCCTCCGTCACCTTGTAGCCGAGCTGGCGCATCTTCCATGCCTCGATCTCGATGACATGGGTCTCGTCCATGGCGAACACGTCGGTGGTCCTGGGGTTCGGGGTGGAGAACACCACGCCACCATCGGCCATGTTGCCCATCCTGGCCACCGCCTCGTACGGCTGGTGCAGGTGCTCCAGGATCTCCAGGCACACGAACCAGTCAGCTCGTCGTGGGGGCACCCAGGTGTCGATGTCGGTGTTGTCGATGCCACCGTCGATGGGGATGTACCGGCCACGCCATCCGTACTCGGTGCGCAGGCAGGTGTCGAACTCGGTCCACCCGGCCCCCACATCGAAGATGGTCATGTCGTCGGTCAACCCGTGGACACTGTTGACCATGGCGTCGATGGCGTGGCGGTACCGGATGGCACGCCATTCGTAGTGGCCGGTGCGGGCACCGAGGTAGGTGTCGCAGTTGTCCACGGTGGGAATGAAGTTGGTCATGCTTTGCCTCCTTGGGCATCGTGAACGCTCATCGGCGTTCGGTTTTCCACTTGGTGAGGTGGCTGACCTCTGCGTATCTCGCTCCCCTGTCGGGGTTGCCAGCCAGTTGCATATCGAGGTTGCGGAGCAGGTTGTAGCGGACCTGGTTGTAAGTCAGATCCTCGTCGAGGGCGATCCTGATCAGGTACCCGCGCATCACCAGGATGTGCTGGACCTTGGTGACCACGTAGGCCTGCCAGGCCAAGAACGCCAAGACCAAGGCGTTGACGATGAGGCTAACGATGGCGGAACCTCCCTATCTTCAGGTCGTGCCCTTTGCGGCTGCCATCCCACATCCACCGCACCACCAGGGCGGCTCCCAACCCGTTGCGAACAACAGGCTGGAAGCCGACCATCAGGTAGTGGGTGCCGATGAGTGGGATCACTCGGTAGCCGAGACGCAGCGTGAATCCAGAACGCCACAGGTCTTGCACTCGGTGACGAGCCATGCCCAACCTCCTGCCAAGTCAGATCCGGCGAGCATCTTGGCGAACTTGCCGCACTTCAGACACCGTTTCGCCCACACGGTCAGCCCGTACTTCCACAGGCTGGGCACATCGTCTTGCCAACGGTGCTTGCTGGCGATCTCCAAGGTGGGGAACGGGCCCCTGTCCTCGAACCAACCGTGCATCCGCATCTCGTAGCCGACAGGTGGCTGCCACGGCTCCTCACGGTCAGCGGAACAGATCCACCAACCCTTGAACATCTCCGTGATCCTCACGAGTTCACGATCGCTTTCACGACATCCGAGCCCGTCGTCAAGTGAGCCAGGTGCTCCTGCAACGCAGCAGCAGCATCCTCGACGGTCGCGTACATCAGCTTCGGCACCAACGGCTTCCTCGCCGCCGACGACTCAGGCAGGTAGTACAACTCGAAGTCGGACGCCATCACCGCACGCCCATCGTTGGACGACCAGTACAGGAAGTGCGGGTCGAACGACCTGACCGCCTCCGTGATCAGCCCAGGCATCCAGGCGAACAGGTTCCGGACATGAGCACGAGCAGCGTCCGCTCGTGCCTTCCGACGCCTGTCCATTTCCGCAGTGGCCTGGACAACCAGGTCCCACATCCACGGTCCATCCCCGCCCGGCGTGAGCAAGAAGATCTCGCGGCTGTACTTGGACCACTGCACCGACCCGTTGGTATTGATGTGCTCCTCGTCCAGCAAGAACTCCGTCATCGGGTCCAGCCCACGTTCCGTGATGGCCCCGGTGATCGCCACCGCCAACAGGTTCCCGTCGATGCTCCCCGGTGCAGGGAACCTCGTACCCATGAACGCTGGTGCCCGGTCCGCCTTGAACCGGTCCAGCATCGGGTCGTCACCCTTCCCGCTGATGCTGGCCATGACCGTCGCGATGACGTCCAAGTTGTCCCAACGCAGGTTGTGGGTGCTGGTGTACGAGTCCACCAACGCACCACGAACCCTGTTGTTCACCAGGCCCATCAACCACTTCCGAGCCCGCTTCAGCTGCTTCACCTCATCGGAGTCGGTCTCCCTGAACACCTGGTTACCGGGGATGCCACGCTCCCGTGCAGCCATCTGCTCAGCAGCCCTGTTCAGCAGGTCCAGGTCCCACTTCTGCTGCTTCGCCAGGACCTTCGCCATCGTCTCCAACGTCATCTGCGGGATGTCGTCGGCGTTCGAGCCGAGCAGACGGTTGGCCCACCGCTGCTTGCCCTTGGCAATCTTCGTGACGATCGGCACCATGTGGAACACCACTCGCCACGCCTGATCCATACGCTCAGGCTTCACCTTCACCTTCGCGTCGGCGATCTGGTCGAACTCGATCTTGCGTGCCGCTCTGGCTCTCGCCACAGCCATACGCCGTCTCGACTTGTCCTCCCTCCCCGATGCCGCAGCAACGATCCGACCCGACTCCAGGGCGTGACCCGCTGAAGCCATCGTCTGCTCATGGACCTGCTCCATGTGCGGAACGTCGGACTCCTTGTTGATCTTCACGTCCACCTTCGTGGCCATGTTGATCGCCGGGATGTTGTCACCCGGCACGCCCTGGTTGATCTCCTCCAGGGACCGGTTGTGGTACGGGTTGTCTTCCTTGTGGCTGACCGTCTTCGCCTTCTCCTGCTCATCGAGCAAGGCGATCAGCCGTGACAGGCTCTGCGTCTTGTCGGTCATTCCTCTCGCTTCTTCCTGATCTTCGCGACGGCCTCTTCGATGTCGACCATCTCGTCGTCACTCAGCGAAGCCAGCAGCTTCCCCAGCCGACGTTCCTTCGCGGTCGCCTTGACCTTCTCCTTGACCAGACCCCCGGTGGCTCGGCTGTCCTTGACGTGCTCGATGAACTGACCCACAGCCGCCCACACAGCCTTGTTGCGGTCGCTCCCACGTGGACCCTTGTAGAAGTCGAACACGAACTGTGCGGCGTACCTGCGGTCGCTGGTCAGGTCGTAGTTGTTCAAGATCCTGGGGTCGAACTTGATGTCCTTCACCGGCCACTCACGAGGGTTGATGCCCTCCGGTGCGATGGTGAACTCCTCGTCGCTGGTGACGACGGGAGAGAGGGTCTCCCCTGTGGTGGGGAGTCCCAGGCTCTTGAGAAGGTCGGCCTTTTCGGCCTCGGTCTTCGCCATGCTTAGCCTCCTAGGGCTTCGGTGTTACGGGTGTGCGACGTCTGCGAACGCCGCAGCCTCCTCTCTGCTGTCGAACGGTCCAGCGAACCCGACCCAGAACTTGCCGTCCTCGTCCTGGTCAACCACGCTGCTGCACCGCCTCGATCACCTTGGCGAGGGTGTGGTTCCCGGCAGCGAACATCTCAGCAGGGACGGTGACCCCAGCCCACAGCCACTGGAGCATGTCGACCATCCCGTACAGGTACTCCGGGTCGAGGTCGAGGTCGCTGGCGTCCAGGTCCTTGACATCGCTGCGCAGTTTCTCGATGAACTCACGCGTCAAGTCCGCCATCAGACGGTTTGTCCCTTGTACATGCGCTCCTGGCGGGCCAGAAACCCACGGTGGTCGATGATCCGGAGTGCGGACGTCGTCAGGACCTCCTCCGGCGAGCGACCCTCGTCGTTCTTCTTGTGGTAGTGGTGGACGCAGAACAGGAGCTCCTCCTTGGCGTTCTCCACCGGAGGCGTCTCCCCCTCCGGCCACTCCACGGCCGTCGTGTCCACGGTCAGGGCCTCCTTGGCGATCTCCACCTGGATGTAAGCCTGAGCACCACAACGGTCGCAGCGGTGGGTGGCAGGCAGCCCCTGGTCGGCCATCTCCAAGATCTCGGCGATGTTGTCCGGGACGATGATCTCTTCGATGGACACGTCAACCTCCCCCATAGGCTCGTTCTTGTCGGGGGTATCGGTCATGTTGGTCACTGGCTTGACTCCTTCAGGATGGTTGCGCGGATGGACTCGATTGCTTCTTCGAGTTCCTCTTCGGTGGCGGCATCGAACTCACTGGCGAGGACGATGCCGCCGTACGGCCACAGGGCGTAGTTGGAACGGTTGTCACGGACGCCGTCGCTCCAGTTGATGAGCACGGTCTCCTTCAGGGCAACCCGGCTCATGTCTGCGACGACGCCACGTGTCCCTGGTGGGATGTCGGGAACCACTCCGTTGTCCCAGTGGTGCTCCAACACCACCACTTCGTCGCCCACCTTGAACGGGCACGTGTCGTGCACTCTCTCCCCCAGGCTCATGGCGTTGGCTCCACCGCCCGTCCCAGAACACAGGTGCCGTACTCCCCGGCGCTGCTGTCGTCAGCCACCTTTAGCCAGGTGCCTCCAGCCTCGATGCACTCCAACCGCACCTCCTTGTTGATCTGGTCCTCGGTGCTTGGCCCCTTGAACGCCAGCCACAGCGCCAAGATGCTCGTGCAGGCCACCGACGCGGCGGCGATGATCGCGAAGATCGACACCGACGTCTTCCACCTGGTCACGGACAGCTCGTGCTTGCGCTCCTTCGCTGCCTCGCTGTTGCGGATGTTCGCCAGGTCGATCTGCTGGAAGTAGTCCTCCGGGTCCAACGTGGCCATGTCAGGCCCCCAGCGACTTCAGCAGGACCTTCTTGGACACGCCCAGGTGCTTGGCCAGCGCCTTCACCACAGCCGGGTCCGACAGGTCCATCTCTACCGCCACAGGCTCCGCCTTGGCGTTCTTCTTGGCCTTCTTCGGCTTCTCGGCGGCCTTCTCGGCAGCCAACTGCTGGAGACGCACGTGCTCCTTCTCCAACACCCGGTACGTGGTCTCGTCCGGGTCCAACGCCACCGCGCCACGCTGCAACGCGTTCCTGGCCTTGTTGTACGGGCTGCGCTGCACCGAGTTCGCCAACTCGTCCAGTGACGACACCTCCGACAGGTCCAAGGTCGGCACCGTCACCCGGTCGTTGACTTTGAACTCCGGCAGCACGTGACCCTTGCGGCGCTTCTGCTCCGCCTTCACACCCTTCTTGTCCACCTTCTCCTCCTTCTTCTTGGCCTTCACGGCCTTCGCACGCTTCTTCTTCACCTTCACAGCCTCACGCTGCTGCATGGTCTCCACGACCAGGTCGCCGACAGCGGCGCGGGGCATCTTGTTCAGGTCGATCTGCGGCATGTTGTTCTCCTGCTTGTTGCGGTGGATGATGTCGATGCGCTGCTGCGCGATCGCCTCGAAACGCACACGGATGCGGGTGCAGTCCGTGCAGATGGCGACACGAGGCAGGTCTGGGGTGCCCTCCGGCACCTTGACCTGGACCGCCACCTCGGTGTGACAGTCGACGCACTCGGCCTTCAGGTACTCCTGCGAGTACCCCTTGGGGATGTGCAGGGCGTCGGCTGCGGTGAGCCGACGCGGCGGGTTGGGTGCGGTGGACGCCTTCGTCACCACGAAGGGGATGTCGCCCTTCTTGCCCTGGTTGATGACTGGCTTGGCCTTGGCCTCCAGGTCCAGGTCGGCGAGGATCTTTTGGTGGAGCTCCTGCGCCTTCTGGGTCCCGAGGATGTCGGCGATGCTGGTCATGTTGTTCTCCTCATCGTTGTGCGGACATGCCAAGGGCAGCGCACCCACATGGGATGCGCTGCCCTTTGGTGTTGTTAGCGGCGAACCAGCCGGTAAGGGCCGGACTTGGGGTACTTCCGCCCATGTAGCCACAACATCAGCCGTGCCCTCGGCCAACTCATGGGCGGCAACCGACGCGACTTGCGCCACTCACCTGGGATGTGACACCCCGAGACGCAGCGGGCACGACACTGGATCTCGTACCCGTTGCTCATCAGTCGTCCTTCTTGCCCAGCTCACCCGGAGGCAACTCGGGCGAGTAGATCCCCGGAGGCGGCTCGAACGGCTGAGCAGTCAGACCACCCAACGCCCTCTCGATGGACTCACCGATCTCCCCGGCGTCCACGTTGCCACCACCCGGACCGTGACCCTGGTTACCGAGCAGCGCCTGCAACAGCGAAGGCAGGCCACCACCGTCGCCAGCTGGGAACGCTCCGACGCAGAACGACCCTCCGGCTTCCACGACCTCGTACAGCGGCTCCATGAAGCGCCGGATCGCGCTGTCGTGGGGCAGACTGTCGATGAACAGGCCCCACGCCTTGATCTCGGCAGCGGGGACAGTTCCTCTGTTGACACACATCAGTTGGCCTCCTTGTTGGCCTCGTTGTTGACGAGGATGGCTTCCGCCACCTTCGTCAGGTTTGCGATATCGGTTTGGTGCGGCCAGTCAAGGTCGCTCCAGGACCCGACGCGCATGATCATGTCCTCCATCATGTCAGCCAGCGCTGACATGGCTTCGGTCGCAATTGCGTGGTGGTAGCGGCTGTTGAGCCAGACCCCGTAGACGTTGGTGTCGACCTTGGTCTGCTCTGGCCCTTCAGCCAGACGGCGGCGAAGTTCGGCCGCTGCCTTGGTGATCGTCTCCAGTTGCTCGCTCGCCATCAGCCCACCACTGCTCTGACGACGAGCATCAGCAGCACCATGGACGCGCACCCTGCCCCGTACCCCAGCGAGAACCAAGTCGCTGGGGCAAGGTCCTCTGGTTGGAAGTCCATCAGGCACCCGGCGTGACGGCGTGGTGGACGATGGTCCACAGGGTGTAGGCGTAGTTCCTGCGCCCCATCCCAGCAGGCCATGCCATCTCCGGGGGCAACTCACCCACGGTCTCGTCCAGGGCCAGGACGGTGAACCCATAGTCGGTGGGCAGCTTGCCCGAGCGGGCCTTCACACCGTGGTCGGCAGCCACCGAAGCGGCCTTCGACCAGGACCGCATGTCGTAGCCCACGACCCCGTAGTCGGTGATCCACCACGCCATCCCGTCCTCGAAGAAGTGCGGCTCGTTCGAGATGGTCAACGGGGTGACGGTGTGCTTGACGGGCTTGGCGGGCTCCAGCAGGTCCATGTCCACCACCAGGCGAGCCTTGGCCTTCCGGGTGGTGGTGTCCTGACCGAGGATCGCGGCCAACTGCTGGTTCAGACGGTCGTCCAAAACCGACTGGTCGGCGGTGGGCAGGTCGTCCCGCTGGCTCCACCAGTCGTTGTCACGGTCTCGCAGGTGAGCGAAACCGATACCGAAGTCGGTGGCGGGTTGGCGGGTGACGGTGTCAGTCATCTTGGCCTCCTTGGGCCTCGTGGTACTCGGCGTGCATCTTGTTGTAGGACGCGATGAGGAGCGCTTCCTCCTCGGTGATGGCCTGGTTGAGGACAACGATCTTCCACCAGACTGTCTTGTCGATGGTGCAGTTCGGACATGTGCAGTGGGACAGGAACCGTTCGGGTGTGTCCCACCCCTCGTCGAACGCCTCCTCCGGGGTGCCGGTGAAGGTGGTCTTGCATGCCTCGCAGGTGTAGGTGGCCTGGGTGTCGGTCATCGTCTGTGCTTCGGCGTGTAGCCACCCATCCACGTCTCCTGGCGGCGGACCAGCCAAGGTGCGTCGATCGGGTAGTAGCGGACGGCTTGGGTGCCGTCGTGGTAGATGCCAACGAACGCGATCTCGGTCTCGTTCTTTTGGAGCTGGGTGACGAAGCACCACCTGTTCTGCCGGTTGAGGTGCTCGATCACCACCGCTCGTGGCGGTGGACCGAACACGTTCATGACCGTCCCTTCCGCGTCGTCGTCGGTGGCTGTTTCCAGCGCCCGGATGTCGGTGCGGTAGGAGTGGGGCTCAACGAGCACCAGCATCCCTTCCTCCACTAGGCGGCCACTGACCAGGATCTCCTCCAGGTCAGGGTTCACCTGGTAGTCCCTGGCCACCCACAGCCCTTTCGGGTCGTCCTTCGGTGCTGGTGTCGGGGGCTCCTCGTACACCAGGTCGGTCACTTCACGCTCACGCATTGGGGTAGTTCCTTTCGTCTTGAAGGAAGTTCTCGCCCTTGTCGGTTAGGTCGAGGAACACTCCGGTGGGGTAGGTGGGGTCGACGTAGTCCTCACGGACAGCCAACCCCTCGGCGATCAGGTGGTCACGTAGTTCGGAACCGCCTCTGACGCACTCGCCGGTCTTGTCGATCTCACGTAGCGCCCACCACGTCTCCTGGTTGGTGTACTGCGGTTTGGTGTCAGCCATCGCTCTCCTTCTTGGGTGCGAGGGCACCCTTCATCTTCTGGCCGATCCGCGACTTGCGGACCTTCTTGCGAACCTTGCGGCGGTCGAACCTGCCGACCTTGCGGAGCGCCTCGTCGTCCACATGGTCAGGCAGGGCAGCGAGCCTGCGTTCCAACTCGTTCATGACTCCTTCCCCAGCGTTCTCAACTCACGTTGGAGCTCCTCGGCTGCGATGCGCCTCTGCTTGGCCAGGTCGGTTTCGTGCTTGGCTGCTTCCAACTCCAGCCGCCGCTTCTTGGCAAGGCGCTCTCCAGCGTCGAACCCTTTCGCGATCTTCTTGCCCACCGCGTAAGGCAGAACCAGAAGCCAGAACACCGAGATCATGAAGACCGAGAACTCCGTGTCGGCGTAGCGGCCCCTGTATACGTGTCGTCTGGCTGGCCCAACGGCCATGCCGATCCCGGCGAGGTAAGCGGCAATGCCAAGTACGATCCACACGGCGATCATCTGCCGATCCTCTTCACGAGCGCGTACGAGACGATGTGCGCCTCTTCGTGGCGACGGCGTTCACCAGGGAGAGGGAACGGTCCCGATCCGACCACCTTGAGCATGGGTGGGCCGATCAGGTCGATCACTTCCTTCCTGGCGGCAGCCGCTTCCTTCTTCGCCTTGCGTCTGCGCCACGGGTTGAGTTCCATGCGCCAGTTGTTGTTGGCTACGCCGTAGGACAGGATCTTCAGTTCCACTAGCCGTTGGTCGGGCATCACACCTCCCTCCTGTCGCCGTCGATCAAGGGCCTCTCGGTCTTGCGGTAGATGGTCAACTTCTCCTCCTTGAACTCCGCCAGGACGTAGGCACCCTTCACGCACTTGGCGTCCTGCCAGGTCTTGCCCATCAGGATTGCGCCGTCGAGTGCAGAACAGGCACCGTGAAGCGCCCCGACGAGCGCGACGTCGGCTTCCCGTTCCCGCTGCTCCTTGTCGGCGTTGTCGTGTTCGACCTTGCTGGCGAACGCGTAGAGGACGATGAACGTCACTAGGCCCAGCGTCCATCCGATGTTGCGTTTCATGGTTCCTCCTAGCGCACGATGTTGGCGGCGAGAAGCCCGGCGAAGAGGCCCGGCAACACCACCACTACGAACACGAACTCGGCGCTGCCCTTCACGCTCTTCTCGACGACCAGGGTGGCGTGGTACTTGGCGATCAGCATCAGCGCGTACATGACGTTCACGACCAGACCGAACACGCTGAAGATGAGCGCGAATGCGTTCAAGTCGCTCATCAGAACGCCTCCATGTCGTACGGGTCGTAGTCGGGGTTGGTGAGCACGTCACGTCCCATCATCGGAACCGGCACACCACCCCTACGCCCCTCGATGGAGCCGCGAGGCTTCAAGATCCTCGACTTCGCGGGCTCCTCCAGGTCCATCTCGGCCACCACACGTTCGGTGGTCTCGGTTGTGTTCTCGGTCATCAGTCCTCTTCTCTCGCCCAGTGTTGTTCCTCGGCACCGCAGATGTGACACGACTTCGGTGGCGGAGGTGGCTTCGGCTTGCGGTCCTCCAGGAACTCGTCGATGAGGTCGTCGGTGGGCAGGGGCCGGATGTTCTTGCCCTTGCACCACGTCAGGAACTCCTCGAACAGGTTCGGCCACAGCCGCTGGTACTGCGGTGCGTGCTCGTCGATCTCCTCGTCGGTGATCTCCGCGTGCATCACTCCTCCTTCTTGAACTTGCCCTGGAACACCAGGTGCCTGTGCAGGGCAGCGTCGTGGACCTCCTTGGAGCGGGTGATCCGTGTCCGGTGCCTGCCCTTGGCCTTGATGGGTGGGTGGACCTTCGGCATGCCCTCCACGTACGGGGAACGCCAACCGTGCATCAGGTCATGGGGGCAGGCAGCGATGCCATACCCGCCTGTGACCTTGTGGCAGATGGTGCACACCTCGGTCACGCACCAGCCCCATGAGCAGACAACGAAGTCCTGCTGGTCGTGGAAGTCGCGGGAAGCCTCCATGTAGGCCTCCCACTGGCCCTGGTCCATGTCGTTCCACACGATGCCGAACTCCTCGACCGGCTGGCCCCCAGTGGCGGCGTGTGCGTAGTCGTCGTAGTTGGGCTCGTGTACACAGGGTTTGGTCATGATTCCTCCTCGTTGGGCGTCCAGTAGCCGTGCTTGGACAGGGCTTCCACCTGCTCCTCGGTGTAGCCCTCGTCTCTGAACTCCTGCTTGCACGTCTCGCACATGCCGGAGCCAGCCTCACGCCACTTGGGTTCCCACCAGATGTCCAGGTGACCGAGAGGCCACAACATGAACGTGACCGCACGGTTGCAGTCCTCGTCGGCACCCTGACTGACGCCAGGCCACATCCGGCTGGTGTTCTTCGTGGAGTGCCACCTGGCCCGGTGCTGGCCACGCCAGTACAAGGTCACGTTCCACCCGTAGTCGATGACATCAGGGCCACGCTTGGTCGGCGGTGGCCTGTCCAGGTCGACCTCCAGCCAGTCATCCCAGGCCAGCGACCGGTGGAACTTGAGTCTGATCACTCCTCGTCTCCCTTCTGGTTGCGCAGCGCAGCGAGGCTGCGGAACACGCCAGCCCAGCCACCAGCGTGCGGGTGCTCGATGATGTTGGCGTGCTCCGTCCGCACACCCAGACCTTCAATCAGACGCTCCGACAGGTCATCGGTGTGCCCGGTGTCGATGCGCTCGTCACCCTGGAACAGGGCAGCATCGTTCATCCCCGGCGCGTACACCAGGGTCAGGCCCTCGGCACGCTTGGGGATCACCCTGCGCATGGTGCAGCGACGGACACGCTCCTCGAACTCGGCCTCGGTGATGGGCTCGTCCCATGAGCGGGTGCCGTCACGCCACCCATCGGGGTCCATCACCTCGTACCCGAGCTCCACGCACCACTCGATGGGGAGCCGGTGGTCACCCTGCCCTTGTGCGACAGCGTTGCGGCGTGCCTGGTGGGCGATCTCCTCGTTCAGAGCAGCGACCTGCTTGGCGAGGTCGTCACTCCGGCTCTGGTGCCAGGCGAGTTCGTTCTCCAGCCACTCGTTGCGTGACTTGAAGTCGTCACGCTCCTGGAGCACGTCCAAGCCGAAGGTCTCGTCCGGCTTCACCACCGGGTTGTAGTGCGAGAACGCTGCGTCCAGGAGTTGCTGGACAACCCTGACGGCATCCTCGGGCTCGTGCATCTGGCCGGGGATGGGGTCGAGGGCAACCCCTACGGTCATGGTGACGATGTTGCGCTTCATGGTGCTTCTCCTTGCGTTGGTGGTGGTCAGACGTGGGCGGGGGTGAGGATGGACACCCAGGCGGCGTGGAGTTTGGCGTACTCGCCGTCGATGAAGGTGTTGCCCTCATTCGACTCGCACCCTGGGTTGAACCGCTCCAGGTGGTCATGGTCCAACTCGAAGCCGTGCTCGCTGGTCCAGCGGTCCTGTTCTTCGCGCCACTGGTACTTCCTCTCCAGGAACGCCTCGATGGCCTCGTCCGGTCCTAGTTCTCCACCGGTCCACGGGACAGCGAGGTCCAGCGCGAAGTTGAACCCGCCGATTACCTGACCCAGCACGCAGTCCGCGACGCTGTGCAGGTCGAGTCGTTCCAGGCTGACGCGGGCACGCCAGTCGAAGTGCAGGTTGGCGTCCAGCCACTCCACACCCTTGCGGGCCTTGGTGGTGTACTCGTCGATGGTGGGTGTGGGCATCTCAGTTCTCCTTGATGTGCGGGCAGGGATCGAGCGGACAGTTCTGGTCGTGGTGACCATGGCGGTACAGGCCGTAGCCTTCGAGGCGGCGCAACTCGGCGCAGTCACGCACCGGGTCCTCGCCCCACTTGATTCCGTTGGGCATGTGCATCTCCTTCGTGGGCGTACAAGGCGGGCAGCCAGCGCCCGATCGCTGGCTGCCACCTTGAACACCCGAGTGGGTTCAGGCCACCGGCTGACCGGTCACGGCGTCGACCCAGCCCTTGCGGAACGCCTTGGCGACGTACTTGTCGATCTGCTTGGGCGTACGGCGGGCCTCGTGACCCTCCGGCAGGGTCGCGTTGGTCTCCGCGAGGTTCTCGCGCAGCCACCACTCACGCTTCTTGGTGGCCTGGCCGAACTGGTTGCGCGGGGCACGACGACGACGCTGCTCCGCCTCGCTGGCCTCCTCGAAGGACACCCGCTTGCGGACCTTGACCTCGGGCTCGGGGGTCACGACGGCCTTGGCCTTCTTGCCCTTCTTGCCCTTCTTCGCCTTGCCGCCCTGGGACTCGCGGGTCACGGCCTGCGCCTTGCCCACGATGTCCACACCCTTGGCGCGCTCCACGTTGCGGGAGCCGATGGCCCACGTGCCCACCAGCGGCTGCTTCTGGAGCACCACGGCCTTCGACAGGTTCAGGACACTGGTGTGGTCCTGCGCCCAGTCGTGGTCGGCGATGAACCGCTCACGGTTCTTGCTGGTCAGGCAGCGGTGACCCTCCACCTGGCCGTTGACGGCGGGCTTGCGTGCCGCCATCTTGCGGGGCTTGCCCTTGTTGGCCCGCTTGGTCTTCGCGGGCGTGTCCAGGTCCAGCCCGTAGGCCTTGACCAGGATCTGCAGACCCTTGCGGGCGAGCGGGGACAGGTTCTTCGACATGCTGTTGCCTCCTCAGGCATCGGAGCCACACACCTTGTGTGGTCTCGGTTGGACTCACCTTCGAGCCCATGAAGGGCCACGGCGCTACCCGTGGCCCAACATGGTGCTAGCGGGGAGGGGTGACCGTGCGGTGCTTCAGCACGACCCTGGGCACGAAGCGCTGCTCAGCGAGCCGGATGCGCTCCTCCTCGGCCTGGCGACGCTCCCTGGAGGCGCGGAACTCGGCGGCCTGGCGGTTGACGCGTGCCCGGAACACGGTGGCGGGGGTGGCGTTCGTCTGCATGATGGTTCTCCTTGGTGGTGGTGGTGGAGGTTTGGACGGGTGTCCGAACCTCAGATCCCGCCGAGGTCGGCGATCTCGGCGGGTGTGAAGCCGGTGAGCAGGCCAACGGCAGCCTCGGTGGAGCCGTCAAGGTGGGTGAGTGAGTCCTTGACAGCAGCGTTGATGGTCGCCATCTCCCTGGTGGTGGGGTGCTCGCCACCGTGGTCCTGGGGCAGCAGGCAGTAGTCACCCCGACCGAGAGCGAACGAGCACGCAGCCACCGGGGTGGCGGTCGGCGAGCCGTGCAGGGTGAGGCCCTTGGCGGTCAGGGCCACGTTGCGTCCGTTGACGGTGAGTGTCCCGTCGGACATGTACTCCACGAACCTGGGGTCCAGGTGGTCCATGTCGGCGTGGGCGAGAGCCAGTCGGGCAGCGGCCTCGATGCCGTGTCCCTCGTCCAGGACACCGTCGAAGTACCGGTAGACGGCGGCCTCGGCAGCGGTGAACTCCACCGTGCGAGCGTCGAGGCGCTTCACTTCGAGCCACCCTTCTTGGCCGCCTTGCCCTTGGGGTTGCCCCTGGCCTTCTTGGGGGTCACAGTGGCCTCGACCTTGGGCTTGCCCTTGTCCTTGGGCTTGGGGTGCCCGTTGGCCTGCCCCAGGAGTCGGTCGCGCTCCTTGACGGCACCGACACCGGTCCCGAGCCGGGTGTCGAGGACGCCGAGCTGGCCCTTCCAGTCCCGGGTGGCCCTGGCCTCGGTGTTGGCCTCGGCGACACCCTGGCGCTGGTCCTGCCTGGCCCTGCTGTTGTTCCTTGGCATGGTTGTGCCTCCTTTGTGCAGAGGTGACCGTCACCTCTCCGCTGCCCACCAGCACGAGGCTGGTGGGCGCGGGCTTCATGGCGGTCAGTTGCAGATGTCGCAGAAGCGGTCGCCGCAGGGGTACGTCTCGGGGCTCATCACCCAGGCGAAGAGGTCGCGCTCCTCGTCGGACTCGGGCATCTCCAGGATGTCCGCCTCGATGGTGTCCTCCCAGAACTCGAAGGACTCGCAGTCGCGTGCCCAGTCCAGCGCCTCCTGGGCGGCCTCAGCGGCCTCCTCGGCCAGTTCGGCGAGGCCCTCAGCGATCGCCTTGGCGGCACCGAAGCGGGCGTCGATCACACGGGGGGTGGTGCCCCAGCGGATCTCGGAGCCGCGTCCCTTCTCCTTGTACCAGCGGTTGGTGGTGGCGGCGCTCTCGCCGCCGTGGCCACCACCCCTGCGGCCAGGGAGTCGAGGGCGGATGGTGCGGGAGTCGTACATGTTGCCTCCTAAGGGCATCGTTGGGCTGACACTTCCAAGGGCCACCCAGCCCGATCTGGGTGGCCGTGTGCAGGTGTCAGGCCTGGCGGACGGTGACGGGGTGACGCTGCCCGTCGGTCAGTCGGGAGAAGGCGTGCTTGGCGACCCTGGGCTTGCGCGCCAACTTGGCGGGCTGGGTCATGTCGACCGTCTCCACCACCAGGTGCGGGTTGTTGACCCGGTGGCCGTCGGTGTTCGTCTGGTGCCGCAGCGTGGAGCCGACGAACAGGGCGTGGTTTTGCATGGTGGCCTCCTGGGCCTTGGTGTGCAGATACCGCTGCACTCGGTCCGGACGGGTGTCCGTAGCGAACCCTCAACCCCCGAGAGGTTGAGGGCCGCTAGCCAGTACCCGTCAGACGGTGGCGGTGGCGGCCTTGACGGCCGCCTTGGTGAAGGTGATGCCGTCCTTGGCCTTGAGGGCCACGACCGCCTTCACCCACGCCGCACGGGTGTAGTTCTTGCCCAGCGACGCGCCCAGGGTGGAACGCTCCACCTTGGTCAGCCCACCGAGGACGGTGGCGCTGCGGCGGTTGACCCGCTTGGCGCGCATGTCCTTGGCGAACGTGTTCTTCTTGGCCTTGGCCTTCTTGGTCTTCGCGGGGACGAGGTCGAACCCCATCTGTGCCGCGAGGGCCTTCAGGGCCTTGGTGTCCTGCTTCGCGCTCATGGGAGCACCTTTCTGTTTGCGCAGTACCGCTGCGCACGGTCCGGACTGAGTGTCCGTAGCGAAGGTCCAGCCGTAACTGGACCCCGCTAACCGGTACTCGTCAGGCACCAGACCAGGTGTCGAACTGGTCCTTGGGCTTGGGGGCGACGTGGTTGAGGTAGGCGAAGGTGATGATCTTCTGCATGCAGCGCAGGGCGCACCAGAAGCACCTGCCCTCGAAGCAACCAGTGGCGCAGCAGGGCGGGGGCGTGATCATCGGGCACCGAACCTTCCCGCGAACACGATCTTGAGCAGGGAGCGGAAGTTCTTCATGGCGTGGCCTCCTTGGGCCTTTGTGCAGAAGCCGTCTGCGGCGGTTTTGGACGAGTGTCCGGATCACACCCAGGGGAGCCGGTAGATGATCTCCCCCACGAGGTAGTCCCGCTTGGTGGTGGGGTCGGTGTAGCGGTTGCGGTGGGCGAGGCGGCGGGTCCAGCGGATGAAGTCGGGCCAGGCCTCCACGGCGCAGATGGCCAGGGTGATGAGCAGGGCCACCCACAGGGGCCAAAAGGCGAGGATGAGGGCGTGGTTGTTCATCGGGCACCTACCGACCAGGTGAGGTTTTGGGCGATGTCCTCGGCGCTGTTCCCCAGGACACCCCCTACCCACACCGCTTCGGTGACGTGGTTGTGGGAGAGGTTGCCCATGACCACGTTGAACTGGCCTTGCTCCTGGAGCACTCTGCACACGGCCAGGTAGAGGGCCGCCTCAGTAGGGGGCTTCTGAGGGGGGGCCTCCACAGGGGGGCTTTTGTGGGGCCTCTTGTGGCGGGGCCTGTAGTCGGACCAGGCGGCAGCGAAGATTGCTGCTGCTGCGGCGGGGGGGAACCATGCGGTCACTGCACAGACCACACAGTCGGGGGACCACATGAAGTCCCACCAGAAGGCGATGATGTCGAGCATGGGAATCTTCCTTTCCTAGTAGGCGTCGGCCAGGTCGGCGATCGCCATGGCGGTGGTTGCGGGGTCGGAGTCGGGCTCGGCCATGAAGGCGGCGATGTGCTTGTTGAGCCACTTGCGGGGGTAGGCCTTGGACACGTAGTCCCACACGTCCAACTCCTTGAGCTCGGCCTTGACGGCCTTGCGGTAGTGCTTCTCCACGTCGTAGGGCGCGAAGTAGAGGATCTGGTGCCAGGGGATCCTCAGGTCGCCCAGGGAGAGGGCGTAGTCGGGGTAGCGGTCATCGACCACGTGGGCGATGTACTTGCCCTGCCAGGTCTTGTCCCGGGCGGACAGGTAGACCACCTCCACCACGGTGCCCACAGTGGGGTACTGGGCGGGGGGCCTCACTTGGCACCGTCCTGGGTGTGGAGGTCCATGACCATGCGGCGGATGCGGCCCATGCGGATCCCCCACCGTGCCAGCGAAGCCCAGGGGTTGCCCTTCGTGGGCTGGTGGGCGAACAGGTTGTCCAGCCGGGAGTCGAACTCACCCTCCACACGGGGCATGTCCACCAGGGGAGCGGCCTCAGCGAACTCGTAGTGGCCGTGGTTGAACTCGTCCACCAGGGAAGCCACATCCACCGCAGGGGGAACGAACGGGTTAGCACCGACACGCTTGGTGATGGCGACACCCATGAACGAGAACCCGTTGGCGTCTTGGCAGAACGGGCTGTCGTGGTCGGGCCACAAGATGCAGGCACCGTAGGCACCCCGCACCTTCAAGCAGTAGTCGCCCGGGTACGAACGAACCCCCTCAGTGGGGGTGTCGATGATGGTCGTCATAGCAGAATCCTTCCGAAGTGCAGCCGTTTGGTTGCTGGGCGCAACAAAATCGGCCGTTTATGTGCAGAAAAACGACCTCCCTCATGAGTCCACGGCGGGACATATGACTGGGTAGGTCATGGATACCGAGCCTTAGGAGGCCATGAGGGCCTTCACGGCGGCGGGGTTGACGGTCCAGCCGGTCTCGGGGGTCCACTCCGAGACCCTGCCCATGCGGGAGTGGTCGATGGTGACCAGGTCCCACTGGTCGGAGCGGCCCATCGGGGGCAGGTTGTTGGCGGCCCTGTAGGCGACCACCTCAGCGGTGGGGCCAGCGGTCACCTGGGCGGCGAGGTCCTGCATGTCCTTCTCGGACAGCCACATCTTGGTCAGGGAGTGCAGGGCGGACGTGGTGGTGCAGCGGACGGTGAACATGGGGCCTCCTGGGCCTCGGGGTCAGGGCCATAGTGGCCCTGACCTGGGATGATGGACCGGGCGGTCCAGGGGCGGCACCCCTCCCCGAGGAGGGATGCCGTCGAGTGCTGCCCGGGCCGTACTGGGGGTGGATCAGAGGTGGCGACCCTGAGCCTTGAACTTCTTGACCGCCTTGGCCCACTGCTTGGCGGTGTAGTTGCCGCTACCACCCAACTCGGCGGACAGGGTCTGACGGTGGGCCTTGGTCAGGCCGCCCAGGGGGTTGGCCTCGGCGCGGTTGATCCTGGCCGTGTAGCAGTGCTTCTTCGCGGCCTTGAGGCCCTTGGGCATCTTCTTGGCCTTCTTGGCCTTGGCCGGGACCAAGTCGAAGCCCATCTCCGCAGCCAGCGCCTGGAGGGCCTTCGTGTTCTGCTGCTTGCTCATGGTGTGCCTTTCGTCGTGACTCGACCCGTTGTCGAATCTCGACCGGGTGTGACCCACCCTGTTCGACGGGAGTCTGCGCGAGCGACTTTCCGTGCCCCCCCGTTTTTCCATGGCTTTTTCACGAGGGGGATTCCATGGAACGCCACGTTCCCGCATACAGCGGAGCTACCTGGGCGTCCTACGTTCGCTTTGAACACGTGTTGGTATGTACATGGGCCCTCTATGCCCTCGTATGCATGTTCGATGCCGGTGTTCGATGGGGCATTGGTGGGGGTATCCCCGTGTAATGTTCGGTTTGAGGGTTCGTGCGGAGCTCTTCGCTCAGGACGCTCGGTTCATGGCCCGGCAGGTGCTAGGCATGGCTCGGTGTGGCGTGGTACGGCGTGGTGAGGTTGGGCTGGGCCCGGTAAGGCACGGCGTGTCACGGCAGTGCAAGGCGTGGCGAGGTAAGGCGAGGTCTGGCAGGGCGCGGCTCGGCACAGCAAGGCAAGGCGAGGAGAGAACGGTGACTGACTTCCCGGATCGGTGTTGGCGGTGTGGTCCTGGCGCGCAGTGGAAGCACTTCATGTCTGGGGTGTCTGGGGGTGGCTGGTTGTACGCGTACTGCGGGAAGTGCAGGCAGGTGACTCCTGTGGAGCTTCTTGACGGCCCAACCACCTCGTAGGTACATTCGAGGCTGTTTCGTTCAAGGCTGGGCCTGGTTCGGCTGGGCGCGGCTAGGCTGTGCGAGGCTCGGCAAGGCTCCGCCCGGCAGTGCTAGGCGTGGCTCGGTAGGGCTTGGCTCCGCAAGGCAAGGGTTCTACACATACGACGCCTGTGGAGGCGATGTGACGGCGACGATCTTGGAGACCGACGTTGACTGGTCGGTGCTGGAAGAAGTCGAGGAATGCTCCTCGTGCGAAGCGAACGAAGGTGCCTGTCCACGGGTACCCGCATGGTTGCAGGTCACAGCCTGTTGTGGGTTGGAGTGGCGGATCTGCGCTCCGTGCAAGGAAGCGAACCAGCGGGTGTGTGAGGACGGCGTCTGGAACAACTGGACGGCGCACTGTCCCGGTTGCGGGTGGCGTGGGGACGCCCATCACGGGATGGTGTGGTGGTTCCCCCTCTAGGTTTTCGGGGCCAGGCGAGGTTTGGCGATGCTGGGCGATGCTTGGCGCGGCACCGCTGGGCGTGGTTGGGCAGGGCTTTGCGGGGCAAGGCACGGAAGCTTTATCCAGATCTTGTAAAGCGCCCTAAAGTTCATAAAGTCGTGGTCCGGCATGGCTCGGCGGTGCCAGGCATGGCGGAGCGAGGCTTGGCCAGGCAAGGTGGGGCTTGGTATGGCAAGGCAAGGGCTCAACTACACATAGGCCGGGCTGGCGGCTAACCCAGACATACATGAAGAACTGGTCGTTCCACTCCTGCATCCTCGATTCAGACTGCCGTCGATACGGGGCACCCAAGAGGTTCAACTTCGTCACACCCTGGGGTGGCTGGGATGTGGCCCTCGCACCCGGGTCCCGGTTCGTTGAACGGTCGGGTCGAGTGCGTTGGGTGTCCCGGATCCCTAAGAAGACGCGCCAGGGCTAGGCACGGGCATGGCAAGTCTCGGCATGGTGTGGCCGGGCAGGGCAAAGCTGGGCAAGGCGAGGGAGTGACATGAGGGACCTGGTTCGTTGGCTGTGGGAGTCCACCTCCACGACGGAGCGGGTTCTCATGCTGGCGTTGGGGTTGTGCCTGTCGGTGATGGCGGTCGCGTTGCTGGTTGGGTTGATTTCGGCGGTTTCAAGTTCACCTGACGGGGTATCCCCAAAATTGGTACCCCACACACGGGTCGAGCAGGTGTACGATCCAAGTACCGCGCCCCCCACCACGCGGTCACCACTGGATGAGGAGCATCCATGAACCAAGAACCCCCCACCCACATCGAAGCCATCTGGTACTCCACAGTCGACAACGCCACCTACGAAGCCTGGGTCGAACGCACCGGACCCTACGACGGCGAACTCGTCGTCGCCCGAGTCCGAGGCCACGAGATCCACCGCGAACCAACCAAGCTCGCCTTCGGAGCCATCTACGGCCCAGACGTAGACGACGTCGCCACCTGGCAACACCGCGTCTGCAACATCATCGACACCATCGCCAAACTCGAAGACGTCCAAGCACACAACCAGTAGAGGGGGCCACATGGCCGTCGCATCCCGCAAGTTCCAGCAAGACATGGAACGCCTGTACGAACAGATGAAAGCCGGAGAAGCCCTCGACCAAGCACGTGCAGCCAAACAAGCACGCACACTCGCAGGCCACACCACCCCCCAAGCCACAGCCGCCAAGTACGCCAAGAGCGTCAAAGGCATGCACCCCCAACACGTCTGGCCCACCGCCCAAGTCCTAGACGAACTCACCGAACCACCAACCACCCCCCTCCAAATCATGGCCTCCTGCGAACCAGACGACTTCCAAGACAGCGAATGGGAAACCCTCTTCCCCGCCGCAAACTACCCCTACGTCCAAAAGTACGCACCATAATGGCCAACCTCAAAAACATGGAACCCGGCCCCAGCTACGACGACGGCAACGTCTATGTCTACGACGACAACACCACCGGCGACATCCTCCACATAAAAGACGGCCACGTCATCGCCAAAATCAGGACGAAGGTCCTGCAAAACCCCGGAAATGTGCAAAACCCGGCCTGGAAAATCGCGTCGAGCGCTACGCGCTAAGTAACAACGAAAAGGGGGCCCCGCCGAATGTTCGAAATCGACGAGCTAGGCGAACACATCGGAAAGTTCGCAGGCATGCTCCGCTGCAACACCTGCGGAGACACCGAACTACTCCACAACGGCGACCACGGGCGCTACCTCAAATCAGGCTGGCCCACCTGCCACGGCCACACCATGCAATGGTGGACTCAAGCCCAGATCGACGCCGGAGAGATGCCCAATGTGCCGTGACGGCTTCCGCGAAACCTGTGCCGAATGCGGACGCGAGATCACCTGCCGCGACGACTACCCCGTCTGCGAAAGCTGCCTAGGACTCGAAGGCCCCTGGTGAGACGCATGCTGTGGGTGTCCCTCACCTACGCCACCTACGGCATCGAGTTCCAAGACGGCACCTGTGTGGCCGCCGCGCCCATCGCCCACTGGATGATCGGCAAACCCGAACACACCATCATGGCCTGGCTCTTCAAAAAGAACGCCCGTCTAGTTTGGCTGGAGGACGCATGACAGAAGAAACTTACGTAGACCCAGAGACCGGCAAGATCGTCGCCCCGCCCGGCACGAAGCTCATCGCAGAAACCCTCTGGGGCAAGGCGTTCGTGGAGCAGTACTTCCAGGAGGACGAATGAGGTTGATCAAGAGGTACAAGTGGACCATCACCTTGGCGGTCGTCCTCGCGCTGCTCCTGGCCTGGGTCGTGTTCCAACCCTCTTGACAGAGGGTACAGAATAGAGGTTCGACCCTTGGAAGGAGGGACACCATGAAGATGAAGAACGAGACCTACGAGATGCACACCCACCTGGAGTACGGCTACGCCGAGAACTGCCCCGGTTGCGAGACCACGAAGGAAGACTTCAGCCGGTCCCTCATCCAGGACGCGGATCCAGCTGTGACTCGGAAAATTGCTGGAGAACAGGCAGAGCGTTGGGCGGGAACCCTCGCTATCCTGGCTGCTAGCTAGACGTCCGTCGTTCACCCGTGACGGTCGGGTCAACTCAGGGAAACGGGTGTGGTGGAAGCGCAGTCCGCAGGTCCAGCCACGTACCAGCAGACGCGCCCCAGGGGCCGAACTTCTCCGCCGAGAGGTTCGGCCCCATTCCATTTCTGTGTATAGTTCAAGTTGACGCGACACTGACGCGCTGGTAGCCCAACGGCAGAGGCAAAGTGCTCAAACCACTTCCAGGTGCGGGTTCGAATCCCGCGCAGCGCACATGACATTCAGGTGCAACTGCGCGTGGCCCATGAAGCCCGTGTGCCGCCTAGACGAATGGTTCCACCACCGAAACCGCACGGTCCGTTGGCTGTGCGACTGGCACGACCGATACATCCAGGGGGAATGATGAAGACCGTCTACAAGTACGTCCTAGACGAGACAGAGCAGAAGGTGAAGACCTTCGAAGGTGTGCGTTTCCTGCACGTTGCCAACCAGCATGGCGACATCACCGTCTGGGCGGAAGTCGAAACGGAGCGGCCTGAGTGCATGACCGTGCTGTACGTCGTCGGCACAGGTGAAGAGGTACCAGACGGGGCGACCACGTACATCGGGTCTGCACTCATGGCCAGCGGCAACTTCGTGTTCCACATCTACCAGGGAGACGAAGTTGTTTGACGACCACGACTGCCAGGTCCCCGAGGCCACCCGCGAAGGCCGTTGGCAGTGCCCCATCTGTGGAGAGCCCTGGTACACCGCGTTCGCTAAGCACCTGAAGGAAGAGGAAGCGTGACCAACGGAAAAGACTGGCCTACCGTCCAGGACAAACTGGACAGGATCCTCCAGTGCGAGACCGACCTCAACGAGGCCAAGTACGAGTTCAAGAGAGCAGTCCTCGCCGCCCATGAGGCAGGGGCTTCCTGGGGTGACATTGCCTCCATCCTCGGTGTTTCACGCCAAGCGGCGTGGCAACGCTTCGGGCTCCCAACTACGGGAGAACATTGACGCCATGGGGAGATGTCGACGCCCGCCGAGAGGCTGGTACTGCAACAGGAAACGCGGACACTACGGGTCCTGCCCGACGCGTCCTCGCTGGTACAAGAAGGTCAGGCACTCGATGACAGGGACGTGGTACTGATGTGGATGCTCGTCGTAGGAGCGGTCATGGCGGTGGGCGGTCTGGTCGTTTTCGTGACGGTTGGTCTTGACCTCTTGGGTGACCTGACCGATAGACCTGCATGAGACTGGTCATCACGCCTCCGATTCCCAAGATGCGGGGTGCGTTGATCACCGGGATCCCAGGGCAACCTGTCACTGTCCAGAAGAAGGTCAAGGGCGAGTGGAAGGCCCACGTCAAGGGGTTGACCGGTGAACCCGGGCCCGAGGGTGGCGTCTTCCACTTCAACGCCTCCTCCAGCAAGTACCGCGCCAAAGTCGATGGTGGAGACTGGGTCTACGCCCACGCGACAGCTGCGAACCGGAAGTTCGCCGACCCGTTCGTAACTCTGGATGCGACTAAATGGTCGACGAGGGGAACTGCCTATCTACCAGGGAACTCTGACTCAGTCAGGGCAGATCCGTCCGCTGCGGTCGTTCAGGACGGACGTCTGAAACTGCGTGTCCTCCACGACCCTGACGGACAGACCTCCGACTCGTACTTGACCGGCCACATCGGAACCAAGGGGAAGTTCGAGTTCACGTACGGCTGGGCTGCTGCCCGCATGAAGTTCCACGAACTCAAGGGTGCCCATGGCTGCTTCTGGTTGCAGACCACCACGGACTACCTCCCAGGCCAGGCTGAGATCGACGTAGCCGAGTTCTTCGGTGATGACCCGACGTACAAGAACCCGCTACGCAACGACCGGGTGTGGCACTCCGTCTACTGGCGCGACCACATCGACCAGGTTGAGCTCGGCATGATGAACGCGCAGACCTACGTCGGTGACGCGCAGGACTGGCACACGTACGCCGTGCAGTGGTACCCGGAGGGCTACGACTTCTGGGTGGACGGCATCTACTCACACACGCTTACTGGTGGGTTGAGCGATCAGCCGAAGTTCCTCGTACTTTCGATGCTCGTCCGAAACTGGGAGTTGGACGATATCTCGGGGCAGTCGTTGGACTCGTACGAGACTCAGGTGGAGTGGGTTCGGGTCTGGCAGTGACAACCTTGACAGGGGTCGTTACTATGTTCGAATGGATTGGATCGACAACCCTCGACTGACCTCCGAGGAGAAGATGGGGCGGTTCAAGGCGCTAGGTCCAGAGAGGACCACGGCAATGATCAAGAGGTGGAACGAGGGCGTGCTCGCAGACTGGGAGCGAGAGCTTCTCGGTGGCAACGAGTACGACGTTGACCAGGAGATCCGGTATGCCGCCATGTACGACCGTTTGAAGCGGTTGAAGGACCCGAAGCACGTGGACTTCTACGGGGTCAAGGTCAACCCTGAGCACCGCAGTGACCCACTGATGTGGGACTGGCCGGGAGGAGAGCAGTGAAGAGAGAAGACGGGATGGTCTTCGTGACCAGGAGCGACCGTGGGTATGCCTGCGTCGAGTGGGGCACCGAGGTCGTCTGGCGAACGTTGAAGGACGAGAAGGAAGCACTGTCTTGGGCTGACCAGGCGAACGCGAATGCTTACTTCAGCCGTAAGTGAAGCGGTCGTGGTGCCGAAGGTGTGTGACTGCACCTGCGGTTGCCAGTTGGATGCGGTGATCCTCACCCAGACCAACAAGCTTCGGTGCCCCCGCTGTTACATGTTAGGGAGTGGACATGACAAGAAATTTGGATGAGCAGATGTTGCGTGCCGATGGGGACGAGAACTGTCCCCACGACGCGAAGATCACTTTGATGTTCGGTGAGACAGAGTGTTTGGAGTGTGGACGCGTCGATCTGGTGGTTGAGTGAATAGCCGTTGCGTGTACTGCGACCGGCTCATCGTGATGATGTGCCGGAAAAACACCCCGTACTGCTCCGCCCTCTGCGAAGAGGCGCATGACCCTGAGGCCTGGGCGGAGAAGACGAAGAGGGAGCCGTTGTGAGGAAGCCTGTGTGGCGTCACGACTGGATGGGCTGGTCGGGAGGCTGGTACGCCCTAGAGAGCGGTGGTTGGGAACTGACCATTCTGGGCATCAGGAACTACTCGTACTCAGCCACGGTTACTACTCCGCTGACCGGCGACCTCACTGTGGGGGTGAGGTTGTCGGAGGCGAGGGCCAGCATCTACCGACATCCTCGGGAGAAGGATTCGTGGCTCGTCTTCCACTGGCGCTCCTGGACGGAGCTTCAGGAGGCTGAGGCTGAGGTCAAGGCTCGGAACGAGGCTCGGGCGGTCGGTTTCGCATAGTGGCCCAACTTCTGGGCCAGAACTCTTGCCGAGTCACATCATCGTATGTATATTCGAGGCATGGAAACTCCAGATCCGGTCGAGGTGACCACTCGCTACGCGACTTCCGTAGACGACCTCCCCTCCGCCTGGGCATTCGTCATGGAGAAGATCGACCACGTAGGACCCGCCCCATCCATCGAGATCCAACCGTACTGGGAACTTGAAGACGACAGTCGTCGCTTCAGTGTCGTCGTCAGCGGCACCATCGAGGACGGTCACGATGCGCAGAACTAGCGCCCGCCGCCGCTCCTCCTCGCTCGCGAAGAACCGACCCTTCGTCCCCGCACAGGCCAAGAAGAAGATCCCTGACGACGGGCAGATCCGCATCGGCCACGGTCAGCAGGGCATCGCCATCTGCCCCAAGTGCCGCGCCTGGGTGAGCCTGCGGAAACTGAACCGAGGCACCGACCCCGAGTGGGTCCCCGCTGGCTCCGTTGTCATGTCCAACCACGCTGTCGGCGGAGGCAAGGTCTCCTGGAAACGTGGAGACGTGCTCTGCCTCGGTGCGGGCACCCCGCCAGAGATGGCTCCCATCACCGAGTTCGAGGAACTCGACGAGACCCCTGCTAAGGCCAAACCCACCAAGGGTGGCGGTAACCGGGGTTGCCACTGCCAGACCCCCGAGTTCGGACTGCCTGGGCAGGAGTGGATCTGCGGTTGTGGGGCCAAGTGGTCTGCGTTTCAGCCGTCCGTCCGAAAGTTCGTGCCTATCCAGTGGGAGCGAGTCCACAGAGCCGGAGAGAGGTACTAGTGGCTAGGAACTACAGGCCGAAGAAGAAGCGGAAGTTGGACCATTCGCACGAACACGACTGGCGCATCGTCATGATCGGCAAGCAGCCCATCGGTGTCGAATGTGTCTTCTGTGAAGCGACCTTCCCGGTTGCCGACCCGGACCAGCGGGTGGACGTCTCCCCAGGAGCACGTGTCCCGATCCTCATCAACGGAGGCGGAGGGAACCAGTACAACGCTGACTTGGTCGTGGACACCGTGGAGATGTCAGCGTCGCAGGGTCAAGCCCAGGTAAACCTCAGCCTCCGCATGGAGGTCGACTTCGAAGAGCTTGGAGTCGGAGTCAGTGCACCGACAGGAGTTGTGTTGTGACGTGTGGAACTAACGGTGGCTACCAACAGCACCGCAAACACGGCGAGGAAGCCTGTCAGCCCTGCAAGGACGCGAACGCCGCCTACGTGAAGGAATGGCGGTCTCGTAGTGGCCCAGCCCAGGAGTACGCACGCAGGTACGCCCTGGCGAAGAACCGGGCTACCCAGAGGTTGCTGGTGCAGCACGCCAGTGACTTCGAGATGTTCTTGTACGAGGAGTTGAGGCTGCTGGATCGAGAAGCCACTGCCGAGAGGAGAAAAGCATGAGTAGGACACCGTATGTGGAGACCGAGTTCCTTCTGGCTGTCATGGAGGAACGCGTCGAAGACGCACTGAAGATCGCCAGAGCCATGCTGCCCGCTGAGCGCTCCGCTCTGCGTGGACAGTTCCAGCAGGGAACCGACCTGCTGTGGGCTTCCTACGACGAAGAGGCATCCTGATGGCTCGACGGAACCGTTTCAAGGTCGTCAACTCCGACGTCAACGCGTTCAACTTGACCGACCGAGAGCGTGAACTCTGCATGGAGTTCACCGAGTACATGTACCAGCAGGTCCAGAACTTGGCCTGGTTCTACGGCGGCACTGAGAACATCGCGTTGGCTCTCGAACAGACCCACCACTCCGCCCTGAAGTTGCTTCGAGGTACCAACGCAACCAGCACCATCTTGGAGGTCGAGAAGTTTCGGCCGGGTGTCGAAATCGACCCTGATGACGAGGAGTACGTCCTCCGGAGCCTGGGTGTCACTGCATGAGCACCTACGACACCTTCGCGAAACAGCTGGATCCCACACCGAAGGTCCGCTCGGTGTCAGGACCCTTCGGGGAAGAGTCTTTGAAGACTGTGGCTGAAGCGTTGGCCTTCTGCGAGCGTGAAGGACTGGACCCGAACGAGGTTCGACTGGCCCACAACTACTGCCTGTGGGAGCGCGAGGAGACGCCCGAGGAGGTCGAATCGCGGATCGCCCACACCAAGAGGATCCAGCAGGACCACGTTGAACGGATCGCTGAGATGCACGCTGATTACGTCGAACGGGGCCTGCTGTGAAAGAGGCGATCAAAAGTTCCGATTGACATGCATGCCCACCAGAGATCTGACGGTCATCCGGGTCGGCACCGACACGTCGGGCCGTGGCCTCTACATGACCAAGTGGATGTTCCTCATCTACACCGCCGCCAAGCGGCACCCTCTGATCCAGCCCTTCGCCCACAAGATCGTCGTCGTGCAGGGCGCGTTCATGATCAGGAACGGCGGAGGGGCCTCAGCATCCGAGGGGTTCCACAACTACGCCGGATGTATCGACATCAGGACCTGGAACCTCACCACCACCGAACTGAACCTCTGGATCCGTGTCACCAGGATGCTCGGGTTCGCTTTCTGGCGCAGAGACTGGTCCTGGCAGCACGGAGGGATGTCTCCTCACGCGCACGGCACCCTTGGGAGCGACGCCCCGCTCGGCAGCGGTGCAGCGGTCTCATGGCGCTCCTACTTGACCGGAGGGGATGGCCTCTCCGGTCCTGGGCGGGACTACGAGTGGCGTCCCTCCCCGCTGGTGACCTGGCCACCGACTAACCTTCTGGAAGAGGACTATCTGATGACTGACGCTGCTGAGCGAAAGCTCGACCGGACGATCGACATCGTCCTGGACATCCGCAAGGACTTGAACGCGTTCCGGACTGCTGAGTACCAGCGGGACAAGGAAGCCGCCAAGAAGGCGAAGGAGTCGAAGGCGAAGTTGGTTTCCGCCATCGGAGGCGTGATCGACGCGCTCTCTCAGGTGGAGAACCAGGTCCAGGACACGGCGGGTCGGCAGCAGTTGAACCAGGTGAAGGCTCAGCTTCTGGACGCCCTCAAGAACGACCCGGACGTGGACGGCGCTGATAACCCCGCTTGATTTTTGCTACCCGTGGGTAGATCATATGTACGAGGGCCCCGGAGCCCAGGTAGGAGCACACCTTGAAGTACGAGGAGCGTCGCTGGACGCACGATGAGCCTGACTGGAAGAAGAAGACCCGCCGCCAGCCTGTGGCAGGTCCGTGGGATGCCGAGCCCGACAAGATCCAGTGGGTCGACCCTGCTACGGATCTTGACTGTTTGATGGTCCGCAACGGCATGGGCTACTGGTGCGGGTATGTGGGGGTCGACAAGAGTCACCTCTTCCACGGTGTCGACTACGACAGCTGTCCCTACGGGAACACCTGTTCTGTGCGCGCTGCCTCCACCGACTGGTGGGCAGACTGCGACCACACGCCGAACTCCAAGGTTTCCGTCCACGGTGGTCTCACGTTCGCCCGGGACTGCAACGAGAACGCACCCGAGGGACACGGCGTCTGTCACGTTCCCTACGAGGGTCGGGAGCCTGACGTGTGGTGGTTGGGGTTCGACACGGCCCACTGCGGTGACGCGTCGCCCATGGACGCGGCGGATGGTGCCTACCCACTCACGATGCCTGAGTACAAGAGTGATGACACCTACAAGGACGAGGCGTACGTTCGCAACGAGGTAGAGAACCTCGCCAAGCAGCTGAAGGCGGTTGCAGATGATGTCCGTGTTGGATGACGAAAAAACTGACTTCGGGACCAAGTGCGAGAAGTGCCCACACCCCGCCAGTCAGCATGACCTACAGCTCCAGGAGAACCCGAGCGACGACATGTTCGCTGCCGCCATGGCATGGGTCTGCCTGGACGACGAGTGTTCCTGTGTGATCGCTCCGGAGTAGGAAGACGCACCACCAAAGAGCCCCGCCATCTACGGATTGGCGGGGTTTTTTGCGCAGTTAACTGGAACAACAACTAGCAGTAGCGCCGTCAAGATCGCCGTCTCAGAAACAGACGTCCGTCTGAACCACGATTTCTGGCTTGGAAGCCGAACTTTGAGCGTGGATCTGCTGAAAATGGGCGGCGCGTTTTTAGTTGTTTTAATTGCTCTTGTCGACGTTGCGTCCGACCAGGTAGCCACAGAGCACCCCGATCAGGCTCGCAACCATGTTCCCGATGGCCCTGGCAATCCTGTCGATGTCCGGTGCGTTGCCCATGGCTATCGCGATCCCGACTCCAATGGTTGCGAAGATCATCACGAACGCCACGACTAGAACGAGAACCAGGACGATGATGTCTGCCATCGGGCGGTCGCGAATGGGGGTCATCGAACCGTCTTGGACGGCAGCGCGAACACGGTTGGGTGGTTGTCCGGGCGTGCGGGGTGTGGCTGCTCCCACCAAGTCAGCTGTCCGTCCAGCTTCGGGGAGAATGCCATCAGGTCGATGCGCGCTCCGATCCACTGGGCGTCGAAGCTTCCGTGCAGGTTCGCAGGGTCGGCTCGGATCAGCTTGTTGAAGTCGCCCATCGCCACGAAGGGGACCTTGGCTACCCGGATACGGGCGTTCAGGCTGGCCCCGAACACCGGGTAGAGGGTGTCGAACATGCGCAGCGGCGGCATGTGGACGCAGATCTCTAGGGTGTCTCCCCAACCTGGGAGGTCCACGACAGCCCAGGGGAAGCCTCGGTCTCCGATGGCCTCGCCACGGTTGGAGCGGGCTGCATCACGGACGTTGGCGCGTCTGACCTTCAGGGAGTCGTGGACCAGGAGGGCTTCGCCGCAGTGGCCGGGCTTGTCGGTCTGGATGACGGTGTACCCGTCGAGCTTGACCTTCTGGGTCAGCTCTTGCACTGCCAGGATCTTCGCGCCTTCTCCCTTGCGGGTGATCTCCCGGATGTCTTCCATGTGGGCGGAGTGGGAGCGGGCGAAGTTTCCGTTGTGCTGGGCGTGGACGACGCCCGCTGCCTGGTCCTGCTTGGAGGGGCGTTCCCTGGTGGCCTGCATGGTTGGTTGTCGGCCTGACCTGGGGGGAAAGGTAACCGCCCCAGGTTGTCCCGTTTAAGAGACGGGGCCTGGGGCGGCGTTCGTTCGCAACGAATAGCTTGCTCCGGTCGGAATCGAACCGACGGTCTCCGACGTCAGGGCCGGTGAGTTGCCATTACTCTACAGAGTTCTATGAAGTTGCTACTGGCTTGTATTTTGGATGGTTGTTCTGTGGATAATATAAATGTTCGCCCCCAGTGGCGTTCAGTCCGGGAGACACCTACCGGGTAACAGCCGGTCGGGCCGCTGTTCCTACTAGCGAGGGCGTCAGTGGAACAACTGATCCCCGCTGCCGGTCGGCCTTGAGGCCCTTCCCCCGCAGCGGGGTCTCTTCAGTTGTTGGGATCGACTCTAGCATGTTCGGATTGCATCGAACACCTGAACGACTATGCTGCGTCTATGAACGACTACGTCAAGCCGATCCCCGAGCTGATCACAGAGCTCGCGAACAGATACGGTCTCGACGCCGAAGCCCAGGACACTCGGGCCCTGCTCCAAGGCTTCCTCATCGGTGATCTCCTCAGACAGACCCGCCCCGAATACCGCGACAGGATCCTGCTGGCGACCGGCGTCGTCCAGGAAGCCGACGCTCAGGGCAACTACCTGGACCACTTCTTCGTGGACTTCGAATCAGGGGCACGCATCCGCGTGACCGTGGAGGCTGTATGAAGTAGCGACACGCGTTCAAATGTTCGGATCCGCTCTGCACATAGGGTCTATCTTCTGACTGTGAGTAGCGAAGTAGAACTGGCCCAAAACCTGGGCCAGTTTCCCACCGCCATGGAGTCCCGATGATGGATCGATGTGAACGTTGCGACCAGCTCACCCAAGAGAAGGACTTCCGAGGGAGTCTTTGTGGTTGGTGTGCTGACGACCTGGAACGTTTGGCCCAAAGTTCGGGCCACAAGGATGAGGAGCCGTTGTTTTGAGCGAGATGGTGCGGGTTGCGATGGAGTGGCCCAAGGAAGTTAAGGAGACCGTCCGAGAGAAGGTGGGCCCCCGAGGCCTCACCGAGTTCGTCCTCGACGCCGTCCATGATCGTCTGAACGGATCCGCGCTGGACTCCAAGGAGGAGATCCGCGAAGCCCGAGACGTTGCGCAGAAGCTGGCCGACCTGGTCATGAGCGACTCGGTCGACAAGAGTCTGACCTTGACCAGCATGCACCGACCCAGATGGCTAGATACCAACTCCTGGCCAGTCCCCGAGGTCGAGCCTGAGCCCGAGCCTGTGGCACCGGAGCCTGATCCTGTCCTTCCCGAGAAGCCAACTACTGAGGACCGTCTTGGCCATCAGCCAGACGACTTCTTCAAGAAGGTCATGAGGGCCGGGAAGCTGAACGACGGCGAAATCGACTACGTGCGAGACCATTTGAAGCCCGCATCTGACCTGGAAGCACAGGAAGCCATCGAGGTCATGGATGAGGTTGTCGCCATCGGTGAAGAGGCTCAACTGGCGCTGGATCCCGTCGCTGTCTTCGGAAAGCACGCTGAAGATCTCTGCCCCAGCTGCGGCGAACCGCGTGTGGACGGCGAGTGTTGGACTTGCGACTGAATCCAGACATCCGTCGAAACCCTGTGTCATGATGTGACCCATGGGGCACCTGGAGCCAGAGATTCTCACCGATGAATGGCTTTCCTACAAGGACTCAGGTTCGATCGTCTCCCGCAACCAACTGGTCCTCCACTACACCTCCTTGGTGCGCTACGTCGCAGCCAAGGTCGGAGGACAGTTGGTTGCCTGGGTCGACCGAGACGACCTGATCTCCTACGGCATGTTCGGCCTTATCGACGCCATCGAAAAGTTCGACCTCGAAAAGGGCGTCAAGTTCGAGACCTACGCTGTCGTCAGGATCAGGGGAGCGATTCTGGACGAGATCCGGGCCCTGGACTGGGTCCCGCGATCCGTACGTTCCAAGGCCAGGGAAGTCGAGAAGGCCCAAGCAGAGGTAGAGATGCTCCTCGGTAGGCCCGCTGGCCAGCATGAGGTCGCTGAGTACCTGGGCATCCCCCTAGAGGAGTACTGGCAGCTGACCAGCGACTCCACCGCCTCCACCATCGAGAGCTACAACCGAGAGATCCTCGTAGAGGGAAACCAAGAGTCTTCCTTCGACGTGAGCTTCGACCCAGGGTCTAACCCTGAGGATCTGGCCCAGGTCAAGGAAGTAGTGGAACTCGTTGGGGAGGCGATCAACCAGATGGATCAGATGTCCAAGACCATTCTCACGCTGTACTACCTGCATGAGATGAAGCTGGCTGAGATCGGCCAGATCTTCGGGGTGACAGAGAGTCGTGTTTGTCAGCTTCAGGGCCGCGCACTTCAGTCGCTGCGTACGGCCTTCAACCGTTCCGGCCTAGTAGCTGCGTGAACGGTTGCTCCGAGTGCACTCCTGAGAAGACCTGCCGTTGGTGGTGTCCAGTGCACCTTGAGCACCATGTCGTTGTGACTATGGTGACCCACTGCATCGACACGTGGGAGCCTAGCCTCCGCGAGACCGGTTGAAGTTCTTCGCCTTCTTGAGGGGCGCGGTGTAGGCCTTGTTGAAGCCCCTGACCGCGACCTCGGTCTTCTTCATCTCCTGGACGAAGGTGCTTGTGGCAGCGGAGATTCGGGCGCTGGCTCTCTTCGTTTCTTCGATCCGCTGCTGCTTGATGGCTTCGAAGGAGAGATCCTTGGCGATGTCTCGGGCGATCCCGTTGATGTAGCTGATCCAGTCCCTCTTCGAGATGGTGTTGCTAGCCAGGTCCCACTCCGTGATGGTCCGCTCGGTGGTGACGATGATGCTGTAGGAACTGTGGAGGATCGCACCCACACGGTAGGTCCCGTCTTCGTGGTGGATCACGCTGATGGCAAGTCTTCCGGTATCACCGACGATCAGACTGGCTCGGTTCAGGATCGGGTCCTTGATGTACTTGCAGGTCAGCTCGATTTCTGTCTTCCGAGCAGCATCGCTGATCGGGTCGGTGGGAGTGTCCATGTACAGAGCATACCGAACATTCATACGAACTTGGTCCGGGAGCTCCAGATGTCGACACCTTCTTGTCATGAGAGGAGGTGACGACAATGACTCGATACATCGATCCCAACAGTGGCGCAGCTCCTCAGCCTGGAGCCTGGGCTGGGGAAGAGGCTCAGGCTCACGGTTTCGCTCTCGCCAACGAGAACGAGGGCGTCGAGCAGGAGCGCCAGCTGAACGAGGCTGAAGATCTGCCCGAGGAGAAGAGCATCCAGGAGATCGCGGACGCGGCGGCTGAGGCCGACAAGGACCGCGAGAAGACGGAGGTTGAGGAGTACTTCGACCGCTACGCCGAGGCTGTTGGTAACCCCAACAAGGTTCTTGGTGAAGAGGACGAGGGCGACTCGGCTTCGAAGTTCGTGGCTGACCCCGGCGCGGAGGCTCGCGCCAGCGACGCCAAGGCCCTGGAGACTCAGGGCGTCGAAGCTGGCAACGCTGGCTTCACGTGGCAGACCCCGGCTGAGGATGCTGACGCTGAGGCTTCCGAGGAGGATGCTGAAGAGGTCTCCGAGGAGGAGGGCTACGACCCGTCCCAGTACAGCGTGGACGAGGTGAACGCCTACCTTGAGGAGAACCCGGATGAGTACGACGCGGTGATTCAGTCCGAGAAGGACGGCAAGAACCGCAAGGGCATCGTCGGATCCTGACTCACACTGAGATCCCGTCCCTCCCTAGAAGGGGGACGGGATCTCAGTGCTTCCAGTCTTCATGCAACCCGAACGAGGTCACGTAGGTCTCCCAGCCGGTGGCTTCCTCCCAGGAGACCTCCAGTTCGAGCATCCCCTCATCGAGGCTGTACAGGTAGTACCAGCACTTCTGGTCATCCAGCTTCTCGACGTCATATGGATGCGCGTCTGGATACCCCTTGTGCTTCATGAACTCCGAAGCGACAACATCCTGTGGTTCGTCGCTCCACCGCAACTCACTCATGACTCCCTCGCTCGCTTGACTGCCTCGTGAGCACCTTCAAGCCCGACCTCTAGGACGAGACCGAAGGCGGCGAACTTGCTCGTGATCGGGTACAGCACCGTCTCCAGGGTGATCGGATCCAGGATCACCCCCCGCTCCTCCCAGGCGCTCAGCAGGTCCCTGACCTGGCTCAGGACATACGACTGGGTGTTCGGAGGGAGGTTCATCAGGCTGTGTGCCACCGCTGAAGGCAGAAGCCGGGCTACTTCCGGCAGAGCTGTGTTGTGGTCCATGTTCATGCTCCTGGAAGTAGATCGGAAAGACCTCGGGCGAGGATCTTCATGCCTTCGATAGGGCCCAGCGCTTGCACGGCTTCCTGGTAGTACGTCGCAATCGCGGTGCCTCCGACTGAATCGCAGAGGTGGGCGTACGGATCTCGGTCCCTCGGCATGACCAGGAAGCCGTTGGCGTACCGTTGGCGCTTCTTCTTCACTGTCCCTTGCGTCACCTTCATCGCCAGGTTCTTGAAGTTCCGCGCTTCGTAGAGCGTGACCTTCAAGAACTCGCGGTCGTTGTCGCTGAGTAGGGGGGAAGCCGACCTGATCGCGTAGATCAGGTCGGCTTGCTGTCTGGCCTCGTGCAGTTCCCTCTCTAGGAGAGAGTGCACGTTCTGAAGGTCCGAGTAAGCAGTCCGAAGCTGGGAGATGACCCTTTCGCTGTCGCATGCAGGGCATCCAGCTTGGAACGCCATGTACTTGAGGTCGTGGATCCCACAGTCGTACTGCGTGTAGTCGTAGTTCTTGGTCTTGTTGAATGCCATCTTCACAGCAGCATCAGCTGGTTGTAGTCGAACTTGTCCCCAAGGGCGTCCTTGATGGTCACCATCGGACCTTCAAGGCCCAACAGCTTGCCGTTGTAGATCTTGGCGTACTTGGGGACCATCAGGTTCCCCGTGATGAAAGCTCTGCCCTTGTCAGTGAGACGCCAGTAGCCAGCACGGCCACCATGCATCCCGACACCGGTCTGTTCCTCCAGGAGACCCCAGTGGGCCAGCTTCCCTTCTTCGCGGGAGACGGCACCGATGGCGCGCACGTGAACCCACCCGTTCGGGCTAATCCGGTAGATGTGGATGAGCGACCTGGCCATCCCCGAGTTGATCTTGCGCTTGTAGATCTTGGCGTGCTGGCCACACAAGGGACAGTTGTCGCCCTTGTCGACCCTCGCACGCAGCCAGTTCTTCGCCTGCTCCAAGGTGGTAGACGGCGGGAAGTTCATGACAGCCTCCTAGGGCCTAGTTCCTAGGGAGAGCCTACAGCCGGACACCCCCCCAGCCGATGACCAGTCGGAGGTGATGACGGTGATTCTGGTGATCTCGTTCATCTTGTTGTTGTTGGCGGGTCTCTGCTTCGCCCTTGCGGCTGCGCAGAAGAATCTCGGGACGGTCAACCTGATCGCCCTGGGCCTGCTTTTCTGGGTGGCGGTTCCGTTCATCCAGGTCTGCCAACGCATGGCAGACAAGTTCTGACACGTATCCATAATGGAAGGAGCCAGAGATGGCTGAGGATTTCAACCCGGAGGAGCACACCGCTCCCGAGGTCGTGGAGCATCTTGAGGATGCCTCCGATGAGGAGAAGAAGGCCGTAGGCGCGGCGGAGCTCCAGGGGAAGGGACGCAAGACCGTCCTTGAGGCTGCTGGCGTTGACCCCAACGCTCGCATGGACGCCTCTGGTCGAGTCCTGAACCCGTGGGAGGTCGACCCGCCGAAGGCCGACGCCGAGGCTGAGAACTGATGTTGTTCCTTCTGTGGGTCATCGCCGTCGTTCTCGTGGTTTGGGGTATCTACTGCCTCATCCAGCGGCAGTTCCTCATGGGCGCAGTGTTGATCGTTTTGGGGTTGCTCGTCGGCCCCGGGGGTGTCAGTATCTTCACTTGATGAGGGATTCCTGACGAACCGGCCCTCCTCCCTAGTGACGTGGGAGGGCCGGTTCGTTCATTTCAGGGCGCGCCGTACCGAACAAACGTCTGGATCGTTCTACTCTCAGAGCGGCAGGAGGACGGATGCGCGTATCGAAGTACCCACAGCAGCGAGACGATGTTCTCGCGGCCATCAGGGATGCACAGCTTCGACATGGACTCGCTCCGTCAGTGCGGGACCTGGCGGCTCAGTTCGGAGTTGGTGTCGCCACGATGCACTCCTACTTGCAGAAGCTTGCTGAAGAAGGGGTAGTGGAGTGGTCAAAGGGCAGGCACCGTTCCTTGAGATGCACCCTTCAGGGTTTCCAGGAGCAGAAGTAGTCGGGGAGTCCATCTTCCTGAAGTTCTTCATCCCTGCCCTGACTGACCCCAAGGTGAAGATCCAGAACGAGGTCATGGCCAAGGAGCGGCCTCAGGCTCGTGTCGTTGTTCCCAAGGGTGGGGGGCGACCGTTCCCGCAGTTCTACACGCCACCGAAGACGCAGGCGTGGGAGGCCCATGTCGGCGAGCAGGCGCTCCTCCAGCTCAGGTCGGTTGATGCTGATTTCACGCTTCCGATCCACGACAAGCGGATTCTGGCGAGTGTCCGTTTCAACCTGACCAGGCCAGTGTCCTACCCGAAGACCGTGATTCACGCTGTCAAGAAGCCCGACATCGACAACCTGGTGAAGGCGATCCTGGACGGGATTGTGGCCGCGAGGATCATCGAAGATGACAACCTGATCACCGACCTGGTGACCATCAAGAGGTACGCCGATGGGGCCCACCCCTCTGGTGTTGAGGTCGAGTTGACCTGTTTGGCTCTCTAGGCGTGTCCGGCCCAATTCCTGGGCCAAACGACATCCGTGTTGTTTACTACTCCCATGGGGACACCATGACGCAAACTCCCAACGGCAACGGGAACCCCTACGGCATCTCGTTGCACACAGTCACCACACCCACCGGTTCGAACTTGAACCTCCAGACCGCAGAAGAGGCGGACTGGTACGAGGACCGGCGCGACAGGTATCAGAAGGACAACCACTTCCCGAACGTCTCCGACCTCCAAGACCTCGACCGACTTCTAGGTCTGGAGGTCTTTTCGTACCGCTGGCAGCTGTGGATGGCCCAGGGGTTCGACTACCAGTACGCCAGAGTGGACGAGTCGGCCCTGAAGAACTCCATCAAGGAGTACTCGGTCGAGATCCGGCTCCTGAAGACCAACCTCGGCATCGACAAGTCCACCCGTGACAAGGAGAAGGGCGAGAGTCTCTCTGACTACGTCGCCACTCTCCTCCAGCGGGCCAAGGAGTTCGGGTACCACCGGAACGACCAGTACGAGCTGTCCGTCACTAAGTTCTACGAGCTTCGTTCAATGGTTATGACCTACGACCGGTGCGACGAGGAGGAGCGGGCGATGCTCGACCTCTCCCCAGAGAGCATCATCCAGTGGATCCGGGAGAAGGTCATCGCTGATTTCGATCAGCAGTCAGCAGCGTTCAAGAAGAACCAGGCCATCTGGGTCAAGACGATCTGATGGACGCCGACACGACTGGGGGGGCCGTGGAGGACCGGAAGAAGCCGAAGCGGATCCCTAGAGACGAACTGGAATCTAGGTACCCGTCACTGACAGTTCTGTCGGGACCTGCTAGCAAGGCCACCAAGACAGCTTGGGTAGCGGCTTTCAACGCACGTCCTGATGCGATGCACTCGCTGCTGGCGGACTTCATCAAGCAGGTCCACGCCCAACCTGGGCGCATCGGACAGCGGCCCATGCCCAAGGAAGAGCTCGTTGACTTCAACGCTCTCATCTACGGCGAGGCGAACGACCTGCCCCTCATGGAGGTCTTGCCCAAGCTGGTGACCATCAGCGAGCGCGCGTTCTGTGCACAGATCAAGATGAGCAGAGCCCAGTACCAGCGGATCCTCTCCGGGGCCTACGACCCAAACGTGTACGAGATCCGGAAGATCGCAGAGGCTGTGAAGAAGCCAGCTATCTACTTCATCGAGTACCGCAAAGCCATGGCGGTAGCTGCGTTCCTGAACCTTCTGGATGAGCGCCCTGGCATCGCGACCAGCCTCTACAGGACGTACCTCGAAGTTCGAATGTGAAAACTGACGCCTGTCAGAACCGAACATAGAGTATGGCAATCCTCGCTGATCTCACCGAAGAGGAGCGGTACCTCTTCGCGATCCTTCAGGACCAGTCGGGCATCGACCAGGCTGAGTTCTCTTGGAAGGACGAGACCCAGGACGACGGAGTGTTCCGCTGTTGGGACTATCAGTACCCCTGGTACCGCACCCGCTCGAAGCACCAGATCGACCAGTGTGGACGTGCCATCGGCAAGTCGGTGGGGATCCAGATGCGGGCGTGGGCGTTCGCGTTCACGAACCCTGACCAGGAGATGCTGATCACCGCCCCTGAGATGATCCACCTCGACCCGGTGACCAAGCACATCGAAGATCGGATCCTTGGGTCTCGCCTCTCGGCTGAGTTCCTCAAGAAGTCGGGTATCTCCAACGGCATCAAGCACCGACCGTTCGAAGTGTCCTTCCGGAACGGTGCGTCGATCAAGGGCCGCATCCCGCAGAAGGACGGTCGTGGCGTCAAGGGTATGCACCCCAAGAAGCTGGAGATGGACGAGGCTCAGGACTATCCGGAGCCAGGTTGGGTGGAGCTCATCGAAACCCTGAAGCAGGGCGATGAGGAGTCGACGTGGCGTGCCCATGGCGTGTCTCGTGGTGTTCGTGACCGCTACTACAAGCAGACCCAGCAGGGTTCAGGTTGGTTCGTTCACCGCATCACGGCGATGCACCGTCCCGACTGGACGGACGCCGAGCGGAAGCAGAAGGCTGAGGACTACGGGTCCCGTGACCACCCGGACTACCGTCGAAACATCCTCGGCCTCCACGGTGACGCGTCTTCCGCGCTGTTCGTGCTGACCCGGCTGATGGCGTGCGTCGACCAGAACCCTGGTTCCTACTTCAACGCCACCGAGTACCACAAGGCCCCGAACGGTGTCCGCATCACCGAGGAGAAGCTGAACGACACGAAGCTTCCGATCGAGGAGCTGCTCGACTTCCCCGCACAGCACCGGGTGTACGAGCGGACCTGGGTGGGGATGGACGTCGGTATGACGAACCACCCCACGGAGATCCTGATCTTCGCGGAGGAGTACCCCTCCCGCACGGGTGGCAAGCAGCCTGACGTTCCAGACGTCCGTCTGAAGTGCATCAGCCGCCTCCACCTGGAGCGCATCTCCAGCCCGGATCAGCGTCGGGTGCTGGAAGCGATTTGGGATTTCTACCGTCCCCAAGCGATTTCCATGGACCGCACCGGTCTCGGTCTGCCGATCTACCAGGAGATCCAGGCGTCTGCCCCTCCGGGCATGGTCGCCGCGATGCGGGCCTACAACTTCTCGGAGAAGATCATCATCGGGTACGAGGACGTCGAGGAAGACGACTACTGGCGTGACCCGGACCAGCCGTATGGCGTGGAGATCAAGGCGAACGTGTTGGAGTACTCCTCTGACATGCTCCGCGAGATGGTCGACCTCCGTCAGATCCTGCTTCCGTGGGACACGGACATGATCCGAGAGTTCCAGGGCCAGACGTACGTGGTCAACAAGAGCAACACCGACGCGTACGGCAAGAAGAAGTTCAACCAGGGCAAGTTCCACGCTCTCGACGCGGCGCGCATGGCGATCCTGGGCTACCGCCAGGAGAAGATCAACGCGATGCAACAGCTGGTTCAGGATGAGCCGGTCTACGACATGTTCCTGGTCTGAGGTGCCCATGGACGAGTACGAAGCGCTTGACGCTATCCAGGCTCTACGCCAAGAGGCGGTTCTTGATCGGTTGAAGGAGGAGGACCCGCGTCTCTACGACTACAAGAACGGGCTCATCGACGGGCTGGACAAGGCATGGCTGGCTGTCTTCCAGGCGACGCGGAGGAAGCTTGTAAATGGTGCCTGAACCAGTGAGGCCCCGGTCCTAGGTATGAGCTAGGGCCGGGGCCTCAAACCTCCCCGATAAGCGCTACGGGGTGGTTAGGTGGAAGGGAGGATTGACTACCTCCAAGGGGCTCCACGTTGTCAGGAGTTCGATTACCAACGTTACCCCACCTACGACACGGCGCTACCCGATCTCGGATCAACAGACGGTCTGGCTACCGCCCCAGTTGAGCCTGGGCCGACCCTCAGCACTTGCAGTCGGGTCCCTACTCCTCTGTTCGAGGGAGGGTTTTCCGGTCCAGGGATGATCCTGTCGCAGACAATCCGTTACCTGCACGCCACGCGGTTCAACGTGTAGGCCCGGTTTCTGTCACTTCCCAGTTCGCCCGTCGGCTCCCTGTTGAAGAGAACAGTAGGGCGAACCTCGGTTCGAGGTCAAGCCGGTAGCCGAAATTTGTTCGGGCGAGCCTCCGCTGAGGCGTAACCAGAGCATGAAGACTGCATCTAGCAGGCATCTGGACCGAAGGAGAGAGCAAATGGCTACCGTGAAGCTCATCGAAACGAACCCTCCCCCGGAGGGTCGTCAGCCGCGCGGGCTGACTCCTCTGGACACCTCACAGGTCCACTACGCCATCGGGCGGTCCATCGATCAGGTCCGTGACGAGATCGATGACGCCTTCGCAGCCATGAAGACCTTCTTCAACCGTGATCCAGACGAGATCCTCCGACTGTCCTCTGGACATAGCGCCCGGCTCAGTGAGCTGGCCGTGAAGATCCAACGCATCGAGGACTTCCAGCGGGAGTGGAAGAACATCCGGGTCCGCGAGATCGAACCGGCCATCGCGGAGCTTGAGCGGCAACTTCGGACGGCCAGCCGTTTGCACGCGATCCGAGAGTTGGACTGGAAGATGGAAACGGGGGAGCGATGAACCATCCGATGGACTCGACCTACATCGAACGCCTCTTGGAGGCAGCTCGCATTCGCAGTGCACAGAGGTGGGACGAGGCTCATCAACGGGTCCTGGACTCCTACGAGAAGTACGGCAAGGGGATGTCTCTTGAGTCCTACGACAAGTGGGCAAGGGACATCGTCGCCCTGACGATAGGGCCGAGACCGTGAAGTGCCCAGAGCCAGGGGGCGAACTGGACAAGACCAGGGCCATCAACTGCACGATGCGGCCCTGTGAGTGTCTGATGCAGGACTTCTACCGGTGGCAGGCAGAGAAGAAGGAGAGGCTCCGTGCTGGACCGCCTGGGTCGGAATGACCCCAACGCTTGGGTTTGTGACTGCGAACACGCGGCCAACGCCCGGAGGTTGACTCAGGACACCGTGAAGATCCACAAGGAACTAGGCCGCTGCCCCAGCTGCGGCTCCACTTTCGTCGAACGATCTGGACAAGCCGATGACTGACTACTACGACGACGATGACTTCGACCTCGACGGGGAGATCATCGATGTCGAGCCCGTTGACGAGTTCGATGTGACCGAAGAGGGCTCCTTCACCGACGCCCACTACGGAGAGGTGTCCACAACCACCCGGCCCTCCATCCACTACATCAATGAATCTGGCATGCCCGACGATGTGGTCTTCCGCCACCTCCGTAGCCGAGGATTCGAGAAGGCCGCGATCTCTCAGATCGAGAAGTGGTCCCAGTCGCTGAACTCCCCTCAGACCACACAGACGCTGGACATGTTCAACCGGTCCCGCTGGCAGAACAACGACGTCCACGTACACGCCGTCATGAGCCGTGTCGCCTGGGCAGTCGAGAACGACGAGACCCTCTCTACCCTCGCGGACGTGGTTGAGGGGCTCATGTGGCAGAAGTGCCGTTTCGAACTGATCGACTCTGACGAACAGGACATGTGGAACCAGTGGGCCGCTGACATCAACCTGGACAAGATGCTCCGGGAGATGGGCCGTGAAGAGTTCAAGCTGTCCCAGTTCTACGTCGGTCTCTGGTGGGGCACCCGCACGTACTCCGTCCAGGAAGAGCGCATCGATGACCGCATCGATGAATTCGAGCGGGAGCGCAAGAAGAAGGAGTACGAGGAGAAGGTCGAGGAACGCGAGGCGTTCATCGCCGCCAACAAGGGCAATCCCGAGTTCGTCGCACCCCCCGAGCTGGCAGAACCGAACCTTGAGGGTCCTGGCCGTGGCAACCGCAAGCGGAAGAAGAAGTTCAAGGTCAAGGTCCCCACGGACTACACGATCTTCGACCCCACGAAGGTGCTCCCCGTTGGGACGCTCATGTTCGGACGGGAGCGGTTCGCGTACATCGCCACCCGTGGCGAAGATGAAGCGTTCGCGTCGGTCATGAACGGTGACACCGCAGACGACACCGTTCTACAGCTGATCGAGCGCAAGTACGAGCCGAACGAGATGGACAAGACGGCGTGTGCAGACCTCGGAGTCGACCACAACCGCCTGTGGCTGTTCCGCAAGGACGCCGTGTTCCGGCACTCCATGACCAGGGCCCAGTACGAGCGGTACTCCCCGGTCCGGTTGAAGACGATCCTGCCCCTCCTGGAGATGAAGCAGCACCTCAGGGCTTCCGACCGGGCTAGCCTGATCGGCAACACGAACTTCATCGTGGTCATCACGAAGGGCTCCGACCGGCTCCCGGCGAAGCCCGCCGAGATCGCGAACCTCCAGGAACAAGCCAAGGTCATCGCCCGGCTGCCCGTCCTGATCGGTGACCACCGGTTGAAGGTGGAGATCGTGTCTCCGAGCACCGACAACACCCTGATCGATTCACGGCATCAGGTTTTGGACGCCCGTCTGGTTTTCGCGGCGCTCCGAACCTTCAGCCCGGTGACGCAGGGTGGCAACAGCTCCGGCGCAGGCGTGTCAGAGATGTCAAGGGTTGTGGCACAGGGCCTTGAGTCCAGACGCCACATGATCATGAGGTCCATCGAGAAGAACATCTTCAGGCAGGTCCTGGACCGCAACGAGGATGTTATCGACGAGTTCCCCAACTTGGCGTTCACGCCGAAGCGGATCACCTTGGAGTTCAACAACGACATCATGAACGGCATCCTCAAGCTGCGTGACCGTGGAGACATCTCCCGGGAGACAACGCTGGAGGAGCTTGACTTCGACCAGGACACCGAGGTGTTGCGTCGTGGTCGGGAGCGGGTGCTGTACGACCGGGTGTTCGAATCGACCACTCCGCACAGCTCCCCGACCTCCAACCCCTACGGCGCTCCTGGTCAGCTACCACCTGGCGGCAATCAGAACGTCCAAGGGAATGTGGGTCCCGCTGGTCAGCCACGCACCGAAGGTGGCCGTCCTCCAGGAGCCCAGGACAAGAAGCCGCGTGCAACCCCGACCCCAACGAGCCGAAAGTAAGACATGAACCTCGCCGTAACTACCTCTCAAGCTGTTCTTGACACGTCGATGTTCCCCGACAAGGAGGACAGGTCGCAGACGCTGATCCTCCAGAACATCGGGGCAGGAATCGTCTACGTCGACTTCATCACTGGCGTCACTACTGCGCGAGGGATCAAGTTGGCCGTGGACGCTGTTCTGTCCATCCCTGAGTGGACGACGGCCATGACGGTCTACGTCATCGGCAGCGCCTCCGCTGACCTCAGGTACACGTTGGCAGGCTGACCATGCCGTACAAGGTGAAGGTGAAGGGCGACCAGTACTGCGTCGTGGTCTCCTCCGGCCCGAAGAAGGGTAAGGAGGTTGCCTGTCACGCCTCACGTGAGAAGGCCGTCGCCCAGGTCAGAGCCTTGTACGCCAACGACGCAGCTGAGTGGGCCCAGCTGCGTGATGTCGCTCGGAAGTTCAGCGGAGAGCAGCGCAAGAAGGCGGCGGCTAAGGGTCAGGCCCAGAAGGATGGTTCGTACCCGATCAAGAACGCCCAAGATCTGAAGAACGCCATCCAGGCGTACGGCAGGTCCAAGAACAAGGCGGCCACCAAGGCGCACATCATCCGCCGAGCCAGGGCGCTCGGTCTGACGAAACTACTTCCGGAGGACTGGGTGAAGGACAAGGCTGAGTGGCTGCTTGAGTGCCCGGATTGCGCCAGGAGTTTCCTGGATGAGGCGTCTCTCCACGATCACTCCGAGGCAGTGCACACGTTCGAAGACATCCGGCGACTCGTCAACGAGGCTGTCCGTGAGAAGTACGGCAAGGCTGGGTCTTTCCAGGCCAGCCCTCCCATCCCCTCAACCTGGGTGTGGGTAGACGACCTCGCTGAGGACTGGGTTGTGTACATGGTCGAGGAGGGTGTCGACTCGACGCTCTACAAGGCCTCGTACGCGATCACTGACAACAAGGTCACCTTGGGGGAGCCCGCAGAGGTTCGTCGGCGCACCGTCTACGACTCTGTGAACTCCAGTGGCGGATGAAGAACGTGAACTGGACCCTTTCGAAGAGTTTGAAGAAGCCGTCGAACGTTTGTTTCGTAGGCTCGGCGAAGAAGGCCTCCTCTTCGACTGGGTTCTGGTGTCTCACCGACTCACGCCTGAATCAGACGGGAGCGACACCCACATGACCGGGTACGTCGCCTCCCTCAGGCAACCGAACTACCGAACCCAGGGCCTACTGAAGTACGCCTTGACCATTGTCGATGAAGAAGTCAGAAGGGAGGTCCCCGATGGAGACGATGATCTTTGACAAGGGCCACTCCACGTACCTGGTGAACACTGCCCACCTGGTCAGGAAGGGCGACGAACTGGCCGACCTGGCAGCTGACACGACCGCGTCCTGGCAGATCGAGAAGTCGAACCCGTTCATCCAGTGGATCGCTGGGGACTTCGTGGAGTCGGACAAGCCGAACTCGAACACTCAGTACTGGACATCCGGTGACCTGGCGATGTCTGAGTACACGATCCAGTACGCGCCACTGAACATGGTCCACAAGTTTCGGACACCCATCGGTTTCTTCGCGGCCACCAAGACGGTGAAGCTGGAGAAGGACGAGGCCGCCGAAGCTGTGCCGATGAAGATCCAGGCGCTCTCCGGCTTGTGGACCCACATCTTCCCGTTCGAGTCCGCCCAGGTGGAGGCCGCCGACGATGCTGGGCTGCTGTTCTACTCGATGGAGTGCCGTGGCACCCACCTGAAGTGCGGCTCTGACGAGGCCCTGGGCCTTGAGGGCTGCGGAGGAGAGTTCGACTACATGAATGTCGACTCCCACTGTGAGCACCTCCAGGAGCGTTCCTCGGTGCGGCACATCGTGAACCCCACCTTCCGTGGTGGGGCTTTGATCGTTCCCCCGGTGAAGCCGGGGTGGAAGAACTCGTCCGCCAGCATCCTCACTGACTCGGTGATGCTTGAGGCTGCGGCGTTCGCGGAAGAGAATGAAGCCCAGTTCAACAGTCTGGGTACAGAGATCAGTGCCACCGCTTGGGAGCACCTGATGGCTCAGGTCGTGGCGTCTGGAAAGGGAAACTGATGAGTGAGACAACCGGCAATGTGGATCTGGCCAACGAACCCGTTGATGTGGACTCTTCTGAGTTCATGGACACGGGTGTTCTTCACGAGAAGCGAGCAGTGGTCAAGGGAGTGCACGTCGTCAAGATCGAGACGGAAGATGGACGAGCAAACTCCTGAGGCTGTTGAGTCGACCGCTGAACTTTGGTGGCACCTTTTTGACCACCACAGTCTTGACGCACGTCAGATTCATGGGAACCCTCAAACCATGCACGCGTCCCTACATAACCTCCCTGGTGCGAGCGACCACTCCCACTGACACCCAGATCGGGTGACTGGGACCCCTGAACGGCTCCAGCCCCCCTTTGGTAGTCGTTGCCCATCACCCGGTCTGGGCCCTTCCTTGACCTCCGGAACTCTCGACGCCCGTCGAAATTTAATCCCACTAGAGGCACGTCGATGCCCTTCACGTGGAGACGGCGCAGGCGGTGAAGCTGCACGACGACCTTTTGGCGGGCATGCCAGACGGCGCACGGCATGACACCGACATCTGTCCCTTCTGTGTGGATAACGCACAGACCACGACGTCCCGGATCCCTCCCGGCGATGCCGGTCCGGACGTGTCCGAGAACAAGTCAACGAGCACGGAGGGAGGGACGAACCCGACCATGAGCGACATTTCTCAGGAGGCGCACGAAGCGCTTCTGCAGAAGGCTGTGGCGGACGCGGTCAAGGCGACCGAGTCTGCTCTTGCTTCGAAGACCGACGAGTTGGCTGCTGCCAAGTCGAAGGTTGAGGAGCTGGAGACCGAGAAGTCGACGCTTAACGCTGAGACTGACCGGCTCAACAAGGAGCTCGACACCGCCCAGGTCAAGCTGACGTCTGCCACGGAGGAGGTCGAGACCTTGAAGAAGGAGAAGACCGAGACCGAGGAGAAGGCCAAGCTTGCCGAGGTTGCTTCCAAGCGGAGCGACCAGGTGAAGAACCTGAAGCTGTTCCCCGACGAGTACGTCACCGAGAAGGCCTCCAAGTGGGCCGGTCTTACCGACGAGGCGTGGGGCGAGCAGCTGGAGGAGTGGAAGGCAATCAGGCCTGCTGCTCCCGAGGGCGACGAGACGAAGACGGACGCCGCTTCGGCCATGTCTGGCACCTCCGAGAACCTCACCAAGGAGGAGAAGCAGGATGCTGCTTCCCAGACCAAGGTCGGTTCGGCGCGGCGCGCTGCACTGAGCCTGGCGAACTGAGAGGAGGTGTAGCAAATGTCCTATGGACGTAACTTCGGTATGCGGAGCTTCGAGAACGTCGTTCGCGATGCTCGTTCCCGAGTTCCGGCCACCGGCACCCCGTTCATCATCGGGGCTCCGGTCATGCTTGACGCCGCCAACCCAGGTCGCCTGAAGGCGGCCACGGAGGCCGCAGCCCCTAACCAGGGCTGTGGAATCGTGGTGTTCGAGCACATCCAGAACAAGTCGGACGCTCTGGTGACGAACCACGACGACCCCTATGACAAGGTGCCTCTGGGTGTTTACGCCCAGATGATGCACGGCAAGGGGGCCAAGGTGTGGTTCAAGAACACCGCTTCGGTGACGCTGTATGACGGTCGAGTTCGGGCCGCTTTCAGCTTCATCGTGGACACCATCGCTACCACCATGATCGGTAAGGGCCTGGTCCCTGATGGTGCTGGCAAGTGGCGTCTGACGGATGACAGTGCAACCGCTGACGTTGGAGGTGTTCGATGGCTGACTGTCGAACAGGCCAACCCGACTACGGGCCTCGTTGAAGCCCGCTTTGAGTTCTGAGAGGAGGAGTCATGAGTACTGATGTGAAGAAGATGGTTGACTCCTTCGGACGGACCAAGGAGGAGAACAAGGACCGCCTCGCGATCATGGAGGCGGCCAACGAGGAGGCTCGGGAGCACTGGGATGACCCCCAGTACCGCGCCGAGTTCGCTGCGGACCTGACGGAGTCGATCCTTGAGGGGTTCGACTACGAGACGCTTGTCGATCAGTGGATCGAGACTGAGCGCACCGACTTCAACGGACGAATCTTCATCCGTGAGGCTGGCGGTCTCAAGGCGTTCTTCATGGCCCGTGGTGGCTACATCGAGGCGTCCGAGCTGACTGCTGAGCTGTCCGAGGTTCCTCGCGACATGCTCGGTGTTCACGTGTGGGAGTTCGAGGACAAGTTCCTCACGAACTTCGCCGAGTCTGCTCAGACTCTTCGTGATCTCTCGATTCGCCGGATGGACGCGGAAGTTAACCGCCGCATCCACACGGTCTTGAAGGAGGCCCTCGCGGCTTCCTACACGACCACGGCTGCTGGTATCTCGCAGGCTGCGGTTGACGCCGCCATCGCGCGCGTCCAGGACGAGTCGGAGTCTGGCGAGGTGGTCATCGTTGGCCGCCCGACCGTTGTGAACAAGCTGGCTGGCTTCACTGGTTTCGGCAACGAGACTCTTGAGGAGATCCGGCGCAAGGGCATGTTCGGCGTCTACCACGGCGCTTCGATCATCACCCTGAAGAACTTCAAGGACGAGGATGGAGTCGCTTACATCCCGAACAACGAGCTGTGGATCATGGCTCGCGACACGGGCAAGTTCGCGTTCTTCGGCGGCCTGAAGAGCAAGGAATTCATGGAGCTTGACAACTGGTACTGGCACTACCTCGCGCGGCGGGACACCGGCATCATGGTGCACCACCCCGAGCGTGCCCACCTGCTGATCGACTCCAGCATCTGAGGCTAATCCCCTCGGCATGAGAAAGGCCCCCGGTCCTCACGGATCGGGGGCCTTTTCCTTGCGCTACCGTTCGCACGCCTCTTGGGCTACCGAACGCACACCTTGCCCTACCTAGCCAGGCCGAACCCGGCCCTGCCTAGCACTGCCTTGCCCAACCTAGCCATTGCCTAGCCTGGACTTGCCGAGACCGACAGAGTATCGAACACTTGAACGAAGGCCAAGTGTCGGGGTACTGTTCCTTCGCTTGGCGTAGCTAGGCGGGGCTTGGCAGGGCCTGGCACCGCATGGCTTGGCAGAACAAGGCTCGGCCTGGAGGGGCTCGGCTAGGCCCGGCAGGGTGGGGCAAGGCTAGGCAGGGTATAACTAGATCAGCGACGCGGGGTGGAGCAGTTCGGTAGCTCGTCGGGCTCATAACCCGAAGGTCGTGGGTTCAAATCCCACCCCCGCTACCAAGACGAGGCGAGGCCGGGCAGGGCCTGGCACCGTGGGGCACGGCAAGGCAGGGGTTCCCCACCCGCCCTAACAGACGACGCTCCTATCTCGACTACCTAGTAGGAGGCGACATGAGGGGACTCTTCCCTGAGAAGGACCTGCCCAGAGCGTTGGGTGTGAAGGTCTTCGGTGAGCCCAAGGCGCAGGCTCAGATCAACAGCCCGGACAAGGCGGGTCCGACCATCGCCAGGGACAAGACGTGCTGGTGTGGCCGTCCGTATCCGCATGACTGGCTGGGCCAGGAGGACGGTGCCGCGCATCCGAGGTACCCGGACTGATTTCCCTCGAACACTTGCACGAGGTGGTTTGTAGCGTCTACAGTGCACACACCATGGCATGGCAGAGGCTCGGCTAAGCGCGGCACTGCACGGCCAGGCAGAGGCACGGCAAGGCAACAACCACACATGAAGCCATTGGAGGCTCAACTTGAAGGTAACCATCGAGATTGACGGCACCCAGCCGCTTCTCATGCACGCAGACACCCTCGCGGACCCGCTGGACCCGCTGACCAAGGAGTTCAAGCGACTCTCCGGGAAGCGGTCCAAGACCGACGAGGACCACGAGGCCATGGCGGAGAAGGAGTTCCTCGCCAGCCTCTACCTCGATGACGGCGGCGAGATCTGCATCCCCGCAGCCAACATCAAGAAGTGCCTCATCGAGGGAGGCCGCATCACCAAGTCCGGGGCCAAGATCGAACGTGGCCTCACGCTCCTGGGCATCGACTTCGTCCTGAAGCACACCGGTCCGGCACTCCCGGCTGACCTGTACCAGGACCCGAAGTTCGTGGACAGGCGTTCCGTGAAGGTCGGCACCGCCCGCACCATGCGTGTCCGTCCCCGCTTCAACGACTGGTCCCTGCGAGTGGAGTGCGACATCGACCCCGCCGTGTGTTCCATCGATGACCTGAAGGACATCGCGACCAACGCCGGTTCCCTGGTGGGTCTCGGTGACCACCGCAAGATCGGCGGATACGGACGTTTCGTGGCGAAGGTGAGGAAGAACCCGTGAGGCCGTTCGCGCCGAAGGGTGAGCAGCCTGAGTGGCGGATGCTCTACGACCTGGTTACGGGTTCGGCTGTAGACACGGTGTTCCCGTACGACGACTTCGACCGGGCGCTTGGTCGGGACTTCCGGGAGAACCGGACCCCCCTGGCCCGTGTACAGAAGGAACTCCTGCGGGAGGACAAGCGGGTCCTGGTCAACGTACGCGGCGTCGGGTACCGGATCGCTCAGGCTCGGGAGCACGGCGAACTGGCTGTGGGTCAGCGGCAGCGTGCCCGTCGTGCCGTGGACAAGGGTGTTCAGATCGTTGCTGGCGCTGACCAGTCCTCTCTGACCCCGAAGGAACGGCAGCGGCTGACGGAGATCGAGGTCAACCTGCGTGCTCAGGCGAACATGCTTCGCCGGACTGAGGCTCGGGTGGCCGTTTTGGAGAAGTCCGCGAAGCATTCGGACGACCGTCTGGACATGCTGCTGGCTGAACTGAAGCGGAAGGGCTTGGTCGAGACGATCGACTAACCTGAGACCGAGGGTCTGTGCCCACGGCAGTAGACGGAACCCGAGCTTGCTACGGTCTTGCTCGGTGTCCGCTGCCGGGGGGCTCACGTGGGCACAGACCCTCACTCGGGGCAGGATGGGTTCGACAGCGACGTAAGTCCGCATGCGGGACGCCGCTGGACCAGGGTTCGACTCCCTGCTGCTCCACGGGAGGAGATGCCCGAGAAGGAACCTGGTGTCCAGTCTGGGTCGCTCCCACGCTGAAACACGCTGAACCAGGATCCATCCAGAGGGAAAGGCGCAGGTTCTAGACTCCCTGTGCTGGATACGCTGGGGGTCTACTGGCCAGCTCTCCTCTCTCCTGCGCCTTTAGCTCAATTGGTAGAGCAGCTGGCTCTTAACCAGCGTGTTCGGGGTTCGAGTCCCCGAAGGCGTACGTGAACGAAATCCAGAAGTTTTGGCATCGATGGTTCGGGATCGGATGGCCCGACCCTGAGGACATCCACGCCTTGGAACGTGACCTAAGATCCGTTGCCTGGCCAGAAGACGACGACCAGAGGCCCACCGACTGAACGGAGTCACTCATGGGCTCCGTACTTGTATCCAGCACTTGTCACTACTGCGGGGACAAGGCCACCACTGACGACCACGTGGTTCCCCGGTCCCTGCTGCCCAAGCCCCAGTCCCTCCTGCCGTACTGGTTCCGCGCCATGAACGTAGTCCCGGCCTGCGCCCCCTGTAACGGTGCCAAGGCCAACCACCGCTCCGACTGCCACTGCACCCAGTGCGTACGCGCCTGGGGCTCCGCTGCCGCGCTCTACGGCATCGTTGAGCCTGAGCCGGTGTCCGTGTTGGAACTGCGCCGCGAACTGGTCCGTGTGCAGAACCGCAACCGCAAGCGGCAGCGAAACAACGAGAGCAGACGAAGGCGTGTGCGCGAGGAATACAAGAGACGGTTCGGGTCCTACCCGCCCTCTCGCGCGCGCCAGTAGCTCAGCGGACAGAGCAACCGCCTTCTAAGCGGATGGTCGCGGGTTCAATCCCCGCCTGGCGTACCTCCGGGCTCGATCATCACAGACTCCCAACGACCTGCCTTGATCAGCCCTACCCGTCGCTTGCGGATCTCTCCCTCTTCGTTCTCGTACTCCTCTGTGAGCACGATGTTGCCGTCCTCGTCTTCGCGCCAACCATCGGCCTCACCGAAGACGTCGATGGCCCCTTCGCTCAGATCGTTCGCTGTGTAGCGCACCCGGACTCCCATGCCCGAGGTATCGGCGATTCATTCAGACGGATGTTGGAACCGAAGTTCTCCTGGAACAGGAAAAGTACGTGCACACCTTCCCCGGTGCACGTCAGGGATACGCCAGGAACAGGAGCAGGAAATGTCTGGATCGATCACCCAGGAAGACAGGGACTTTGTCGAGACCTGGGAGCACATCTCCCCCCAGCAGTGGGGGATCATCCGCTTCGATGCCCGTGGAGACGAGCGTCCAGAAGTGATCAGTGGTCGTCAGACCTTCAAGATCACCTCGGAGGAGCGCATCGTCACGCAGGACCGGATCCGGCAGTCTGTGAACGACCCCTTCTTGAACGGGTCGTTCCGACCGGTTGTGGTGCCTGACTCGGTCACCGTGGAGTCCAACCCGAACGCTCTCTCCGATGAGGAGATCGTCAGGATCCTCACTGCCAGCGATGTCGCCTGGGAGCAGTGGATGGACACCATCGACTCGGTCGCGACGGTACGCCGGATGATCGACCTCGCTGACGACAACGACGACGTGTCAACGAAGCGGTATCGAGAGCTTGAGCGGAAGCTGGAAGCTGTCCGTGGCCGTGTGCAGATCTCCACCAACGACCCGGCGTTGAAGAGTTTCCTCAGCGACCGCCCGTCGTTGCAGGAGAACAACGCCACGGCTAGCGGCGGAGCGAACCCCCGCCGTCGTGGTGGTCTGTCGTCGGACTACCGCTGAGCGAATCGAGGCGTGCCTCCCGCCGATGCCTACTTGACCCGAGGAGGAAAACAGATGGCCGTCGAACTGTCTGACGATCAGTACATCCTTTCCCTGAAGAGGGAAGTAACCCCTCTTGGGTCTACTTTGTATGGCGCGGTTGCTGACGACGACTGGGTCGGGTACCTGACTGACGCGTTCTGGGAGGCGCGCCTCGATGGCTTCATGGAGAACTACTCTGCTGACGAAGATGGCACGATTGAGAGTACGGATGGCGGCTCTGATTTGGACCGCAAGTACGTCGCACTCATCGTCCTCTACGCAGGAATCAGGGTCCTCCGAAACCAGATCCTGAACATGAACACCGGCTTCCGTGCGAAGGCTGGGCCGGTGGAGTTCGAGCAGGAGAACTCGGCAACGATGCTGGCTGAGATGTTGAAGCAGCTTCGTCTGATGAAGGACCGGCTCCTGGAGGAGTTGGAAGATGCTGAGGCTGGCACCAGCACTCTCGCTCTGGACGCGTTGAGTACGCGCATCCTGTACCCGGCGTCGTACTGGGGTTCGCCCGAACTCACTGCGGGGTGGTAACGCATGGCCGAGCCGAACCCGAGCCTTGGCTACAGCGTCGCCTTCGATGGTGACGGCTTCCGGAACGCGATCCGCTTCGCCATGCAGATGGGTCTGAACCCGGATCCTGACAGGCGTCCGATCTTCATCATGAAGAGCACTGGGCGTACCTACTGGAAGAACAACGTGCAGCTGATGACAGCTCCACGTGTGGATAGAGACGGGCGACCCTTCGACCCGGATGTCGAGGTTCGCAAGGAAGAAGATCAGCAGATCTCGGTGGACTGTGCCATCGAGATCGAACGAGCAGAGGCCGAGGAGTTGCCGGTAGGCACGTTCAGGCCAACTCGACTCGTGGCGACCCTCCTTGACCAGCAGTACGTGTTGGTCAAGGACTGCCGCGAGCTGATCTACAACGGTGACCGTTACCTCTACGCCTATGAGCCGGAGAGCAACGGTCTGTTCGACGTGGGGGTCTACACAATGGTCTTCTACGTCAAGGAAGAGACCTGAGATGGTGATGTTGAGCCAGAACAAGTGGGGCTGTATCACGAACGCCGACTCCAACATGCTGCGTTGGTGGACCATCGGCCCGGTGCAGCTTCAGCTTCGTACGGGCCCGGCTGGGTTCGTCTTGGCGCATCAGGCGTTGTGGTTCCACGAGGAGATCGAGCGCCTGTGGCCGCAGATGATGCCGGATCACGACGACCACGGCTGGGGGCAGCGGTACATCGGCAGCACGAACGTTCCCAGCAACCACTGGTCAGCGACCGCCATGGATTTGAACGCCCGTCTGCATCCTCAGGGCCAGGAGCCAGAGGATGCCTTCACGTCCAAGCAGGTCAAGTGGATCCGCACGCGCATGGAGACCAAGTACGACGGGATCATGAAGTGGGGTGGGGACTTCACCACGACTCCTGACCCGATGCACTACGAGTTGCGGGACAAGACTGACTACCCGGCGAGCAAGGTCCGCGAGGTTGCTCTTGAGTGTGTGCAGACGCCTGTCGGAAAGCGGCTGATCAAGCAGCAGTCCAAGCCTGTGTTGTGGGAGAAGTGGTGAAGAAGTGACCTACGTTCGTCACCGCGACCGCATGGTCCAGGAGTCCGTCTTCGATGACCTCCGGAACACGCTGATCGCCTGCCGGTGGATGTCTGGGACAACCAGCCGTGAAGTGATCGACCCCTACGACGTGGGTGGTGGATGGCAGATCGTCACCACCACCAGCTCCGAGGTGCTGCGCCTACTCGGTACTCGCGAGGATGGCACCACCCTGGCTGAGGTGGTTTTGATCGACTACTTCCCCGAGACCAGCGGCAACACCGACGAAGCTGGCGGTAGCCGTAAGACAGAACTGAACACGCTCGCTGTTGATACGGGCGTACCGGGTGACGCGGTCCCCATCGAACTGGGTTCCAACCTGGTGGAGCAGCCCTACACGTTCTCCTTCGCCCTGTACGCCGCCTCCGATGCTGTGGCGTTGGCCCTGATGAACGACCTCAGGGACCGGTATTCGGGGAAGCTGGTCAGCGACGACAACCTGAACTTGCTGAACTTCAACGACCCCTCCTTCGATGCGGACACTCCACCGGTCTACCGGATGGAGATCGATGCGTTCAGGTACGCCAGGAACGCCGAGATGGCTACGCCGTGGGATGTGAACCTCTACTTCGCTGAGCTTGAGCTCATGGATGTGGTTGACCCCTGATGTGGGAGTGGTTGGAGGAGTTCAGATCGGAGGGGCCGCTGTGGCCCTTTCTGCTGTTCCCGCTGGCCGTGGTCCTCTTCAGGATCGCTCGGTGGCTTGAACTGCCCGACTCTGTCCCCGACACCCTCCTAGGAACTGGAACTGTGGAGGATGTTCATGAGCGTGCCAGTAAGGGATTTCCTGAAGCGTCGGCGTGACCGAGTTGTGGGATCCATTTTGGGGTACGCGGAACGTGAGATTTTCAAAGATCTTTCCGCTGAGCAGCGTGAGGGGCTGCGTCAGGCGGTCATCGAGGCAGTGAACGGTTACCACGACTCTGTACTGGACCTGGTGAAGGCTGAAGACAGCACGCGTAACGATCGGGTTGTTGAGCTTCTGGAGGATCTTCACTCCAAGATGCGCAGCGGCCAGCGTGTCGCGAATTTCTGACGGATGTTCATTCCGTTGTTCGTCTATCCGATGACCAGCCATGAAGGGTGGTGAAGAGCGTTGAAGATGACAGTTGTGATCCGGCCAGGGAAGAACGATTCCCTCGGACGCGACATGCACCGACGCGTTGCCGCCTTCACTGCTCAGGTCGAGACGGCGCGGAACACGTCCGCGCAGATCGCCACCCAGTCCTCTCTGAGCTACATCAAGCGCAAGCGCCCAGTTGCTCCCCCGCGCCTGGGCCGCAACCAGGAACACATCAAGGACGTCATCAAGTGGCGACCAGTTCCGTCGCTCCCCTCTGGTGTGGGTCTGAACGTGACCGAACTGAACAACCGTGCCAAGCACTGGATCATCCAGGAGATCGGCACCGGTAGCCGGGCCACCGTAAAGGTGGCTGGCCGTCCAAACCCCAAGGGCCGTCCGACCGTGGGGTCTGCGTACGTGAAGACCGTGAAGTCCCAGGTGGGACGTCGGGTCAGCAACGCGCTGGTGTTCGCCACCGGCCCTGGTGGCAAGTGGGTGAAGCCCAAGAAGGGTGCCACCAACCAGCAGCTGTACCTGCGGTCCAACATCAAGAAGGTTCCGTACACCAACAACCGAAGTCAGCCCGGCATCATCATCGGCAAAGAGATCGATGGCCAGCACTTCGTCAGGCTTGGTGGACACACAGGCTTCCGTGAGTACCGAAGGTCGGTCTACGCGGCAGCGCGGCAGCAGTTCCGGAGGAACAGGTGAGGGACTTGTTCCAAGGAGCGTGCGTCGTGAGTACATGCCCATGCCTAGAAGAATGGAGGTGAGATAGGCACATGGCGATCAAGGCAGGACAGATCCTGCACGTGATGAACCAGTTCGTCGTCGACCGCATTCAGACGGCAGGCCCCGGCGACCTGAACATCCCGCAGGAGAAGGTCTACGAGCTGGGTAACTACCAGTCGGTGGGCATCGTTCGCGACGTTCCGGACCTGTCTTTCAACCTTGAGTGTCTCGACGTAGACACTGAGGTTGAGGCGCTGCTCGTTGGCCGGACGGATCCCTACGGGGACACGACCAGCACGAAGTACGAGCTGGCCCTGAACAAGGCCGTCGACATCGTCAGCCCGTGGAAGACGCCCTATGGGGAGTTCGCTGCGGTCAACGGTGTGGCTGTCCCGGGCCTGGCCCTGGAGAGCGCGTCCTACCGTTACGGGCTTCAGGAGAATGCGGGAGAGACCTTCACCCTCAACGGTGACGCGATCTACTACACCCCTGGACACCCGTGGCAGGACGTTTTTGTCGGCGACGGTTCGACTGTCGCTTACGCGTTCGACAACGGTCCGGCGCTTCTGTACTCCGAGGGTGGCACGAGCTTCTACGCTCTGTCGGTCTCGGTGAATGGTGTGCGTTTGACTCAGATCCCGCGTGCGGACTTGGCGGCTGCGACTACGGCTGGTGACACTGAGGTGTACGCACCGCAGACCACGGCTACCGCTGGTATCGAGTTTGCGATTGCTCCGGCTCTCAACGCGGTCATCAGCGTTGTCTACGCTTCGGCGGTCGACGGTGACTACCCGCAGACTGGGGTTACTCCGTACGGCACGGGTACTGGCCACCTCACTCACCAGAGTGTGGCGGTCAAGCCTGCGGCTATCCGGGGTAAGGACATCGACGTCTACTTTGCGACGTTGAGTGCTGTTGGTGGCGGTGTCACCAACAAGGCGCTGACGTCCAACGTGGCGACGATCACCACTTCGACTTCGCACGGTCTCACGACTGGCGACCTGGTTGTGGTGGCCATCGGTGACGCGGTGTTTGACGGCACCTACACGGTGGCTTCGACGCCGACCGGTACCACGTTCACTTACGCCAGGACCAACGCGAATGTCACTTCGACGGCTGCGACTGGTACTGCGAGTGAGTCGATCGAATCTCGTTGGCCCGACGTTCAGTCGGCCACCGTCGAGTGGCGGGTCACCCTGGAGGAGGACTACGAGTTCGGTAACGCTCGCGCGGTCTCGCGTGAGGCGACCGATGTTCCGGCTGTGACCGGGTCCATCGAGATCCGTCCTCGGTCCGTGGAGGCGTTCTTCGCGCGTCTGCGGCAGATCACGGGTGTTGCTGCTGGCCAGGTCATCGGCCCGCAGTCCTCGGTTGTTGGTGCCCTTCGTATCGAGCTCCGCAACCCGGAGTCCGGTGGTTCCACCGCTGTCGCGGCTGGTACCGTGCTGAAGACGCACTACATCCCGGATGCTCGCTTCACGATCCCTGGCTACTCTGGCCAGGTTCAGCAGAAGCTGAATGTTACGGTCAATTTTGAGTCTGACGGTGGCGTTCTGGAGGTCTTCAAGGGCCCCCGAGCCTGACCTAGTCAACCGAACCCCGTTCCTCGCTGAGGGACGGGGTTCGGTTCATTCCGGATGGTGTTACCTAATGTTGATGACGTGGATCTAATCTCAGGGTTGCGGTGTCGATCTCAGACCATGAAGCACCCCATCTATGCCGTGATCGGCGTCGTGTTGTCCACGCTGCTCTGCGTCGTAGGCTTCTCCCAAGCCACGTCAGCAAAGCCAGGTGACACGAAGGCGGCGAGGAGACCGTCGCCTACGAGAACCGTGACGGTGACAGCTACCGTCCCCGGTCCGACCGTGACAGCAACAGTGACCGCGACAGCTACGGTTACTGCGACTGTCACCGCGACTGTGACTGCGTCGCCGTCCCCCACGGCCACCCAGACGACCCCCACGTCCACTCCTACTTCGACCCCCACGAGTCCGGGGACGGCGTTCCCCAACTTGGACACGACAGGTGTTCCAGCTGGATGGGTTCCCACCTCGACTCGGACGACCAACCTGGTCATCAGCACCCCAGGGACAGTTGTGACGGATGTCCGTTTGGACAACAGCGCCAACATCATCGTGAACGCCGCGAATGTCACCTTGCGGCGGGTCCATCTGCGTGGCGGCTACATCGAGAACTTCGCGGGGTCCACCTGTCACAACGGGCTACTGATCGAAGACTCCACCCTTGAGCCACCGGTCGGCCAGAGTGCCTACCCGGTCGAACGCTGGCGGATCGGAACAGGTGGCTACACCGCTCGTGGTGTCGAGCTGATCAACGCCCCAGACGGCTACCGGGTGGGTGGCGACTCTGGTGGATGTGGTCCAGTGACCATCGAGAACTCCTTCATCTCGGTCAAGCCTCCCCAGACCTGTGGGGACTGGCACGGTGACGGCATCCAGGGCTACGACGGACCCCACGTGAACGTCCTGAACACGACCATCGACATGGACGCAACCGGGTGTGGTGGCACCGCGCCGTTCTTCGTTCCTTCAGGGCAGGGCAACACCTCGGCCACCGTCGACCGGCTTCTGATCGCAGGACCCAACGGGAACTATTCGTTCCGCATGGGCGTGCCAGGAACTGTGAACCACCTGCGGATCGAGAACAACGGTTGGTCCTACGGTCCGTTGGATGTGAAGTGCTCGGTCATCCCTTCGTGGGAGGCGAAGATCGTTGGTCCGGTAGATCGTACGGCGGGCGGCTATGCCGAACCTGCCACGGTGCGAGACCAGCCGTGCAACACGGAGGGCGGTTCCTGATCCAACCTCGAACGGCCCATCCCTTGACCCGGGGATGGGCCGTTCGTTATGTTGTTCGACTGTTGTCTAGCACTCGAAAGGAGGTTCGATGTGGGAGTCCGAAACTAGGGGCGACCAGGGACAGCCCCTGGTTTAGCCCCTTGGAGGACAAGTGGCTGGCAACAACAAGGCGGCTAGCCGTCGCGCTAAGGATCAGGCGATGGCTGAACGTCTCCGCAAGCTCGGCGTGCGTCGCACTTCTGGTGCGTGCCCCATGGGTTGCGGTGCCCAGGTTGGACTTGGTGGTCAGGGACTCTTGAACCACCTGCGTATGTGTGGAGGACCGAAGAAGCGCCGCGTCTGAACGCGAGGAAAGGCCCCGGATCGAAACCCGGGGCCTTTCTCATGCCTCGCTTCGCCTCTGCATCGCCAAGCCTTGCCTACGCCGTGGCACGCCTTGCCAAACCTTGCCGGGCCGGGCCACGCAATGTCTCATCGCACGTTGCTGTACAGGGAGGTCCCTGCGACAAACTGCCCCTTCCAGTTCCAGTTGTTCATGACCCAGGACTGGAACTCGTGGTCATCCAGTTCGACGTGGTCCTCGACCTCCATCTCCAACCTGGCGATCACCAGGTCGTAGGAGTCGAGGTAGTGCTTCGGCTTCGGGAGTTCGCTGAGCGGCGTCAAGGTGATGACACCCTCCTTGGTGGCCAGGTCTGAGGCCTTCTTCAGAGCCTTGGTGGCCTCCTTCTTCCAGACCTTCTTGGCCTTCTCGAACTCCTTCTTGTGCTCTTCGCGGTTCGTCTTCAGCTTCGTCAACAGGTCGTCTTTGCTGACCTTGGTTAGATCCACTCTGCCTCCTCAGGCATCTAAAGGGTGGGCGACCTAACAGCTAGCACTCTCTCTGGTCCTGTCGGAGACCGTCGAGAGCCTGGGTCTTGGAGCGGGGGAGCTCCGCAGGGTCCCTGGTTTGCCGCCCGTCTACTACGGGCCCTTTTTCGAACCTTCATTCTAGCACTCTGTGGGCCAGATTCATTCCCCCGCCAAGGCTGTCGATGACCCGTCGAAGCTACCGACCGGAAGTGCGTGGTCGGCTGGCCAGGAACAGAGACAGGACGGGCTATGACCTCAAGGAACATCCGCGCACGCAGGATGCTCAGCGATCTCTTCGCTGAAGGCGTCGAAATCCGTTTCGGACGAGACGAAGAAGGCAACAGCTGGGGTAAGATCGGCCCCTTCCTCGATAGCCGAGGTGACCGGGCAGCACTGCCCGACGACCAGGTGGCTATGTACATCCGTCCTGCTGACCCTCTCCAGAGGGACATGTCGATGCGGGAAGCCAACGCTCGCCGTGCCCGTGCTCTCGTCAGGGCCAAGCGCGACAAGGACTCCGAAGAGCACCTCACTATTGTCGCGTTTCTTACCGACATGTCTGACGAGACACTTATCGATTATATTTTGATGGGTGATACGCAGTATCGGCAGGCCGAAGCTGAACGCGAGATCCTCGCCATGGATGAGTGGAAGGAAATGGACGCGTATCAGGATGCGATGCGGCAGTTCGACAACGTCCCCGTCGAGGACCTGGCCGACAACGAGGAGTGGGAAGCGCTCCTGGAGTTGGACCGGAAGTACGGCAAGCAGCTGACTGACCGCGAGAAGGAACTGCGGGACGCTCAGCGTGAGGTGCTGCGGATGCAGACCAACGCAGGGCAGCGGCAGGAACTGGAAAACAAGGCCTTGGAGCGTCGGGCTGAGCTGGTAGGTACGCAGGCGTTCATGGACGAGTACGAGCTGTGCATGCAGTTCTACTCAGTGAGGGACGTGGACGACAACTCGAAGACGTTCTTCGATAAGCCAGAGGAGCTAGCACAGCAACCTCAGGTGGTACGGGACACGATCAATGAAGCTCTCCTGCCGTTCATCACAGACGTGGAGTCGGCAAAAAACTCGCGAAGGGCGGTGTCTGGCTCGGAGCCGTCAGAGCCGCCCAGCAAGCCGGAGACTTCAGAGCCCTCTACCCCCGAGGCGCAGACCGCCTGACAGACATCCCGTGGTTCTTGCAGGTGGCCGTGGAACAAGCACTGACGATCATCAGCTGGATGCAGAATCTTCCTGAAGATGAGATCCCTCCGGAGCACTTGTGGGAGGACACAGAGGGACTGGAACTGTGGTGGAAAGCCGTCGATGTTAAGCGTAAGGACGGAGCATCCATCAGTAGGGGACCGACTGATCACGCCCAAGACGATCAAGGCCCGCAACAGACCGAGAACGACTACGCGCGGTTCTTGAAGCGAGGGTAGGCAGTGGCCAGTAAGGACGACTTCTTCGTCACTTTCGGCTCGAACGCCAAGGAGTGGGCGGCGGGTCTTGAGGCTCAGCTGAAGCCTGCCCGCAAGTCTGTGCAGAACCTTCAGAACCTGCTTGACGCTGCCACGAAGAGCGCTGGTGGCATCACTGAGGAGATGTCCCGGGCTCTGGGTCACTCTCTCCCGAAGGACACCAGGCCGCCTCCGGCGACACGGACTCACGTCACCGCTGCTCAGGGGCTTGGGGAGCTGACGAACGAGGTCGCTGCTGTTGTTGCCGCGTTGAAGACGATCCCTGCGTCGGTTGCCAACGTGAAGCGGAGCCTCACCCAGCACGCGAATGACCTGGACTCCAACAACCGTGTCCAGCAGCGGCAGGGTGCTGGTGGGTTGTTCCAGCAGGGCAAGGTTTCGTCTGCTGAGAATGCGGTCAACAACTCCTTGAACCGTCTTCTCAAGGGCGGCATCGACGTCAACATTCCTGACCCTGCACGGCTTGTCCCGCAAATGAACATCCGTTCAGTTGGGATGGACGCGATCCAGAAGTCTCAGATCGACCGGATCGTGAAGGCCATCGAACGGCAGACCAAGGACCTGACGAAGGCCTTGAAGAACGTGAAGGTCACCGACGGGCCCACGGGCGGAGGTGGCGGTGGCGGTACTGCCATCGCTGAGACTGCTCCGCTGAAGAACAAGACTGGGAAGAAGCCTTCCACGAAGAAGCTCCCCGAGGTGGTCGAGGCCGAGAAGGCTTTGGACGCCCGTCGAAAGGAGCTGGTCGACCTTGAGAAGAAGATCGTCGGGCTCACCACGGCGATCTCGGGTGGAGCGAAGGTTGACTCGTCTGAGTTGGACAAGCTGAAGGCTCAGCGCACCGCGAAGGCGAAGGAAGTTGCTGCGCTGGAGCGGCTGGACACCACCATCACCAGGGGTGACCAGAAGAAGGCACGTAGGGCCCAGGCCGCTGCTGAACGTGCAGCGCAAGAGCAGAAGCTGAACGAGGCCCGTGAGCGGGGTCTGTCGGCGTTCAACACGTTGATGGACCCGAACTTCGGTATCGGTCAGGTCGGCAAGGGGAAGGGTCTCCTCAAGGGGAAAGACCTTCGGTACATGGCCGATGTCATGTCCACGGTTGGGACACCCGTCAGTTACGGCAAGAAGACCACCAACGACCAGCTGGTGGAGCGTCTCCTGGCTGGCCGCGCGTCTCACATCCAGGCTTACGGGTCAGTTCCGCCTGACCAGCTGACTGGCCGCATCAAGGGGAAGCCTGACCAGATCTCCAAGGCGGTGGTGAAGCTCTTCAACGACATCGAGTCCGCCATCGAGTTGGCTGATGAGCAGATCAACGCGAAGGCGATCACCGCGCTGAACACGGCGACTGGTGGTGGACGTGCCAGCGGTATCGGCAAGTCCCGCACCGAGTACGGTGCCGCGTTCTTCGATGACGCGTTGCCGTTGTCCCGTGGTGCCGGTGGTCTCACCTCTGAGGTGGACGCTGCACGGAACATCCTGAAGCAGCTGCCTGACATCACCGGGTTCGCCACGGAGAACCTGCGGCGCAAGAAGTTCGACCCGTACAGCCCGGAGATGATGTCTGGGGTCGAGGGTGGCGGCACTAGGGCCACTGCGTTCCGGCTGCTGATCCGGGCGTTGCGTGATGAGACGACGAGGATCGACGAGCTCGTCGACACCTACGCGGACTTGAAGCGGTCCATCGATGCGAACGACCCGAAGTCGATCCAGTCGTACCTGAACCGTTTCGACGCCCGTCGAGAAGAGGGACGTCTCAAGGCAACTGACACCCCGGAGGCTGAGCAGGACGCGATCCGGCGTCTGGCAGCGAACCAGCGTGCCATCAACGACATCGAGCGTCAGTATGGCGACTTGTTCAGCGACCCGAAGTTCCTTGAGGGTCGGGAGCGCCGTCGTGATTCCCGCATGGAGTATGAGGAGCGGCAGAACCAGGGTCGCTACCAGCTCACCGACTATGACGCTATCCAGCAGGCGTACGGCCAGGCTGTCGTCGGTCTCAGGAACGCCATCGGTTCCCGCGAGACCATCTCCAACCTTCCTGGTCTGCGATACCACGAGCGTGGCGAGTTCCAGGGCCGTCTGAGCCCGAGGGACCCCCGTGACCGGGCCATCTCCAACGAAGACCTGAAGACGCTGAACAGCACGTTCTCCCAGTTCCAACGGTCGGCCAGAACTGTCCTGACTGGCGTGAAGAAGGGCGAGACCCTCGACACCAAGGGTCTTGCCCAGGCCATGGACTTCATGGAGACGTCCGCGAACAACTTCGCGAACAAGCTGTTCAGCCTGTTCGGTACTGGTCCCACCGTTGAGGGGCTGATCGGTCAGAAGCCGACCAACGAGACTGTCATCGCTGACGAGACTGAGCGTCTCGCCACCTTGGACAAGTTGGAGCAAGAGCGCGCTCGGAAGATGAAGGCTGCTCCTGCGGAGAAGTTGGCTCGGGCGGAGTACACGGAGGCGCAGACCAAGGAGCAACTCGCTGCCGCGAAGAAGCGGGAGCGTGAGGTTTCGAAGCGTCTGACTGAGACGAGTGCTCTGGCTGCTGCGAGCTACGCGCAGCTGACCCAGGCGCAGAAGACTGAGTACGACAAGCATGTGGCGTTGGCTGTTGCGTTGGAGCAGCAGGCTGATGCGGTTCGTCAGCAGATCTCTGCGCAGAGCAACATCACCAAGCAGGTCAACCCGCAGGGGAAGCTTGAGTACTCCCCGAACGAGCTTCCTCCGAGCGCCACCAAGGAGCAGCAGCTTGAGAGAGAGGTCACCAGCGACCTGATCCAGCAGTACGCGCGGCTGAAGGGTGAGGCTGGCGCTGCTCGCGCGGCTGCTGGTCGCGCAGGTGCGACGGTAACTACGACATCCGTCGAAACCCGGAAGATGACTGCTGCCGAGCGGAAGTACGCCGCGAAGCTGGAAGAGTCCATCTCCGCCTTGGAGGCTCGCGACCGAGCCTTGCAGGACGAGGCAAACGCTGTCCGGTACACCAAGCTGCCTTCTGGTGTGATGCCCGGAACTGAAGGGCAACCCATCAGTCGGCTCCGTGGGCGTAACGCCGCAGCGGACGTTCTGGGTTACGAGCTTGGTACTACAGGCGCTCAAGATGCTGCCAAGAGCCAACGACAGTTCCGTGCCGAGGCAGCGAAGGTCGAACAGGAACTGCACAAGCTTCAGCGTGAACTCGCTACGTTCAACGCCCAGTTCGACGCCAAGCCTGACAACGTCAAGATCGACCGAAAGGCTGGCCTGTACCCCGGGCTGGTGGGTGACCTGGAAGGTGAGGCCAAGGACGCCGCTGAGGCGGTTGACCTTCTCACCAAGGAACTGCCGGGTCTGGAGAAGGCGACCGTCAACGCCCGGAACGCTGTCGCCCGCGCCGAGAAGGCCAAGTACGCCACCCCAGAGGCACGGTTCGACTACAGGACCCAGTTGTACGCGGAGCGCGACAAGCTTCGGAAGGACCAGCCGTACACGAAGGCTGACATCTCTAAGTACCAGTCTGAGTTCGACGCTCTCGGGTTCAGCAACCAGCAGCGTGGGGCCCTGAGGGGTCAGATCACGAAGGCTGAGAAGAAGGGCGACACTGAGAGGGCCACTGCTCTGCGTGAGCAGTTGCGGATCAGGGAGTCTGAGGTCGCTGCTGCCAGGGCGATCCTGGATCAGGCCATCAAGACCCGTGCCCGTCTTGGGCAGATCGACGCCGAGATCAAGAAGACCCTCTCCATGGATGAGGGCACGTACAAGGGCGACGAGAAGGTCGAGACTCGCACCTCCAACCGTCAGGTGGAGGATACAAACAAGCGTCTGATTGCTGCGAAGAAGAGGGAGATCGCTGCTGCGGAGGAGAACCGCAAGGCGCTCCTCCAGATCCGTGCAGACGAGAAGGCTCTCCCGAAGGGCGAGAAGCTTGCCCCTGAGGTGTCGGCTGACCGGAAGGCACGCCAGCAGCAGCCTTGGACCAAGGAGCAGCTCCGGACGATGCGTCGAGAGTTGCGTGACTTGGAGCGCGGCGGTGACGGCAGCGGGTTCGGGGGCGGTCCTGGTGGCACCGGTACGGCTGGTCGTGGCCCTGGTGGCAGCGACGGGTCGTTCAACATCCTGCGTCAGATCTTGAACCGGTTGAACGGGATCCACGCCACTCTCCGCAGTGGGTTGGGTAGCGGCACTACCAGGTCGAACGAGCCGACTAGCGCGTTCACTGGTGCTGGTGTCCGCAAGACCGCTTCCCCTGAGGAGTTGGCGGCGGCGAAGAGCGACGACGAGGCGACGCGGTTGCGTGCTATCGCTGAGCAGCGTGCCCGTGCGCAGCGGTTTGGTGGTGCCTCTTCTGCTGAGGTCAAGGCAGCCAACGATGAGCACGCGAAGCGGATCAAGATCACCCGCGACCAGTACCGCGAGAGTCTCCGTCTGGCGCAGGCGATGGCGACTGTGTCCAAGGAGACCCGCAAGGAAGCTGAGGAACTGCACCGTCTGAACTTGGCTGGTGCAGACAACGCGACCATCGCGGCCCAGCAGGTGAGGGTCTACAACTCGGTCCAGCGGGATCTTCAGCCTCAGGATCTGCCGTTGACTGCCCGACGTGGCGTGGCGGGCACCATCATCAAGGGTGCCCAGCCTCGGGTCACTGACAACGAGATCGTTGACATCGAGAAGGCCGCCCAGTCCATGACTGGGTTCCGTGACGTGGGTGCCTCTGCTGCGGAGAACTTCCAGGACGGGTTCGCCCAGATCTTCCCCGGCAAGTCGTTCTGGTCTCGTGTCATCAACACGACGGGTACGTTCATCGTCCGTAACTTCGCTGCCGGTCTGGTCTTCGGTCTGACCAACGCGCTTCAGCAGGTGTTGGACCAGGCCATTCAGACTGAGGCGACATTCATCCGGGTGTCAGCGGCGTTGGAGTCCACCAACACTGAAGTTGGGGGCTTGCGTGGCGAGCTTCAGGCCATCTCCACTGACTACGGTGTCGCCCTCAACGACGTGTACACCACCGCTGCTGGGTTGGCTGGTCTCTTCACCGACACTACCGAGCTGGCGGGAGCCACCCGTGTTGTCGCCCAGTTGCAGACCATTTCCGGTGGAGCCCTCAACGCTACGGAAGCTATGGGTGTCTTGGCGTCGACACTCTCCGCGTTCCAAGCGCTCCCGGGTGATGACGTTGGAGCCAACCTTCTCCCTCAGGGCATTGAGGGCATGGAACGCGTCGCTGACGTTCTGACGGTCATCCAGAACCGGTTGGGTACCAACATTGAGGTCACCGCCGAGGGCGTCTCGCGTATGTCTGGTTTGGCCCGGCAGATGAACCTCTCCCTTGAGGAGACCGCAGTCTTCACTGCTCAAATTTCGAAGCAGACCAACCAGACCGGTGCGGCAGCTGGTGAGCAGTTCTCTCGTATCCTCGGCGCGCTGTCCACGGGTCGTGGTCGCGGTGCAGTTGTCGAGGCGATCGGGCCCCAGGCTGAGGAGGCTCTGGCCGCTTCCGACTATGGACAGGTGTTTAGACTCATCATCTCCGGATGGGATGACCTGTCCGACGCTCAGAAGCGCAACCTGACGGTGTCTCTTGCCGGGCAGCGACAGGCGGCCGCCTTCAACGCTTTGGTCAACAACGAAACTGCGGTCCTCAACACGTTGACCCACGCAGAGAACGCTAGTGGTGAAGCCACCGACCGTATGGCCAAGTTGATGGCCACCCTGAACAAGCAGATCGACGTCCTGGGCACTAACCTCCAAAACCTGGCATCGAACCTGATCCGGTCTGGTCTGCTGAACTTCCTGGGCATTGTTCTGAAGCTCGCCAACGCGGTCTTCGGCACCATCAACAACGGTCTGACTGCGATGAACGACTTCGCAGACAACAACGCCTTCGTCGGGTTCCTGCGCGACACCATCACCACGATGCTCGGATTCGCGGTGGCAGCGAAGCTTCTGATGACCGCCCTGAACGGCATCCGGACCACCATGGCCCAGTACCGGAAGAACCCTGCCGGGTTCACCGAGGCCATGGGTGGTCCCATGGGTGCAACCCACCGTGACCCCTTCGGTGACGCCGCCGAAAAGGAACGCCAGCGACGTACTGGGTTCGGGGCGTACGGAGCCTCTGGGGGGCCAGGGTCCCTCACCAGGCAGGGCCAGGACATCAACCGTGCCCCCATCACGCGGGGCGTCGCGTTCGCCCTCGACAAGACCGTGGGTGCTGCCGGTACGGGGCTTGCCAGGCAGATCACCAACGTGGGCGACAAGGTTGCTGCCAGTGGTAACCGGATGTTCGCAGCCATCGGACGTGCCATCCAACGTGATGGCGCGGCTCTCGGTAACGCCGCCACAGCCTTGCGCGAAGGAACCGCTGGAGGCAGATTCGCTGGCCTCCAGAACGCTCCCAGCGGCACCTACGGCAGAACCAGCATTCGAGGTGGGCTGGACACGTACGCCGCGAGCGGGAACAGGGGTGCAGCGGTCGCCGGGAAGTTGTCGACCAGCCTGAACAAGATGGCTGCCTCTGGTGTCGGTGCCGACGCGGCGATGATCGCACTTTCGACGGGCATCCTGGCTGTGATGTCCTCCGCCCAGAGGCACGCCCAGATCTCTCGTGAACTGGACGCTGGCTACAAGGCCTCCTTTGCTGACCCAGCCAAGGCACAGGCTGGACTCACCAACGAGGATCCGTACTTCGGAAAGAATTACGAAGCTTTCGACGAGAACTTCACCCAGTTCCTGGATCACGCCAGCAACTGGGACAAGGGCATGGCTCTTGTTGGTGCCCGCTTCACCAACGGCATCCGAGGGTTCTTGGACCCATCCGTGGCTCTCTCGCGGGAGTTCGGTACCACCAGAGACTTCAGCGACACCTACGGGCGCGATGAGGCGCAGGCCATCAACGACAGGGCAACCGCAGGGCTGAAGAGCTTCTCTGGGAGGGAGGGCGTCACCAGTAAGGGGTTGCTGGCCTTGCAGGAGAGCTACAACCAGGAACTCATGGACGCTGCCACGCGGATCATGGAAGACAAGGAATCTTCAGACGCTCAGAAGCAGGCCGCTCTCGCCATGTTCGAGCAGGCTCGCTACAACATCGGGGAGACCACCAACAACCTGCTGAGCACGCTCGACGGTATGGGCGGCTTGATCGCGCTGACCACAGACCAGATCCAGAACATCACCGAACTTACCTCGACGCTGGCCTCGACCCAGGGCCTTACCCAGGTTGCTGGCGTGGATCTGCGTCCCACCATCGAGGCGATGATGGAGGAGACGGGTGCCCAAGAAGGGACCAGGCTCTACAGCTTGTTGGAACGTCTCGGTGAGGGAGGTAACGACTCCGTTGACGTGGCGATCCTGAACCGTCAGATCTTGCGTGAACAGGTCAAGGAGCTCCAGAACATCTGGCTGACCAAGTTGCGTTCTGGTTCCGCTGAGCCAGATGAACTGGACAACATCAAGAGCCAACTCCAAGGTGCCATGGCTCAACTGGCCTCCTCCAACGACCAAGTCATCGACGGACTGTTGGAGAGCGGACGTCTGATGGCTGGCGAGCAGGCCAACGCTGGCAACTTCGAAGGTGCCATGGACACCTACGCCGACGCCATGCGTGCTGCTGAGAGGAAGTTCGAGCGGAACGCCCGCAAGGTCCGCGAGGAGCAGGAGAAGCAGGGCGACTTCGCTGGCCGTGTTGGTGGGTTCCTGGGCGGCATCGGTGAGGGCCTCGGTGGGCTTGCGGACAGGCTTCGTGGGGAACGTCCCCTGCCTCAGAGGCGGCAGCGGCGGGTACAGCGGCCACCGGCAACGAGTGGTCCTGCTAGTGGTGCCGCCAGCTTCCTGGATAGTCTCCGCGACCGGCTTTCGGGTGCGGAAGATGCGCTTACCCCGGAGCCGGAGCCGCCCAACGCTCAGGAGGAGAAGAAGGGCAACGCTGAACGGCGCAAGCACAACGCCAGGATGCAAGCCATCTTCCAGGCGATGGCTGACCTGGCGATCTTCAACGCCACCAAGGACATCACCTTGCAGATCGCGCAGACTGCTGACGCTGGCCTCCGGGCCGCTCTGGAGAGCGACAAGGCCAGGATGGTCGCTGATCTGACTGGAACCTTGGCGTCTGGTGGTGCGATCCCTGGTATCGACAAGGATCTGGCTGAGATCTGGGGTCCGATCTCCATCGACTACAAGGAGGTCTTCGACTCGCAGGTCAACGCTGAGTCGGCTCGGGTGTCGGCGGTTCAGGCCCAAGAGGCTGCGGCTGACCAGGCCAAGGCTGATGCTGCGACGGCCCGCCAGGACGCGGCAGCCCTGCGTCAGGCTCAGCTTGGTGTGAGCCAGGCTTGGGCGGACGCTCGTGGCGACGCTGTGGCTTCGGCCAGGGTCCAGGTGGCGATGGCGAAGGCCGCGATGGCTGCTGCCAGGGCTGAACTTGCTGCCGCTACCACCGCCTCTGAAAGCGCCCAGGCGCGTATCGCGATCCTGAGTGCCCAGGCCCAGCTGATCGGGGCTATGGCGGCGGTCCAGCAGGCTCAGACGGACCTTGTGCAGTCGCAGTATGAGGTGAGCATCGCGCTCGCTGAGGCTGCCGGTAAGACGGTCCTCGCTGCCCAGCGGAGCCTCGCGGCGGCTCGTGCAGCGTTGAGTTCGGCCATGAAGCGGTCGGGTGGCAAGGCAACCGCTGAGGTGAACGCGGCGAAGGCCGAGGTCATCCGCGCTGAGGCTGCTGCCCGTGACGCGAAGCTTCAGGATCAGCTCGACACCATCGACTTCAACCTGGAGATGGACAAGATCACCGCATCGTCTGCCATCGCTGCGCTGCGGAACATCTTGAAGACGAACGAGCTGACCAAGGAACAGCGCCGCTCCCTCATGCTCCAGATCAAGGGCATGGAAGAGGAGATGGCGGACTCCCAGTGGAACTTCGGGAACGTCAAGCTCCCCACTCCGTACCAGATGCGCCGGTATGGGGAGGAGCAGTTGAAGGCTGCTGGGGTTGCTGGGTCCGGTGGCGGCAAGCGGCCTCCGCGTCAGCGGTTCGATGACGGTGGTGTGGCGGACTTCTCCAACGGGAACAAGAACAAGAAGTTCCCCAGTGAGGTGTCCATGTCGGAGACCACTCAGAACATCAACTTCTACGTCAACGGCGCGGACACAGCGAAGGTCAAGAAGATCATCGAGGATGTGACCGGCAAGAACAGCCGCACCGTGACCACGAGTCCCCGTAGGAGGGTCTGATGGCAGCCCAACTGTTCCAGCGGGTGTCAGAGCACCTTTTGAACGGACGTCTGAACTTCGGGACGCACACCATCAGCGGCATCTTGATCACCACTGATGTCTCGGATGCAACGCTGAACGGGACCGGTACGCAAAGCCTTCAGGAGAGTCAGTGGATCAGCGAGTGGTCGTCGGTCATCCCCACGATGGCAGGCAACGTGGTCGACATCGGAGCCGCCATCGTCCGGACGGGTTCCGTGTTCGCCGTTACCGGCGACTCGCTCAGTGCTGACTTCGACCACCCAGGAGTCGACACCATCTACGGGGTCATCTTCTTCAGGGACTCCGGCACCACCAGCACGTCACCAGTCCTTGTCATCGAAATGTTCGATGCACCCATCGACCTGACCGGCATGATCCTGTTCGGCTACAAGCTTCCAACTGAGGGCCTTTTCGACCTGGCCCTGACTACCACCTAAGGAGAACCACAGATGACTATCCGCCTCTCTATCGCGGCTCGCAACGCTGCTCTCAACGCTGTTGCGGCACGCGTTGACAACGGGGCCTCCAACGGAACGCTGAAGATCTACACGGGTTCCCAGCCTGCTAACGCTGACACGGCGGCCTCAGGGACTTTGCTGGTCACCATCGCTCTCGCCGACCCGTCCTTCGAGTCTCCGGCAACCGGGGTGATGGCTATGGACGCGGATCCAGATCTGACCGGCACCGCTGTTGCGACTGGTACAGCTGGTTGGGCGCGAGTGGCTGACTCGGACAGCAACTCGGTCTACGACGGCACCGTGGGCACGTCAGGTGTGGACTTCACCATCAACACCACGTCCATCGTGACCGGCCAAGTGATCACTCTGGCTACGTCTGCGTTGACCTTCCCCGTGTGAGATGAGCTATTCATCGGAGGTCTTGGCTGACTCCCCCGAGTTCTACTGGAGGTTGGGGGACGCTGGCCCGACCCTTCAGGACGCGACGGCGAACAACCGTGACGGCAGCATCCTCGCGTCACGGGATGTGTACTACCCCTGGGACGGAACCACACGAACCTTCTACTACAACACCGAGCCGGAAGCTGACGGCCTGATCCCAGGGGACGCCGACAAATCCCTCTACATGAGGAGCGGTTACCTCCAAAGTGCCTTTTCCACGGGCTGGACGTTGACCGACAACTACACCTTCGAGTTTGTCTTCTCCGTGCCGCCGATCAACTACGTGGACTGGGGCGGCGGGGTCATCTCTGAGTACGAGGTCGACCAGTTCAACCTCGCGATCAACCGTAATGGTCACTGGGCTGTGTACGTGTACGGCGGTGCTAGCACCATCACCAATGTCCGACACCAGGTGACGTGCACTGCGCTTCCTCCCCCCGCGAGCGGCTACAGCAGCGCCATGTTCGTGCTGCAGAGCGACGCGCCTGGCGCGGTGCCGAACCGGCCCTATGCGCCCCAGAGGCGGCATGTTGTTGTTCGGGTCAACGGGACCCCTGGCGTCAACTTGGCGAACCAGATCTTCATGGACGGAGTGGAACTCGCCGCAGCGTCGCCCACCCTCAAGACGAAGTGGACTGGCTACTCCGGAGCCACGAGTGTCTCCCCGTCTGTAGACAGCACGGGCCACTTCACCATCGAAGGCAGCATGGTCTACCTCGATGAGGTCGCCTACTACCCCACTGCCCTCAGCGACGCCCGTATCCGCGCACACGCCGTCGAGATCGCCGCGAAGATCAACGGGCCCACGCTTCTCCAGGGCACCGGTAGCGGAACCCAGGGTCAGACGAGGGCATGGACAGGTGTGGCCTCGCTGATCAACCCCGTCACCGTGAATACGGGAACCGCCCCGAACATCGCAAGGTGGACGAACGTAGCGGACCTGCGTATCCCGGTGGAGATCTTCACTGGCACCACGGCGAACACGGCACGGTTCACTCAGGTATCCACTCTCAGCGCAGAGCCTGTCGCGCTCTACGAGTCGACCTCCGACACTCCGCGCATCGGCCTCTCTTCGCACAGTGGGTTCGCCATTGTTCCTGCTGGCATGACCATGACGGTGCTCGATCCAGATCAGCGACGCTCCCCCACCACGTTGACCGTCGCCCTCTCTGGTGCCATCCCAGATGACATGGTGTCCTTCACTGTCAACGGCGGAACGCCTCGGCTTGTCCAAGCTGACTGGTCAGGGAACATTCCGCTCGTCAACATCGACGTCCCGAGTTCGGTGGGAGTGGGGAGCCACACGGTAGAGGCTTCCTCCGGCACTGGCGTGTACCTACGTGTCGCTGAGTCGCCGTTCACCATCGAACTGGTTCCTGAGCCGCAGTTCTTCCCGGCCCCCGACGAGGTTGTCGTAGATGTTCCTGCCGCAGCCCAGCCCACTGGTCGCAAGTGGGTGTTCCAGGACCTCATGCCTGGCGGCCTCGGTAGTTGGGTGCTGCCTCGCAACCCCAGCCAGTCGGGCCTCCCGGTGGTACGTCGAGTCCTAGAGCCGGTGCACACCACCGCCCGCACTGGGGTCCACCACATCTTCGAGTCCCGTACCGATGTGACCGAGTGGCAGTTCGGTGGGCTGGTCTGCACCCAGGAGGAACAGCAGCAACTGGAAGCGTTCGCCGCTTTGAACAGGCGTTTCTACATCATCGACCACCTGAACCGTGCTTGGGTGGCGACGATCTCCAACCTGGAAACCGTCCCGCGTCTCAGGACTCTGATCGGTTTGGCTGGAGAAGCTGCGGAACTGTCCGACTGGGTAGCCGACAACACGGTCACTGCCACCGTGTACGGCTCAACCTGGTACACCCCGACGTGAGGAGGAACCGATGAGTGTTGTTCGTTGGACCCTCACCGAGAAGGGCACCGCGACCACGTGGACGATGCCGTTGAACCCCAACGAGATGACGGCGCTTCCCGTGGTGAAGAACCTGCTCACCGTGAGCACACCGCAACAGCCTTTTCCGGCGACGTTCATGGGACAGCCCAACGCCCAGGAGATCTCTTGGGGTGGGGTGATTCTGACCCAGTCGCACTACGACAACCTGGTGCTCTGGTCGCGTAAGCCTGGTGTGATCGTGGTCGAAGACCATCTTGGACGGTCGTTTGAAGTTCTGATCATCAGCTTTGAACCCGATCCTCCTCCAGGACGCGCGGCTGACGATCTCAAGCAGAAGTACACGATCACGGCCCTCTTTCTTCGGAGACTGACATGAGAGTTGTACCGGTCGCGATGACCGACGCATGGAAGGCCGAAGACAAGACCGGCGACCAGCGTCCGATCGTTCGCGCCACCATCAGCCAGGTCAAGCTGAAGAGGTTCCCCTACGACACACGCTGGGCTCCGGGTGGTGACATCGACTGGGAGGAAGCGAAGAACCGCACCGGGTACTTCACGACCCTCCTGTTTGGTGTTGACCAGGAGGTCCGAGAGATTCGAAACATCCGTTCATATGGGTGGAGTCGGTCCACGGAGAACGATGTCGCTGAGTGCACCCTCACGATCTTGAACACTGAGGTGAGCCCGTTGGGCATCCAGGAGCGTGAGGAACACGAAGGTGACTTCGACATGCCTGGCTTCTTCTCCCCCAACCGAGGCGGTGCTGAGGCCGTGTCTCGTTGGGGGTACGTCGCATCGGGTTGGGAGGAGCTCTACATCCCTGACCGGATCGTGAAGACCTACGAGGGTTACGGCATCGACACCAACGTGGCCCCTGGCTTGGACGAGAACCTCATGCAGTCCGGCACATGGCTGATCGACCGGGTGAACATGACCGCTACCGGGGACATCGTGTTGAGCATGCGTGACCTCGGTCGGCTGCTCATCGACCAGGTTGTGTTCCCGCCCGTGATCCCTTACGAGGAGTACCCGCTCTACTGGTCGAAGATCCGTAGCGAGATGGTTCCCGCCAGGGCTCCCACAGGTGGCTCCTGGTCGGGGAAGTTGGTCGACAAGGGGACCGCTAGCTCGTCCAACGACTACTACGACATCGAACTGGACCCCACTACCGGCAGGAACTATGTCGATGAGAACGGTGGCGTCCATGGGCACTTCGCCAAGGATGCAGTCACCGCCCTCACCAGCGGGAACGCCGTCGACCCCGACGATCCTGAGCCGTACTGGCTGTCCACAGGCCAGGAGACCCGATGGAGCAAGGTTTGGTGGGAGTTCGAGTTCAACAACCCACGGGATCTCGCTGCTCTCAGGTTGTCGGTGGTGGGTGGTCCCTACCGGATGTATGTGTCACTTCAGAATGAAGATGGAGAGTGGGTTGGTCCCAAGCGGATCCCCTACAACGTCACCACGAAGGATGTGGACGTCGAGGCTGGCAAGAAGCAGATCCTGAACAAGGTGGCCGACCGTGCGAAGAAGTTCGATGTCGTCTTCAAGAAGGTGTACGCCGACATCAAGAAGGTGCGGCTCACCTTCACCCGTCTGTGGGACAGCCGTACCTCCATCGACTACCCGTGGCGTGCTGGACTGAAGAACATCGAGGTCTACTGGGGCGACAAGCCCGACATGGGGTTCGGGATGGGCGAGGTCGCGAGGGTCCTGGGTAACTACAAGGACTACACCGACATCGTGAAATGGACGTGTGCCTGGGGTGGGTTCTTCTGGCCTGGGCATGGCACCGAAGATGTCGATGGTGACGCCCGTGAGGACTACATCAGGCTCGGATGGACCTCACCTGGCAGCGGAGTCAACCTCAAGCGGTGGGTCAAGTGGGCCAGCCCTGACTCCAGGATGGCCAAGGGACGAGTCTGGGGTGACTTCATGCAGACCGGCACCGCTGGACTCGTGGATCTGACGGTGGACCTGTTCGACAAGCAACCGCTGCTGGACATCATCAGCTACGTCCGTGACATCACCGGATTTCTGTTCTTCATCGATGAGCAGGGCGCAGCTATCTGGCGGATGCCGAACATCTTCAAGCACGGCAACTACCTGTCCCCTTCGTCGCTGGGTGCACCCACTCGTGCCCGGTCTTCGTCGTTCGTGACCATCGATGAGAACGAGACGTTGCTCGACTGGAGTGTGGAGATCTCCTCGGAGTCCAACCGTGAGGTCATCTTCGTCGCGAACTTGGTGGGTGACTACGGGGTCGCGGTGACCGGCTACGCGCCTGCGAACGCTGGGCTTCGGCGTACCGCTGGGTGGACGGACACCCACTTCGCCTCCAAGCAGGAGTGTCGGATCCTGGCTGACATGATCGCCACCCGTCAGATGCACGCCTACCGTAGAGGGAAGCTTCGTATCCCGGGCTACCCGGCGATCCAGATCGATGACCAGGTCCGGATCTTTGAACGGGTGACGGGTGAGACGTACTTCCACTACGTCCTGGGTGTCGACTGTGAGCTGAACATGGAGACCGGCGAGTGGTACTACGATTTGGAGACCCACTGGCTCGGTGAAGATCCGTCTTCGCTGGTGGTGGAGACTACCGCCTTGGCCACCACCACCCAGAACTACTTGAACGAACTGGGGATGGACGACGCCAACAACGGCGTGGAGTCCAGTGTGGAGGATCAGACGTGAATCGGACTGAGGAAGCCCGCCGCGCTGCATTGAACCGCAACGCCGAGAACAAGGCTCGCATGGCGTTCGCTAGTGGAACCTTCTTCTGTGACGGCGAGGGCTTGGCCGAGTTCGAAGATGCCATCGAGTTCGGGCTTGCCTTTCTTGAACGTCCGTTTGTTTTCACTGGCGTCAACTTCGACTTGGATCTCTTCGACCTGGATGACGGCTTCACTCCGCCCCACATCACCGCGTATGTCGTCGATTGGGAGGTCAACGAGCAGGGCTTCTACACAGCCGCCTGGTGTGCAGCACTTGTGGAGTGGGGTTTTGCCCCCACGCCTGAGGGTGAGTTTGAGATCGACTTCACGTTCCGGGGGATCGCCATGAAGGACGTGGATCCTGAGGTGCGCGCCTGATGGTTACCAAGATCCTCCGACCCACTGGGACCCTCACACTGAACACACCGGGTCCCATCAACGTCGTGGGCACCACTCCGGTAGGTGACGACGATTTTGACACCTACATGGATTTCGAGCCCCACGTTGCAGCTACGACTGTCGGTCTGGAGCCGTTGGTCGGCTACGAGCTTGGGGACCCGATCAGGCTCTACGTGCAACTCTCCGTAGAGGAGTCCGAGCCGGGGTTTGCAGGCACTGGTGAGTTCTTCATTGCCACCGACGCTGGGCAGTCCAACAACGAGATCGCCGGGTTCTCGGACGGATCCGGTTCGGGCTACGCCTTCGGCATCGGCCTGGAGGTCCAGGGCTCGCTGATCGTCAAGAACCTCAACCTCACGCCGTTCGGCACGACCATGGCCGAGCTGGTGGAGGCGTTGGAAGACGGCGCGTTCCTCGACTTCAACTCGTTCTCTTGGCTGGAAGGGTCGATCCCCCCGGTGTTCCGCGTCTATGACGTGTGGATCCAGGTTGGTGAGGATGAGGAGTACGTCCCGCTTGTTGAGGGTTTCGAGAATGCTGCCACTGGTGCGGTACTCAACACCACCAACACTGACATCCACCACTTCAGTCATATCCCCGCCCAGATTTTCGCGGCGTCCGCGCCCCGTCACTCGGGGGCGCGGGCGATGAGCGCTATGAGTGGAACCTTCGAGGACTTCCTGTACGGCTACGAAGACGGTGGAACTCATCCGATCTATGGGAAGCGGGATGTCTTTCAGTGGTGGTGGTTCCGGTGGGACGACGAAGATGTCGAGGTCGTTCCTCATGACGAAAACTGGGGCATGTGGTTCACCACGATTGGGACCACTCCAGGTGACGCTGAGTATGAGATTTTCCGTGTCGTGACGGCACCCAGTAACGAGGATCCGGAAGACCCCACGACGGAGGATCATGTCCGTAGGTTCTCCTTCGAGTCACCTGAGTCAGACGCTCCGGTGTACCAGAAGTTCTTTACCATCCCTCGGTTGACTTGGGTGAAGTTCGAGATGCAGTTCACGAAGTCGGATGGTGATTGTCGACTGCGAGTCGTTAATGACGCAGATGCGGTTTATCTCGATCACACTTGGGATTGGCCCAGTCCTGTGTCCACCGATCTGGCGTTCGCTTTCCATCAGTGGCACATCGACAATTTCGACTTCGGTGCGCCTTACGGCTTGTACTACACGTGGTACGACGACTTCAACATTCTCACTGAGGTCTCTGTCGAGGGAAACCTTGGCCGAACCCACAGCGACTTCCTGAGTAGGCGATGATGAACATGAGTGAAGGAGCAACCTGATGGCTCGCATCCGTGCGGACTTCGTCTTCGGGACGACAACCGCTGGTATCGATGATGATGACACCACGCTGGCGTCTGCGGAGCTGGCTCGCTTGCCCGCAGTGGCGTCTCCGCACTATGCCGTGTTGACTCTGCACGACGCCGGTACTGGTGACTACGAGATCGTGTATGTCACCGCTCACACCGCGTCTGCCACTTCCGCCACGATCACTCGCGGTGAAGAAGGGTCAACGGCACAGTCCTGGGCATCGGATGCAAAGTGGGTACATGGTCCTACCGCCCTCGATGCGACCAGTGGTGTCCTTGGGATTCCCACGTTGGTAGGTGTGTCTACTCCTCACTACGCCACCAACAACACGTCTACTGTCAACCTGCCCACTGGGCTTGAAGATGGTGACATTCTCGTTGGATTCACTGCGTCGAAGGACGCCTCATTGTGGGGTTCCGGGGCACCAGGGGGTTGGAAGCTCCTCGCCAGGACAACCAACACGTGGGGTGACTCGGCGGTTCTTGTTCGTAGTGCCTTGGCTACCGACAGCGGTGACCCGGCTGTCTTCACGTTCGACAACAACTGCACTCACAGTGCTCATGTTGCGGCGATTCGTGGTGCGACACTGGCTGACTTCGGGGCCTACACCACTATCAACACTGATGTCGGTAGCGTGCAACCGGACGGGCTGAGGGGTGGGAAGGCGATCTTGGGGTTCCATGCCTCCTATGCGGGTGGTGCGACTCTGACGGGTCCGAACACTGCGCTCAGCAGTATCGATGAGGCAGGCCACGAATCTGCGATGTACCTAGAGGTGCGTGATTTTGGGGTGGGATCCATTCTCATGTCCAACTCACCGGCAACCAAGATGGCCTACGCGGCACTAGTGATGCAGTGACGGGGTGAAGCGAACGTGACCTACGCCGGAACCACCTATGGAGGCTCTCCTTACTCAGGTTTCATGGAGGAGGCGGAGGATACAATCGCGGCCGCAACCGGCACCGCCGAACTGACCCTCAGCGGCCTCGGTGGCGGATCTGCGCTCTACCTCAGCGACGACTACAACCGCACAAACAACGCCACCACTCCTGGTTCGCCTCTCGTGGGCGGCCCCTATACGGTCGTGACGGGCGTCTTCGGAATCAACACCAACGCCCTCTACACAACCACCACGGCAACCACCAACCACTTGACCTTCCCAGGTGCAGTGAACGTGGACATGACGTTCACCCTCAACGTCTTCAGCGCCTCAGGTGCTGGAGTGATCTACCGATACGTCGACGCCAGCAACTACTGGACATATCTTCTGACTGCTAACGAAGTGGTCTTCCAACGGAACTCGGCGGGGACCTTCGTAAACGTTAACCGAAGCGGTGTGATCCAGACGTTCCTCACAACCGACACCTTCAGGGTGGAGGCCCGGAACAACATGATGTACGGCTACTTCAACGGCAGACTGGTACTCACACAGAAGGATCACTACTACGGCAACGGAGCAACCACGATGGGTGTCGTCCTTCGGAACACCGCAGTCCGCTTCAACGGCCTCACCGTGATTGGTGCCGACAGCACGTTGCCCGTTGCGGATGGTTTTCTCTACCGGGGGCGGGCCACCAAGGCCGACGATGTGGCAGGAGTTGCCTGATGGCGACCGCGTACACCGAGTTCGACTGCCTCGGTACTGACCTGATGACCAACCTGACATCGGCGATCCTCGCTTCGGGAGACTGGTCTCGACCGAACAGCGGCAGCCTTCCCACCTTGTTCACTGCCACCACCACCCGTGGCGCTCAGATGGCACTCGACCTGAACACCACCGCGTTCACCGTGTCGCTGATCAACGCCACCTTCTACCGTTCGCATGACGGGACCACAGCTGTTGACGGCGTGACCCGTTTCCTTCGCCACAAGACGGGCGCGACCGGATCCCTGGCAGCCAACACGTACCACGGCATCGTCAGCGCAGGAAAGGAACACCTGTTCATTTCCGTTGAGGGTCCTCGGATCGGTGAAGCCAACCCGGACAGCGCAACCGTTGGCAGCAACCGCATGTACTTCTTCATGAGCGATCTGGTCCCGTACTTCCCCGCAGACACCACTCCGACCATCGTCTCTTTCGGAGCTACCGCGAACGCTGCCGGAGCGACCTGGTTGACGCACGGCATGGCTTGGGCTCACCGAAACGGTGCTAACACCACGTCTTGGCAGCCTGGGAAGGTCATCTCTTTGGACTGGCCCAACGGAAACTCGGCCTCACTGCACCTGAACTCGCGCCTTGAGGCCAGCCTCGATGGAGACGATCAGCAGCACTGGCCCTACCTGTACGTCGACAACACCGAGGGCCTTCGAGGGCGGCTGTCGTCGTTCTTCTACCTGGGCTACAACTACGCCACCACCCTTGACGTACCGGTCCCTCAGGAAGGCCAGATCGTCACCATCGACGGCCTGCAGTACAAGGCGCTGGCGGTTCACAAGGGCGACGCGAACGTCAACACCTACGGTGCCTTCGGTGGTGCAGTAACCTCCACTTCTGTCACCTACTGGGTTTCTCCCATCATCGCTGTCCCATACGCGTAGGCCGCTATGGCTAAGCGTCTGTATCTGCCGAGGACCTACCTCTCTGCGATCTCCCCCTCCTCGTGGGACGCGACCTGGCACCTCACTGCCGGTGTCACCGTCAACCGGGCTGTCATGCACCCGGTCGGGGACACCACTGCCTACCTCCTCCGACCCAAGAGCGTCGCTGATAACCCCACCAGGATCTTGGTTGCGGCGTGGGTCACCGACCCGCTCGCCGCAGGCACCATCGACGGGACGCTGACCTGGGCTGTTGCCCACCGGGCCTCCAACAACCTCTCCAACGACTTTCCCAGGATCATCGTCCGACTCATGTCGAACGACCTCACGGTGGAGAGAGCCGTGCTCGCCACCGATCAGTCGGCTAGCGAGTCGGGAATCGCTGGTGAAGGTGTCCACATCGACCTGAACCCGACGCTGGCGTCGACGTCCATCACAGCGGGCGACCGCATCGTGATCGAAGCCGGTGGATCCCAAGCTCAAACATCCGCTGACTCGTCTCACTACAGCCACGTCTGGGCTGGAAGCCCTGCCTACACGTACAAGAAGGGCGACCCAGCGAACGCGGCTGGCGACTTCCAGTTCACCACCGAGTACGTCTCTGCGACGAACCGACCCTGGGTGGAGTTCTCCGCTGACCTGACGTTCATCACGTACCCACCCGAGCGTCTTGGGCGTACGGGCACCGACACCACGCTTACTTTCACTTGGGATCCGTCCTACCAGGGCGACGAACCTGAGGGGTACGAGGTCCGCATCGATGGTGGAACGGCCATCGATGTGGGGACGGATCTCTTCTACGAGTTCACCGGCCTAACCGAGTCGACCCACTACCTCTTGGAAGTTCGGGCCTACAACGACGCCGGGACCACAGCCTGGTCAGTTATCCACGGTGACACCTGGGCTAGTGATTTTGAACCCCCGTTTGATTACCGGGGCACCCAAGTTCCGTATACGGGTGTTGTTTGGAAGAGCACCGTCGCGCTCCTCGGCAACGGGTCGCTTACTCTCACGGCTTCTGGTGTGCAGACGGCCAGCCCTGGCGGATCTGGATCCCTGTCTCTTTCGGGTACTGGTGTTGGACGCGGTGCCCCAACCGGCCAAGCAAATCTGACCCTTACTGGAACTGGAGCGGTTCGCTCCCCTGCGGCAGCCACTGGTTCGCTGGAACTTTCAGGTAGCGCAGCGGTCGCAGTCCCGAGCGCCGCTACCGCCTCGCTGAGCCTGTCCGGAACAGCGGCTGTCACCACAGGGGTAACCGGAACTGGCAGCCTGAGCCTCACCGCCACAGGTGCTGCGAGCGATGGTGTTGAAGAGGCAACCGGTACTGGGTCGCTGGAGCTCACAGGGGCAGCAGCTGTTTCTGCTGGTCCTTCAGGTACCGCGTTCCTGGTTCTGACGGGCGTCAATATCCCCAGTCCTGTCGACGGAACCGGCAGTCTCGCCCTGTCTGCCACTGGCGTGGCGTTGGCTTCTGTCACGGTCACGGGAACTGGTTCTCTCCAGTTGGCTGGCACTGGAACAGCTCTGGTGTCTCAACCTGTGACAGGTACCGGCACCTTGGTGCTCTCCGCTGTGGGAACCGTGGCAGAGGGCCCCCACATCAGTAAGGTCCACCGCAGGGCCAGCGCTTTCGTAGGAGGTTGAGATGGCACTGCTGCCGTGGAACGAACCGATTCACCTTGGGGCGGACGATGACATGAAGCAGTACGAGGTCGAAGGGGATATGTGCCTCCTGCCCAGCGGCATCATCATCGTAATGGTGCAGGAGAGTGGTTGGTATCGCACTCCGATGTGGGCCATCAGACCAACCTCGCCACCAACGGTTGGGCCGATGTGTTTCTCAGGAAACCAGTACGGCGAAGAAGACGGCGGCTTCGAGATCCACTTCGACGACATCAACTTCGCAGTTCCGTGTGGAGAGAACACCTTCGCCATCATGGGGGAGGCGGCCAGTGGCCCGGACTTCGACAATGGGGCGGTAGCCATCATTTTGGACGTGGATCCAGATACTTTGGTGATCACCCAGCGAGTGGTCGTCAAGGCACCATGGACCGAGTACTACTCGGATGAGTGCAACGCCGCGACGTGGCAGGGCGACAAAGTGGTGATCATGCCAGCCCAGATCGGCATCACCTCCGGTGGTGCTCGACTGGGTATCGTGACTGCCAGTGGCGGCTTCTCCACGCTCGACGTGATCTACGAAGAGTCCCCATCTGCACGTCCTGGCACCTTCACTGTGGTGGGTGACCGTGGCCTGTTCGCCAAGAGTGACGGTACCGAGTTGTATGGCTTTGATCTTCCCGGTGGCGGTGGGGTCAACTCAGTGCCGTGGCCCGGTTGGGGGTCATGGAGCGACCAGTCGTGCCCCTTGGACGATGGCACCGCTGCCTTCTTGATCAGCAAGATTCCCGGCACTGGTGGCTCTTCGGCACACAGTCAGCCTTGGGTCCTGATCGTGGATCCAGTAAGTCTGGAGATCTTGCATGAGTACTCGTTGCCCTTCTTTGCACGCGAGATCGGATTCACGGGTGGCTGGTACTCAAACGTTCGTTCCATCAGTCAGCTGCCGGACGGAAACCTCCTCGTTGGGTTGGTCGTCGGGTCGAACTACTTCGTCCATGTGTTCGAGATCGATGGCACCTCGGTCGTACACCAGGAGGTGGTTCCGGACTTCTCAGGCTCTTTCGGTGCGAACACCTTCGTGTACCAGGCCGTTCCTACCGGTCTACCCAATGGGATCGCGGTGATGAAGATCCATCAGCGTGGGGATGGCCTGTACGGAGCCTGGTACACCCAGACCTACAGGGGCGTCGCCAACGGGCGGCTTGACCGCACGGAGCGACGGTTTGTGCACAGGGCGGACCGGGACTAGGCGTTCATCTGGTCTTTCTTGACACCGATGGACCCTAGACTGACCCCTTTGAACAGGAGTTTGAAATGGCTGAAAGCAGCAACCCCTTCACTCTGGTGCCCGCGATGGCCCGCAAGTACGTCTACGGGCTGTACGGCGCGGCTGCTCTCGCCGTCGCCTGTGTGGACGTGGGCTACGGAGCCGCTTCCGCTGCGGACCCGACCTGGCTGGCCGTATCGCAGGCCGTGATCGCGTACCTCGCGGTCCCTGTCGGTGTGCTGGCCGCGTCCAACACCCCGGCGTCGGCTGCTGAGGTTGCGGAGGCGATCCAAGACGTCCCTCCCAACCCGCCCAACCCCAACGTGCCCTGAGTGTCGAAATGCCCTTCTCCGGTCTGCTGCGATATGCAGACCCGCTGCAAGCTGGGCGGCACCCCTTCCAGACGTACATGTGCTTTCTGTGCGTCGTGGCTGGGTTCCCGCTCCTCTTCGGCGAGCCCAACGCTGGGTCGGTGGAGGCTTCTCTTCCAGGGTGGATGGCAGCCGCATGGGGTTGTTGTCTGACGTTAGGGGCGATTCTGACACTCGTCGGTTCTTACTGGCGGCGTGACTGGTTGGACGCTCTGACCATCGAACGCATCGGCCTTACTGGCGTGGGCGGGGGTGCGTTCCTGTACGGCTTGATCATCCTGGCTCAGTTCTCGTGGGGCGGCGTCCTCGCTGGGTTCATCGTGCTCGGGTTTGGTCTCGCCTGCCTTAGCAGGTCCCGTGACATCGGAAAGGTGATCAAGCGCGGTATTCGCCTTAAGGAAGAAGGCCGTCTGTGAACCTGAATCAGGGTCTTGAGCTGATGGTTGCCGTTGGTCTTGGCGCTGTGTTGGTTGAGGTGCTGCGTGCAATCTTCCAACGCAACAAGGTCAAGGGCGACACTGCTGCGATCCTGTCTGCTGCCGCTCGCGAGTTGGTTGAACCGCTCCACAACGAACTGGCTCGCGAGCGGCAGGAGCACGCTGCGGACATGCTCATGGAGCGTGAGAAGGTCAAGCAGCTGCGGGTTGAGTTGGACGCTGCTCTTGACGACATGAGGACCCTGCGGCGCATGGTGGAGGCCCTGCAAGACGAGAACGCCAAGTACCGTTCCAGGTTCGGTCCTCTCCCCACGGTCTAGCCCACGCCTGTGGACGGACCTGTGGAGAACACAAATTTTCTGTGGAGAACTGACCGTTTTCCGGAGAACACTTGCGCCTGACGCCCGCCAGAGGTAGAACAAGCACACCGGTCACTGGGGTCTCTCGTGTATCAAAGGCCGGTACTCACCAAGGGATGATCTTCGGGCGCGCCAACGCCCAGTTAGGCCTTACAACCTATGCCGCTATCACTTAACGCACGTCTGTCGGTGCCTCCTGGCAGAGTCCAGCCATGCTGACCAAGTGGGGCAGACGGATCGTGTGTCACGGCTCGATCATCTGCTGCCAGTACGTCGACAGCCCGCAGTGCAACAGCGGTTACCGTGACCCGCACTGGTTGGGCCGTTGGTACTGGAACAAGTACGTCGCGGACCGTGACTCCTGATGCAGGTACGCCAGAGCGACCTCAAAACGTGGATGAAGTGTCCACTGCAGTACCGCTACCGGCACATCGATGGACTCCAGGAGGAGCAGGCTGGGTCTTCGATCTTCGGGTCGATCATCCACGACTGCGTTCTGTACATGGAGGAGAACGCCGACCTCCCAGGAGCTATCGAGAGGTTCAAGAAGTTCTGGCTCGACCCTTCGGAACTTGATCCGACGTACCGCGTTGACTACTACGTGCGTGGGACCAACTGGAAGAAGTTCATGGAGGATGGGCCCCGCGTACTCACTGACTGGTGGTCGGTCATCTCCTGGGAGACGGACCTGGTACTTGCCAGGGAGCACACGTTTGATGTGCCCATCGGAAATGGACACACGTTGCATGGCACTGTCGACAAGTTGGTGGTCCGCTACAGGGCCAAGACCGACGAGAACGTGCTGCTGATCTCCGACTACAAAACCAACAAGAAGACACCTACTTACGACTACCTCGAAGAAGACCTTCAGTTCTCGGCGTACGCCTACGCATCTACACGGCCCGAGTTCTGGACCGGGCTCCACCCAGGGGCGTTCGAGAAGTACCAAGACCTACCGCGCTACGGGGAGTGGGTCCAGTTGACCGTTCCCAGGCGGATGGACGCTGGGATCCGTTCCGAGCGGCACTACAACCGGTTGACCATGGCGGTGAACGCTCTCGCTGACTCTGTCGCGATGCGGATCTTCGTCCCGAACATCTCCGGTGAGAGCTGCCGGTACTGCGAGTTCCGCAAGCAGTGCGGGCTCCCCGAGTTGATGGACTAGAAGAAGGAGACGAAAGTGACAGGCAATCTGTTCAAGCGGACGGGAGCGGAAGACTTCCCGACCAAGCTGAAGGTGATGGTCTCCGGACCACCGAAGTCCGGGAAGACGACCCTGCTGGGCACCATCCCGAACCTCATCGTTTTGGACACCGAGCCAAACGCCAACAACCTGGCGTCCATCGCTCACCTCGACGTGCCCTACGTGACGATCACCAACACCGACGACCTCCGTCAGGTCGCGTTCATGCTCAAGGACCCCACGCTGCGCAAGCAGGTCGCTGCACAGTACGGGTGGACTGACGTGGGTGGTGTCGCCATCGACACTCTGGACTCACTCCAGAAGATCATGAAGGTCGAACGCATGAAGGAGCAGCGTTCCACCACGTTCGCCCGCGACGACTGGGGTTGGCTGAAGACCGAGATGGAAGCCATCGTGGAGATGTTCACGTCGCTCCCGATGCACACCATCTTCACGATGCACACCAAGACCAAGGAGATGGGCAAGGGCGACGACTCCTACACCATCGTCCTCCCAGGGCTGGAAGGCTCCATCGCAGAGTCCATCGCGGGCATGGTGGGGTACTCGATGCTGGCGTACCGCGACGAGCAGATCGCCGCTGACGGCAGCAAGTACACGGCGTACTGGTTGCAAACCGAAGGCGACGCAACGCACGACTTCCTCGGTACCCGTACCGCTGGTCGTCTGCCGACCATCATCGAGCCCAACATGAAGACCCTGTACGACGCAGTTATGGCCGGGCGTCCGAAGAAGGCAGCCATCCCGGTTGATGACGTGCCGCTGCCCGACGCGACCGAGGAAGTGGCCCAGAGTCCGGGCCAACCTGACGAGCCCATGGAGGCCCTGGAGGCGTCCGTTGCGGTCATGACTGAGGCTCCTGTTGCCAAGCCTGCTGACGAAGAGCCGGTCAACCTGGCGGCCATGACTCACGTGAAGAAGGTCTACGACGCGATCGGCCAGGCCTTCCCCGAGGAGAAGGTCCAGGCGATGAAGATCGGCGCTGCCAGGGAGCTTGTGAAGGTCTGGCGGGCTATCCAGCAGGACTCCGCCGAGGGCAAGACGCAGGACCCGAACAGCGAGATGCTCGCGTACCTGAACGGGCTCGATCTCCTTGCTGAGCAGGGTGTTGAGAAGGAAACGGCCCCGACGGCCGCCACTCCCTCTCTTGACGGGACCATCGACGCTGTTCGTGCCTACGTTGGTGACGATCTCACGCTCGCGCAGGAGGCATACGAGAAGGAACTGGCACGCGAGAAGCCTCGAAGTTCTTTGATCACGTGGTTGGAAAACATGGGCGTGAAGGTTCAGACGTCCGTCGAAACCACTGGTCCAGAACAGCCTGTCGAGACAGTTACTCAGCCCAGTGGGACTGCCGATGCAGAACCCACTGAGGAGCAGGCTGTCGAGACACTGAAGGAGACCCTCGGAGCGGAACGGATCATCGAGAAGGATGTGACGCCATGCGAGGCATGTGGGGACCCAATCGATGATGAAGATCTTGCTCAGCTGGGCCTGAAGAGGTTCGACAAGGTCTACTGCGTCAAGGACTACCTGGCGCAGATCAGGAAGTAGACAGCGCTCACTCACTGGAACAGGAGACGATTCATGGCAAAGATCACCTTGGAAGAGCAGCCGGATTTTCTGGTCTTCCCGCCCGACACCATCCTTGAACTCAAGATCGAGGAGTGCAGTGTGCAGACCTTCACCGGTCCGCGCGGGCCGTTTGACAAGCTGGCATTCAAGTTCAAGATCCTCGGGATCCAGGCTGTAGGGGACGGATCCCCGGTCGAGAAGTACGAGGAGATGATCACCGAAACCATCTTCGGTTCGGTGCCCTTCAAGTTCACCGACAACCCCGAGAACCGCCTACGTCAGTGGGCGGAGGCCATCTTCCGTCAGGAGCTGGCGGTCGGGTTCGAACTGGACACGGATCTGTTTGAGGGCCGCACTGTTCGTGGCCTGACGAGCACCTACATCCCCAAGGCCAGGGCAGGCGAGACTAGCCGTGGTCCTCGGCATCAGGTGGAGAGCCTGCTGCCCATCGGGAAGGTGCAACTGTCCGCACAGGTGCCTGAGGCACCGCCTGTCGCGGTCGGGGCGAACCCGTGGGGCGACAACCAGGCTGAAGAGCCGCCCTTCTGAGCAGTACGGAGGCCCCAGCGCGCCAACGCCGGGGCCTCCTGCCACTCATCCATGCCGCTACCACTTAGACGGAGGAATCAGTGTCAAACCAAGTGAATCCGAACATTGCCTTCGGCGCAACCTCACTCAACAAGTTTGGTGAGGTCTGATGGCCAAGCTTCGGCTGGTCACAGCACCCAAGCCAAACTCCAAGGTCGCCACTCACCGTGCTTCCGCGACAGAAGGCGAAGCCGCCTACAAACTCCTTGAGAACCAAGGCTTCACCATCCGTGGACCCAAGAACAAGCAGTACGAACTCCGTTGCCCCTTCCACGAGGGACCCGGATCTCTGGAACCTCGCAAGAGTCCTAACTTCTACATGAACGCTGAGACATCCGTCTACTTCTGCCAGTCCGCATCATGTGGTGAAAAGGGCAACCTCCAGACCCTAGAGCGGTTCTTCGGCATCGACTTCGATGACGACGCATGGAAGGTCCAGTTTCGTGACCGCGAGTCACGACTGAAGGAGTACGAACTCAACCTCACCAAGGCTCTCCGTCAACCCTTCTACGACCACGGCCTCACCGACACCACCATCGAACGGTTCCGTCTCGGCTACTGGCCAGAGCACACCAACGACGCTGGCCGTACCGTCCCAGGGCGCTACGTCATCCCCTACCTTGAGAACAGGCGTCCAAAGTTCTTCAGGTTCTACAGCCCTGACGGAGACCCTCGCTTCAAGTACACCTGGGAAGACGGTGCAGAGGGGACCCTCTTCAACCCTGGTGACGCCATGGGTGACCCGCAGTTCGGCATCTCTGTCCTCTGCGAGGGTGAGCAGAAGGCCATGCTCCTCACCCAGATGGGCTACGCAGCAGTGGCTGTGCCCGGCGCGAGCCAGTGGAAGGACGAGTACCAGGCAGCGTTCACCCACGCCAAGCGGATCGTGGTCTGCTACGACAACGACAACCCTGAACACCCGTCCAATAACTACGACAAGCCTGACCGCAAGTGCGTCAAGTGCTCTGGTCGTGGACTCCCAGCCTGCATCGGACACAACCCCGGCCAGGAAGCAGCCCTGAAGCGTGTCGAGCAGCTCGGCTGGAGGGCCAAGAACGTCGTCCTCCCGCTCCCCGACGAAGACACCAAGAAGACAGACGTCAACGAGTACTTCGTCAGGGACAACCACTCAGGAACTGACTTCGCTGAGCTGGCAACCGGGAAGCGTCAGACACCGTTCAAGGTGCTGTCGCTGGGTGAGATCATCGCGAACCCACCTGAAGATACCGAGTTCATCATCGAGGATGGGATCCTCTCCAGAGGTGGACGGCTCCTCATCGCAGGGAAGCCGAAGGTTGGCAAGAGCATCCTGGTCAACAACCTGGCCTTGTCGCTGTCCTCAGGGAAGAGGTTCCTCTCCGCTGGGTCGTTCAAGGGCTTCACTGTGGAGTCTCCGACCCGCACACTGCTGTTGGACAGGGAGCTGTCGAAGAACTCTCTCTTGAAGCGGCTCCAGGGCCTCATCGCTGACAAGCCCGGGTACGCCGCCGCCGAAGAGAACCTGCTGATCGACCACGACCACCTGATCCGTCTCGACCAGCCGAACGCCTACGAGACGCTGATCCAGTTGATCGAGCAGAACGGTGCAGAGGTCTGCATCCTCGACACCGCCTACAAGTTCTTCGGAGACGTGGAGGGATCCTCTTCGCTGAAGAAGGGGTTCGACGTGTTGGACAAGATCATCCACGAAACTGGATGCTCGTTCGTTCTCACACACCACATCAAGAAGTCCCAGGGCTCCAGTGGTGGCCGCCAGGCCGCCGACTACGCCGACCCTGACAACGTGGCTGGGTCGTTCCTCTGGACTGGTTGGCCGAACGCCACGATCCTGATCAACTTCCTGAACCGCAGCGTGGAAAACCCGTTCAACGCGGTCGCTACCTTCACGGCCTTCCGTGACGCTGCACCGCCCGAGCCGGTGATCCTGCACCGCGACCGGACTTCCATCTCCTACACCGCCATCGAGACGTTCTCTCACGAA